GAACACGCGGATCAATTCACGTTCCGCAAGGGCTGGGAAGCTGGAATTATGCAAGCCCGCTCCGCTCTCACCACCGAAAAGGTGGCAGCGCTAAAGCTGACCGTCTGGTACGGCACGATGCCGGAGAGCAACGGCAAGACAAACTGGACGGCGATCCTGCACAACGGCGACGTGTCGCGAGGGATCACGCTGGCGATGTCGGAGTACGAGGACCGCGTTCGCTACGAGGCGGACCGCATGCGCTGGATGATTGGTGAACTGGACAAGGAACCGTTCCTGCTGGACTACGACGCGGACAAGCACAGCGGGTATGTGTCGCCGCACCCGAGCCCGCGCGCACTGCTGCTGAACCTGCTGGCCCGCATCCACCGCGACGGCGGGCAGTATGTCGAAGCGCATGGGGTCGAAAAGGCCACGCATGACGCTGAAATGGAAGTCGCACGCCTGCACTCGATCATCCACTCCCCGGAGTCCGACGACTTCCTGAAGGGCGTGTCGATTGAGGCAGAGTACCAGCGCCAGCTACACGGCGTGGACGACACCGATGCGCGCTACGACTGGCATCAGTGGTTCTGGGTGGTCGGCTATCTGGCGGGCAAGGCGCTTGCGGCCTGCAAATCGGGCGAGGGCGACGGTGCCAAGGCCCGGCATCACTTGGTGACCACCGCCGCGCTTCTGCATAACTGGCATAACACGCTCACCGGCAAGCCCGCTGCCAGCGTGCATTCGAACCGGGGCAAGGGCGTGGCCGACGCCTACCTACCGGATTCGCCCAACGAGGTGGACAGGCTGTTCCCGTTAGTGGACGCGCAGACGCTGGAAAAGAAGCCGCGCTAGTGCAATTGATTGCAAAAGGCGAGACAGGGAAACCGCCGCCAGCTAGAATGCCGACAACAAAAATGGACCAAAAGGACCGGCAATGGATAGGGGTACGATTATCAGCCTGTGCGACCTCACGGGCAACTTCGTGGAACCTTGGGTAAAGGCGGGCTACCGCGCAGTGCTGGTGGACCGGCAGCACGGGGTGTTCTCGATCAGCGGCAACATCCGGCGCTACCCGTACACGATACTGGGCTGCGTGCGCGAACTGGGCCGGATCATCCGCGAAGAAAACGTGGTGTTCGTCGCAGGCTTCCCGCCCTGCACGGACATGGCCGTCTCCGGCGCGCGGTGGTTCGAGCACAAGCGCTCACTCGACCCGATGTTCCAGGCGAAGGCCGTCGCGGTGGCCGAGCAGTGCCGCATGATCGCCGAACTGAGCGGCGCAGCCGGGCTGGTGGAGAATCCGGTAAGCGTGCTGTCGCGCGTGTTCGGCAAGGCCAAGCACTCGTTCCACCCGCACCACTACACGGGCTACTGTGCGGAGGACAACTACACGAAGAACACGCAAATCTGGCCGATTGGCGACTTCGTGATGCCGCCCAAGTGCGAGGACCTGTCGCTGGGCGTACCTGACGACCGCATCCACAAGGCCCCGCCGTCGAAAGAGCGTGGCAACATCCGCAGCGCGACGCCAATGGGGTTCGCACAGGCCGTATTCCTGCACAATGCACCTCACCTTAAAGCGCAGGCGCTCGCCGCCTGACGTTGCAATCAATTGCAAACCGACATGAAGACCAGAACCGACACCGAAATGCTGGGGTGGCTGATCGCCAACGAAGCGTACGTGGACCACGCACACGAGGGCTACGCCGTGTTCCACACCCAGACCCAGTATAGCGAGGCCGAGCCGTGGGTGGGCGGCAACAACTTCAAGCGCGAGCCGACGCCGCGTCAGGCCATCGTCCACGCGATGCAGTTCGGCCCGCCTTTCTGAAAAGAATGTTTGACAATCCGGCTGGGTGGGTTATAATTCTCTCACTGACTTAACCAACACATGCGAAGGAGTCGCAAATGTCCCTGGTAGCCCTCTCCAAAGAAGAACTCGCCATCATCCGCCGCCACGACCTCAAGCCGATTTACCGGACGGGTCGCACCAACGTGTTTTCGGAGCGCGAGATTCAGAAGATTGCTGCCAAGGAAGACGCTGTGACGCGCCAGTCGGACGCCGAGTACTACACCTCCCCGGAATTCCGCGCTGAGGTGATCGCCGAACTGATGGCGAACGGCGCGACCGAACTCCAGGCGACCAACCGCACCCGCGACCAATTCCGCCTGTTCAACGAAGCCCGCGAACTCGGACTCATGTAACGAACCCGGCCCGCCATGCGCGGGCTTTTGCAATTGATTGCAGGAGCTACGAATGCCCGAAATCAACTTCGCTGAACTTCAGCACCAACTCGATACCTGCCCGACCGACGAGCAGTGCTATGGCATGGGCCAGAAGCACCGCGCCTACGGCTGGGCACCCACGAGCATCGGCAAGACCGGCGCGCAGCACGTCATGTACATGCAGGGCTTCAACGGCAAGCCGCTCGACAAGGACTGCGCACCGTGTGAGTCGTGTGAGGGTGGCGCGTGCACGATGCGTGAGAAGTGCGTGACGCTGGGACGGGGGTCGGTATGAAACCCTTCATCTTCCAGAACTGGCACGCGTGGGACGGCACGGCAGGTGTGCTGCTGTCCGACGAAGACGGCAAGGACTTGCGCGAGTTCAAGAACACGGACGACTGCATCAACTGGCTGTACCTGAACAACCACAAGGACGCCGCCCGCGCGTTGAACGCTCACGTGAAAGACGACGCAATAACCGCCTACTACTTCGACCGCAACCGTGGCGGTTGGGCATTCCCGAAGAGCCGGTGATGCCAAGCGACCTGTACTTCAGCGCGCTCTGGTGGGCACGCCAAACCACGGATGACTTCGGCACCATCATCCGCATCCTGGACCCGCAGTACGCGCTGGCTGTGGACTTCTACTGCGACGAACACTGACCCGAATGCTCACGATCACCAAACCCGCTACGAGTGGCACGCTGACCCGGTTCAACCCGCAAGCCACCTCGTGCCTGTCCGACGAAGAGGTCTACAGTCTGACCGGCACCCTGCCCGCAGACCGGATCGAGGAACTGCTGGATGTTGCGCCACTACTGAGCGAGGCGGTGGCCTCAGCGCCCTGTGTACATGAGGCAATGGGCCAGTTCCCCAGCGAAGACTTCCTGCAAGAACCGCTCGACAAGCTGCGCGACCTGGTGAAGCGCATGCGGGGTGATAACAGGGAGACCCTGACCGCGATCATCGAAGAACTGAACACCATCGCGACGCAGCAGGTACACGCGACGGAATACGGCAAAGAAGAACTGAAGAAGGTGCTGAAAGCACTGGAGGACTGAAATGGCAAAGGCAGTGCAGACCATCAAGCGGGACGACGGCTCCGAGGTCAGGATCACGGCGGAAGAATTCTTCGGGCTGGGCCTGCATCGTTCGGTGGGCGTCTATGTGCATCGCCGGGCGAGCCCCGACGCGCCGTGGACGCTGTGCAACGACCGACCGCACCCGGACTGGCGCAAGATGTCGGTGGACGAATACGTGAAGCGTGGCCGCTCGGAAATGCTGCGCACGGTCTCACACGGGGAAATCCTACGGGTAGCCCATCAACTCGAACAGGTGCCCGCATGACCGCGATCATCAGTGACTGCGGAACCTACCGCTACACGCTCACCCGCCCGGCCACGCAGAGAAACCCGTACAAGGGCACGGCGCTGTTCATCATGCTCAACCCGAGCAAGGCGGACGCCGTACTGGACGACCACACGATCAGGCGTTGCCGCCGCTTTGCCGAGTCATGGGACTGCAACGGCATTGTGGTGGCGAATCTGTACGCGCTGCGCTCGACCAAGCCTGCCGCCCTGTGGGAGCACCACGATCCTGTTGGACCGGAGAACGACTACTACCTGCGCAAGCTGGCGCTGGAGTTCGAAACCGTCGTATTCGCATGGGGCACGAATGCACGCCCTGATCGCGTGAAGCAGGTGTACGACATATTCACGAAGACGGGCCGCAACCGGCAGGTGCTGTGTCTGGGCACAACCGCCAACGGCTCACCGCGACATCCGCTGTACGTGAAGGGCGACACACCGCTGATCGAGTGGAAGCTGGCCGCATAGAACCACGTAGCAACAGCAGTACTTCATGCCCGCCCCGTGCGGGCTTTTTTTTTGTTGTCGGCTGCAATCAATTGCAATTCGAGGGTGGGCAACTTTGCGGGCGAAAGAACTAAATACACTAGACACACATAGAGAGGAAACACCCATAGATTGACCCATCAACCAGCAACCGATACCATGCGCCAACTTTACGGTATTCCCCGCTATAGATAGCGATAAGCTACATATCGAGGGAAGGCCACCACCCGATACCCGTATAGAGCGTATGGCACTCAACTTCCTCACCAAGCAACCGTCGCAAGTCGTTGACCGTAAACAGGAAACCGACGAAGAAGACGACCTGCCCACACTGACGTTCAACTCCCCACAAGTAGAGGACGTGGACTTCAGTACCCCACCGAACACCGTCAAATCCCCGGTCGCTGGCCCGTCGCAGCCTGCCGGGGCCTCGCACGGGAAAAAGAAACGTGGGCGGGTGGGTCGCCCGAGCCTCAAGGTGGAAGAGATTTTGCCCGACGCGAGTATCGACCTGAATGGCGGGGCGTACGGTGCGCCGACCACCAAGGGCCGCGAGGTGCCGCAGACCGCCGAGGAACTGGACGCCCTGCTGGATCAGGCGAAGGTGCCGCGCACGGGTTCGCAACGGGCAGGCGAGTTCAAGCTGGCCGCAGATGGACGCCGCCACAAGCCGACTGCCGAGGACATCGAGTTCCGCCGCAAGCAGGTGCTGCGACTGATGCTGAACGGCGTGCCGACGAAGACCATCGCCGCCCACTTGGCGCTGACCGTGCGGCAGGTGCACGAGGACCGGATGGCGCTGCAATTCGCGATGCGTGAGGAACTGCGCAACTTCGACTACCCGACCTACATCGGCATGTCGATGGCCCTGTACGACGAGGTGCGCACCCAGTCGCTGCGGATGGCAATGGACCAGAAGCGGGAGGGCAAGGTGCAGGTCGCCGCATTGCAGGTGGCGTTGCGGGCTGAGGACGCCAAGCACAACTTCCTGACCCGCGTGGGCCTGTTCAAGATTGCCGCGCCGACCGATCCGTTTGCCGCGATCAACACGGGCCGTCAGGGTTCGTACAGCGACGAGAACGACATGAATCAGTTTTTGCAATTGATTGCAAATTCCCGCACCACGAAAGACGCGGGGCCGGTGGACGAAGTGCCACCACGGGGGCAGTGATATTTTGCAATTGATTGCAAAGTGTGTTTGACAATCCCGGCGCGTTGGGTTAAACTAGGGGTACGGTGTCAAAAGGCACCTACCAACAACGAAGGGGAATGACGATGAACGAGCGCGACGCAATCGACCTAGCCAGCATCAACTCGATCACGGTCTCAACGGACAACGCAGTGCGCGTCAAGCTAGGTGGTAAATGGGTTCGTCGCACAACCTTCCGGGTAGGAAGATTTCTTGTTGAGCGTGACGACTTTACGCACCTGTGGTCCATCGTCGGCGTAAGCCCGCGCACGTATCGGCGCGGCGAAGCCATAGCAGAATGCGTGCGCCTGATCCTAGAGGCGCGGCAAGATCAATGTGAATGACAACCGCTTCGGCGGGCCAACCCAAGACTTCAAGGAGTGAAGCATGCCCCTGGACAAGAGCGCCACACCCAGCCACTACGCCGTGGAAGGCCACTACCCGGTGGGGTCTGGCAAGCGAGAGTGGAAGACGTGGGTCAATGACATCCAGACGTTAGAGACCGCCGTTGGGACGGTGCAGAACGGCCTGAAGTTAGCCAGTAACGACGGCATCGGATTCGATTCGCTGCGCATCGTGGCCGTGTACATTGAGGTGATCGAGTAAGAAACGTCCGTTGCAATCAATTGCAAAAGTGAGTGCGTGACTTCCGGGTCGGGTTCGTGCAGAATCGCGCGGACTTACTCGACGCACTCACGAAATGGACATCAAAACCCTAGATTACAAGAAGGTCAAGGCGGCGGCTGCGTGCGTGAACAACCCCGAGTTGCGGACCTTCCTGCTGGAAGGCATCGAGCGCGCGTACGACGACGGCAACGTCAACCAGCTACGCCACGCCCTGAACATCCACACGTACCCGGTGCACGTGGAGGAATTCCTGTTCAGCAAGCACTTTCTGGCCCGCCCCAAATCCGAACTGTACCCGGCTGTGGTGGACGAACTGATCGCCATCAACGAGAAGAACGGACGGCTCACGAATGGCTGGACGCAGGGCGTGTTCACGGGCGGCATTGGCTCGGCGAAGACCACCACGGCGCTCTACGTGAATGCGTACCAGCTATACCTGACCTCGTGCTACAAGAGCCCGCATTCGATGTTCCAGTTGGACTCGACCTCCGAAATCCTCGTGATCTTCCAGTCAATGAATGCGGCGCTCGCGTCCGACGTGGACTACACGCGCTTCCGGGCGATCATCGAGCAGTCGTACTACTTCAACACGGTGTACCCGTACAAGAAGGACATCAAGTCGGCGCTGATTTTCCCGAACCGGGTTGAGGCGAAGCCGATGACAAGCGACGGTGGGGCCATCGGTCAGAACGTGATCGGCGGCATCATTGACGAGGTGGACTTCATGGAGGTGGTGCAGAACTCGAAGAAGGGCAACGGCGGGCAGGGCGGGGTGTACGATCAGGCCAAGGTGATCTACGAGAGCATCAGCCGCCGTATCAAGTCGCGCTTCGTCAACAACGGCGGACAGCCCGGCATCCTGTGCATGGTGTCGTCCAAGAACTACCCGGGTGCGCTCACCGACCAGATTCAGGCGGCAGCAGCCACCGACCCGACGATCTACGTGTACGACAAGCGCGTGTGGGAAATCAAGCCAGCGGGCACGTACAGTGGTGAACGCTTCCTCGTCTATGCCGGGGACGAAGTGACCCGCCCCAAGCTCATACAGACCGTGGAAGAGGTGCCTGCCGACCATCGCCACCTGGTGATCGAAGTGCCGGTCGAGCACCGCAACCAGTTCGACGGCGACATCATTGGCGCGCTGCGCGACATCGCCGGTATCGCCACCATGGCCCGCTTCCCGTTCATCCTGAACCACGAGAAGGTCGTGGCGGGATTCGGCACGCACGCGTCGATCCTGAACAAGGAGCAGCACTGCTTCGATGGCGTCGCAGTCGGCACCGATACCGGCCCGCTGAAGGTGATCCGCAAGCACATCTATCGGCCCGACCTGCCGCGCTGGGTGCACATCGACCTGGGTGTCACGGGTGATGCGGCGGGCGTCAGCATGGGCACGGTGAAGGGCTTCAAGCAGACCCTCGCCAACGACGTGGAAGAAGTGATGCCGGACTTCCACTACGACTTCACGTTGCGGGTCGTGCCGCCGACCGGGGACGAGATCAAGTTCCACCTGATACGTGACTTCGTGTACAAGCTCAAAGATGTATTCGGCATCAATATCCGCTGGATCAGCTTCGACTCGTTCCAGTCCGTAGACTCGATGCAGATATTCCGCCAGAAGGGCTACACGACCGGCTATATCTCGATGGACACGTCGATGCTGCCGTACGAAATGGAGAAGAGCGCCTTCCTCGACGGGCGTATCTCGCACCCGGCGCACGCCGTGGCCCAGAAGGAGTTCCTGACGCTGGAAAAGGACGTGATTCGAAAGAAGATCGACCACCCGCCAAATGGCAGCAAGGACTGTTCGGACGCCATGACCGGCGTGCAGTACGGACTGACGATGCGCCGGGAAATCTGGGGCGCGTTCAACATTCCGCTTGTGCGAGTTCCAGAATCGGTTAGAATCGCGCAGGAATCGGCCAAAGTTAAGAGAGACTAGAGCCGCCAGATTCAGCAGCAAACAGGGCGTCGTAGGGGTACGGCGTCTTGCAATCAATTGCAAAAACTCAGGACCAGACATAATGACAAACGGCATAAAGGGCTGCGTACGCCCTATCGTTGACGCACGTACCCCGTTCGGCCAGGTGACCGGCTTCGGCACCTCCGGGGACTTCAAGGCGAAAGACGTGACGAAGCAGGTCGCGCCTGAGTACGAGGGCAAGCTGGCCCCCGCCCGGGTGGAAGTGGAGAAGGCCAAGACGCGCTCCGCTGTCGCCAGCAAGACCAACTACAACGTGCCGACCAAGCCCGCCAAGCGCCTGCCCGAAGAGCCGCGCGCCGAACGCCGTGCCCCGACAGTCGTCAAGGGTAAGGTCACACCCGCCAAGACGGCACCCGCAGGCAAGGCCGATCTCGACAAGGCCATCGCCACCGGCACGCCAGAGGTGAAGACGGTCACGCAGGCCGACATCGACGCCGCCGTGGGTGCAGCCGCCCGCTTCACGCCCGACCCGAACAGTGCCGCCTACAAGATCATCCAGAGCGGAGCGACCTTCGCATCCGAGGGTGTGGGTTCCTTTCGTGATCCCGACTTTGACGGCAGAGAGCAGGCAGAGGTGGGCGGCGTCGCTGGTGTAGACGACTTCACCGCGTTCAACACCGCGCGCATCGAGCAGGAAGCCAACCTCGTAGACGGCTCCGCAGACAAGACCGATCATCCGTATCAACCGATGCCCCGCGAAGCCCACGGTGAGCCCATACCGGGTGACGCCTACGCCGCCTACGGTGGCGACAACATCCAGAACGCCATGTCCGACGCCCTGAAGCTGACCCCCGCCCAGCAGTACGAACACGACCGCGACGCACGGGGCACGCGCGGCATGGACATCCCCGTGGACTGGTCCTTCCACAACCAGAGCATCGCCGATAACTTCGACCTGCACGTGCGCGAGCAGCTTCCGTGGTACGACATGGCAACCGGCCTCGTCGCGCACTTCGGTCGCCACTACCTGCCGCAGGGTGGCCGCATGTACGACATGGGCGCATCGACCGGCAATATCACGCTGGCCCTGAAGAAGGAGATCGAGAAACGCGGCGTGCGCGCGGTGAGCCTCGACAACAGTCAGGAAATGGCGAACGTGTGGCGCGGTGTCGGCGAGTTCGAAGTGGCGGACGTGCGGGACTTCGAGTATCAGCCGTATGACTTCGGCGTGTGCTTCCTGCTGCTAATGTTCCTGCCGCCGATGGAACAGCGCGACGTGCTCAAGCGCATGGTGGACAAGCTCAACCCGGGTGGTTGCCTAGTGATCTTCGACAAGACAGACACGTTCGACGGCTATCTGGGCACGGTCACGCACCGCCTCACGCTGGCAGGCAAGGTAGCCGCTGGTGTACCGGCTGACGAGATCATCCTGAAGGAACTGAGCCTCGCAGGTGCGCAGCGCCCGATTCGCCCCGACATGCTGCTGTTCACGCAACTGGGTGCGCGCGAAGTGTTCCGCTTCGGCGAGTTCGCGGGCTGGTGCATCGTCAAGTAAGGGGCCGACCATGAGCAAGAAACCGAATACGCAGGAAACGGAATTCGATGTGACGATGCGCCGTGACGGCAAGATGGTGCGGGAGACCGTGCAGGGCATGTCGTTCCAGATCGACGCCGGGGTGCTGGTCATCTGGGGCAGGGACGGCCAGCCGGTCGCCGCGTGGGCGGCGGGTGAGTGGGTCGGCGCACACGTCAAATAAGGGATCGACATGCACATAGCTTTCGACCTCGCATGGTGGCATGTGCCGCTGCTGGTGACCGTGCTGCTGTACCTGTGGTCCGTGCTGTGGCCGTCCGACGACTGGACGGGCGTGGCCCGCGTCTTTATGGTCGGCTCCGCATCGCTGGTGTCGATGATCGTGTGGATCGTGGGTGGGGTGCTGAAATGATCGCCCTCGCCGTAGCCGCCGCGTTCGTAGTGGGCTGGGGCTTCGCCACGTGGCAGCGCAAGCGCGCCATGGATGCCCTGGCAAAGCACGCAGATCGCGCCCAGCCGGTCCCGTTGGCCTACGCCGGTAGGTCGTTCTACCTGATACCTGCCGAGCCCTTCCATGCGGTCATGATGCAGGCGAGCATGTACCAGCAGACGCAGGCCAGGCAGGAGGCATTCGCACAGGAGGGGGCATGATCCGATTCATGTGGGCGTGGCTGATGGCGCAGATGGCGTGGCGCGAAGAGTTCTGGCGGCGGCATACAGGCGGTGGACGCCCCCGCTACGACGTGAAGAAGTGCAAGGTGAGGAAATGCGGGAAGTGGATATACAGCGGGACCCGCTGCCGCGCCTGCCGCGCACAGGGGAGAACGTGATGGTCGTCGTGCCCGTGTTTATCGCGCTGATGACCGCCATCGCCGCTCACATGCCGTGGCTGGCCGCATTACTGGCCGTGCTGCTGGTGATCGTGGGCGAAGACTGAATTCTGCAATCAATTGCAAAGGACAAGACATGCTGGTGAAAGTGAAGAGGCTGTACCCGAACGTCAACCTGCCCGCCTACGCGACCGAGGGTGCCGCGTGCTTCGACCTGGAGGCGTACGTGCCGGACGACGTGCTGCTGGTGGAGCAGGGCCGACCGGTGGTCGTGGATACCGGACTCGCGTTCGCGGTGCCGAAGGGCTACGTGATGAAGATATACAGCCGCAGCGGGCATGGCTTCAACCTGGACACGCGGCTCGCCAACTGCGTGGGCATCATCGACAGCGACTACCGGGGCGAGGTCAAGGTGAAGCTGACCTGTGACAGCCCGTATGGCCGCACTCTGCTGGTCAAGCATGGCGACCGCATCGCACAGGCCATGGTCGAGCCCGTACCGTTCGTGCAGTTTCAGGAAGCCGATGAACTGGACGACACGGCCCGTGGTGCCGCTGGCTTCGGCAGTACCGGCGCATGAGCCTGCTGACGCTCACGACGCTGTGGTGGCGCGCATGGCTGTACGCGTGGAATCCGCCACAAAAGTTGCAATCAATTGCAAAAACCGACCGCACTGATTGACTAACCGCAGGGTTGTGTTAAATTGTGTCTCAGGCAACCACACAACCCGAAGGAGTCGGCAGTGAAAAACGGCCTCAGAAAGCTGGTCCAGGTCAGGAGCGGGGGCATCGCGGAGATCGCCCTCGTATCCGACCGCACAGGTGCCCATTCGTGGCGCTACCAGGTCCGCACCTACGCACCCGGCCTGAAAACACCACTCCCTTGGGGTGGCGAACTCCCCTACGTGTACAAGAACTTCTGGCTGCACAGCCGCGCGCTGCGCTACTACCACGCCCGCATCGACGCATGGTCGTTCATGCCGAAAACCATCTACATCGAAGACGACCTGAAGGTGCTGGCGAAACATGCAGTGACCTTGACGCTCGCCGCCGCACTGCGGTGGGCTAGACTGGGCGCGTAGTCCAACTGGAGCGCAACGATGGCAACCCTGACCCGCAAGCAGCGCGCCGAGATCGACCGCATTCGTGATCAGCTAACCCGCGCCCTCACGTTCCTCGACCAGCCCGACGTGGCGGTGGTGCGCCGCAGGCAGGGGCCAGACAAGGGCGTCGTGCAGACCGAGATCGACAAGCGCATCGGCAGTGAACTGGCGCTGGCCCGCACCGCCTTGCGTGCGCTCGACAACTTCGCCGTGATGCACTCGTGGACCTGAGTTGCAATCAATTGCAAATGTTTGACTAAACCAGCGATTGTGCTATACTGGCTTTAGTTCAAAACAGCCACATTCAAGGAGTGAACATGGCGAAGAGTAAAGCAGAGCAGCAGGCCGAGTGGATGACCGCCTTCGAAGAGCACGTGGTGAAGGCTGTGCCGTCGCTGGTGGGCACGGTAGACTGGAACGCTGCCACGTATTACTTCGGGCTGGGCAAGACCGCAGAAGAGGCGGCAAGCGCCCACGTAGCGGCTATGACGCCCAAGGCACCTGAGTCAGACGACCGATTCGATCCCAAGACCTACACGATGGACAAGGGCACTCAGACGGGCCGCACGCCCGCACCGATCACCGTCCACGCCAAGCGCATCTTCGAGATCGCCAAGCTACTGAATCCTGTGTATGAGCAGGTGGACACTGCGTTCCAGAACCTGTTCGGGCCGGACATGGACGGCGAGAAGCTGATGCGCGAGTGGGCCGAAGCGTGCTACCAGTACAACCGTGTGGCAGGGGGCTTCCTGCGGGAAATCGCGATCCTGACCGGCAACAACCCGGAGACGCTGGAGCAGGTGTTCCGCCCGCGTGACGCGTACAGCACCTTCCCGACCCCGACCTTCATCGCCAACGTGGCCCGCTACGAGTCGTTCAACGACAAGCTGTGGACCAAGTACTCGGGCATGGAGCGCGAGCCGACCAACGACTTCGGGCCGCTGTGATGGCGAGCAACCTGTACGAGGTCAAGACTTTCGTCCGCGTGAACGACCGCGACGCCCTATGCAACGCGGCCCGCGTGATCCTCAAGCAGGACGGGCGCACGGAGCAGTACATCACCGACGTGCTGTACGGTGGCAACGAGCCGGTGCCCGCCAACATCGACGTGGGGACGTGCCTGCGGCTGGTGTCAACGGTGGTGAGCTACCCGGGCACGATCCGCAAGGAAATTTACGTGGAGGGGCCTTTCGCATGAAAGCACTCACCGAGAAGAAGCGCGTGACGCGCAAGAACGCGTGGGGCGGTGATGGCACGTTCGATGAACAGACGTTCGAGATAGAAGAGTCGGACATCGGCGCGCAGAAGCCCAACTACCTGGGCCACGGCCACGCGACGTACCATATCCGCAAGGCCGACGTGGGCCGCAAGATCAACATGCAGACCTCGCCCGGCTGGGCGTGCTGGTCGTTCTTTCAGGAGGCACCGTGATACTGGTCCTGTCGTTTCAATCCGGGGTCGTGCGCCCGATGCACGCAACCGAACTCGAAGAAGCCAAGGTCGAGGCGGTGGACCGCTGCCGCAACCTGTGCGAGACCGCCAACATCGTGGACGCCGAGACGTACGCAGTCGTGGCGCGCATCGTGTACGACCGTGGCTACAAGGCGGTGGCACCATGACCCAGCAACTGAACGTCGAACCGACTGCCGAGGTGATCGACCAGATCGCAGCGGGCATGCAACACGCAGCCGACGAACTCGCCCGCATTGCCGCGCGCATGCGTCAGTACAAGGACCTCAGCCAGGCGTCGCTCGCGATGGAGGTGCTGAAGAACCTGCCCGCCAATCTCCGCACCGACCTGCTGGTGACCCGCCCGCTGCGCGAGTACGAGCGCGCGCTAGGCCGAGCCGAGAAGGCGGTGCTGGAGCGTGACGCCTACCAGACCCTGATCGACCGGGGCTTCTCCACGCAGACCTTGGAAGAGCGCATTGTGCAGGGTGGCGAGACGGCGATTCAGATTCTGGTGCAGGACGACCGGGAGAACGGCGGATGAACCTCGTGGACTGCGTGGTGGTGCGCGTGCTGGCCCAGCCCCGCTACGAATACGGGCACTGGTGGGTGAAGGTGCGGTACAACTCATGGGGCCGGGAGTCGGAGACCGAGATCATGTGCGATACTCTGATGAAGGCCGAAGACATCGCTGTCGGCCATAAATTCGAGGCATAGGATGACGAAGGAAGAATGGATTACACGGGCCACGACCCGCTACGTGGACAGGGCAGGGGTATCGACCCCGCAGGCGCGCGACTTTGCACTGGCGCTCTGGGAAGACCGCGAGGAAGACGATACGCCGGAAGAAGCGGTGGACGAAGACCTGAGCCGGTGGGGTGACTGAGCATGAAGACGAAAGAAGAGCTACAGGCCGCAGTGGACGAACTGGCCGAGGTATGCCGCAAGCATGGAATAGTGCTGGAGGCGTACTCCCAGGCGGACGGACGCTACGGCGAACTGCTGCTGGTGGAAACGACGGACGACACTATGAGCAACCGGGTGCTGGAGTACTCGGACGGCTTCTACGCAAGCAGCATTGGGGGGCTGAGGCCATGAAGAAACCTTTCCGCCTGAAGATCGGCCCCGGCATCCAGAAGCTCGACGCCAGCATGATCGAGGACGCGCACATCGAGGCGCAGCAGATGGTCAACGCATTCGGCCAGCCTGGCGTGCTGACTGACGAGGGCGGCACCGTACTGGCTGAGCCGTTTGTCCCGCCTGCCAAGCCGGTGGCGTTCGCGTTCAAGGGTGGCAAGCGCGTGCTGGAGGCGGCATGAAGACGTTCCCGATACTGGACTCATGCGTGCGACGGTGCCGGGAACAGCACTTCCACTCGCCGCTGGTAGTGCCGTACGACCTCGTGAAGCGCCACGAGAAGCAGGCGCTGGCAAACCACGGGCAGACCGTGGACAGGCTCGCAGAGCGGGGCGGGCTCTCCTGGTTGGAACTGCTGCTGGTGCTCACCGACAAGCCGCTGTACGGCGAATACGCCCGCCGCTTCGAAGGCAAACCGGAGTCGGCGGCATTCCAGATAGTAGCGATCACGCTGATGCACGAGTTCAGCGCCGCGTATGGTAGAGGTACAGCATGAGCTACGAACTAGACCTCGCTGAACTGGAGGCCAGCATCGCGAACCGCGCCCGCCAGTATTCGTACGATACCCCGCAGGACTACTGGGACGACGCCACCCGCGACGTGCTGGGCGAGCGCATCGAGGCGGCTGCAACCTTCGAGGAACTGAAAGCGCTGATGGCGTGGTTCGTCAGCAAGGCCGCAATCGCGCGGGGCGACTGGGAGAAGCTGGGCTGACCGGGTTTTGCAATCAATTGCAATTGTTTGACTAAACCAGCGATTGTGCTATACTACAGGGGTAGTCAACAAAACAACCTACTGCAAGGAGTGCGGGAAGTGGCAGCATTTATCGACACACACGCTTTGATCAAGGACCTGACCTCGGATGGCACCCTCAGTGAGCACAATGCGGAAACACTCGCGAACGCAGTGAACCGCGCGCTGGAAGGGCAGGTCGCCACCAAGCAGGACCTGCTGGTTACAGCGTCCGACCTGCGCGCTGCGCTGTCCGAGACCAAGGTGCAGATGATCCTCGCGATGGTGGGGGTCGGCGTGATCCAGACCGGCCTCATATCCGCCCTCGTCCTGAAGCTCGTCCACTAACCCGCCAGCCGCTCCGAAAGGGGCGGTTTTCACAGGAGCCTAGCAATGGCAAAGATGCCCGACTGGAAGATGGAGCTACTGGCCGAAGTCCGCCAGCATGCGGCCAGCCAGGCGACGCACTACGCGTCGATGAACGAGCCGGAACAGGCCGACGAGTGGACGCGTATCGCGGTGACGTGCACGGACGACGACCTAGCGACGGTGATCAGCCCGACCTACACGCTGGACGGCGCGCTGAAGAAACTCCGCGCTGCGATGAACGCTGACTCGACGCTCGCCTACGCGGCCCGGCTGCACCAGTTGCGCGTGCAGCACGGCTGGGTCGCACCCGACGCCAAGGTGGTCGCATGATCTTCAAACTCTACGCCGCGCTGTTCCTGCTGGTGGTGGCCGGTCTGGTCGCACTGGTCGTCGGCGAGGTCTACCTGCTGGTCACGACGCACAACCCGTGGCACCTGATCCTCGCTGGCCTCGTGGTGTACGCCGCCACGAAGCTGCTCCGACTGACCCGCTACCTGAACCGACAATGAGCACGCCCATGAAGATGAAGACCGACCCGACGATCCTCGCGATCCGTGAGCCGTTCGCCACCGCACCGCGCACCCAGTGGTTCAACGTGAGCGGTGAGCCTCCGGCACGCAGCGGCTGGTACGAAGTCCGCAAGCGGGACTGGAAGGGCTCGCCGTTCGAGTACGAGCGCGCCGGGCTGACGAACGAAGAGGGCACCGTCGCCTATATCGAGGTCGAGAACGGCAAGGCCAAGGAAGTGGGTCGAGCGGGCGGCACGGACCTTCGGAGTTGCGGCTGGCTCGGCGGCTTCGAATGGCGCGGCCTCGCCGAATGCCCGTGCAATCAATTGCAAAACGTCCCGGCTTCGTGAAGTTCTAGCCCGGAAATAGAACACCGTGTTACAAAAGACCGGCAAAGAATTGCAAAGTCTGTTTGACACGCCGCACGCTTGCGCTAGAATTAAAAGCATCAGATAACTGCGCAAGGAGTGCGGAAATGAAGTGGGTAATCACGATGGATCGCTCGGATCACGCCAAGACACACAACCGGATCGGCTGGGGCACCGTGTTCGTGTCCGACAAGGCCAAGGAAGAACTGGAGAAGATGCCGGTGGCCGAACGCCGCGAGTTCATCCGGGGCTACACGAGCGACACCGACTGGACGCACGAGTTCGCGCTGTTCAACTCGGATGGCGTGATCGTCTACGGTGGCCGCTGCGAGGACCCGGCCAAGTGCGACGACCGCCGCGCGCCGCTGCACAAGATGGTGGCCCGCGAAATGATGGCCCGCCCGGTCGGCTCGATGCTGTGGGAGCCGGTGCTGTGAAGCGCGGAATCCTGATCGGCCTCGTCGCCGGGTTCCTGCTGGCGGTCGGTCTGCTGAAGGCCGAGGCACCCCGCGCGCCCGAGCGGCACACCCCCGACACGAGCTACCGGACCGCGCACCCGGCGAAACTCCTGCGTATCTGATCGCGCCCGCACTCCACCGCAACACCCGGCCCCGCAAGGGGCTTTTTTGCAACTGATTGCAAAGAGCGTTTGACAATCCCTTACAGTGAGGGCACAATGACCCTTACACAATCACAACCCAGAGGGCAACCGAACGATGAACCCCAAACAGAAAGCCGAAACTGAATGGCGCAACATCCACAAGGCCGAAGAACTGCATGACCAGGTGGTATATGCGGCCCGGCTGCTGCGAGACAGCGCCCAGAAGGCCGCGCATGACGAACTGGATGCTCTGGTGCTCCAGTACCGTACACAGGCGCTGGAGAAGCTGGCACTGCGCGGCGTGACGATGCTGCAAGGCTTCAGCCTGATCGAGCCGTCTGACGTGAAGGCGCGCATCGACGGCATCGGCTTCTGGTGGCACCACACGGACGGCGAGGGCATCGCCCAGTTCGAGGTGGTGAAGTGGGAGGACCTGGAGTGAGCACGACCCCGCCCCGCAACGCGGGCAAGACATGGCTGCTGGAAGAACGGCGCGAGCTTCGTGAACGGCTGGCGCAGGGCATGGACCTCGAAGCCCTTGCCACCGCGCACGGGCGCACCGCTGGCGCGATTCTCGGCAAGCTGCTGGAAATGGGACTGCTGGTGCAGAACCGCGACGGCTTCTACTTCAAGGTCGAGCCGGACCCGTGGACCTCGTGGATTGAGGCGAAGCGCATCGACGGCACGCTGAACCCGGATAACCGGACCAACGCCAAGCGCGAATACAAGGACGACGAATGAGAGCGACGATCCAGATCACCCGCGTCGGCGACACCGTGGTCGTGCTCGACCAGAACGGCGCGGTGAGCGTCACGAACGACATCGACGCGGTGGTAAAGCACCTGATCGACGGCAGCTACATCCGACGCAGCGCGACCTTCGTGTACCGCGACAGCCAGGGCGAGTTCGACGGCGTGCTGGTCACCGACCGCGCGTTCCAGGGCTTCATCCACCTTGGGGCTGGGGACGCACAGACCGCCGTCAGTGCCCTTCGCGCCAAGGGCTTCATCTAACCACCTGCAATCAATTGCAAAAGGAGCAGACCGTGCCAGAAGCAGCCGACAAACTGATGGTGTACTCCGGCATGCTGCACCTACCGCAGGACGGCACCCGCAGGTTCACAGCGGTGCTGATCTCAGCAACGTCGCAGGCAGCAGCGGCGAGCGCACTGGAGGCGCACGGCTTTCGGATGCCTCTGAGCCGGTTTCGCAGGGAATTCAGCGAGGTTGGCAACAGGAAGGTTGACGACGCAGTAAGAAGTGAACCCGGCGTGGTGTTCTACCGCAAGGGCACTGAGTATCTTCGATACAGCCCAGCACCAAGGACGCAACGTTATAACGTACCAGTGGAGGCCAGCATGCCAGTAACGACCGACAAGAAACAGCCGAGCGCGGTTCTGCCCACCAAGCGGCAGGCGCTCGAAAACATGGTGGCGCTCACGGGCGCGATCCTTCAGGGGATGGGTCAGGACCCGGAGGCGTTCCAGATCATCGTGGACGCCAAGGCCGTGCTCGAAGCCGAACTGAAGCGCGCCGACTACCAGCAGGCGATCCAGAGCGAGGTGCCGCAATGAGCCAGGACTACAACGAGTGGTACGCGGGCCTGTCCACATCCGAGCAGGGCATCGCCGACACGGCCCGTGAGAAGCTGAAGCACGACGTGATCCGCATGCTGCTGGACGATGCGGTGCCCCGGCTGGACGAGAAGTATTCGCGCGCCCGTGCGGTCGTGGACAAGTACGACCATCTGCTGCGCGGTGGCGACTTCGGCTTCGAGGTGGAGATCAGCTTCAAGTACTACTCGCCCACCGAGACGCACAGCTTCGACACGCTCGCCGAGGCGAAGGCGTTCATCGCATCACTGGGGACGAGCGGGCGCTGGGACCAGGAGAACATGCGCAGCGCTATCACGAGTCCGGTGGTAAAGCAAGCGGCCAAAGGATCGGACGACGGCCCGGACCCGGCTGTTGCACCGCCGCAAACAGAAGGGTGACTGTAAGGAAACACCCGCCAATACCATTTGACATAAAACTGGTTAGCACCCGCTCCGTTATTTATCTGTAAGGTCCGGGTCCTGACACAGCCACGCACTACCACAGTAAGACGATAAGCACAATCCGGGAAAGTCCTGTAGAGGGTAAACCCGACCACACAACCACCTGAGAGAGACCACCGATGCTGACCCGACTCGCCACGCTGCTGAAGACGCTGCTGTCCGCCACCCGCCAACCGGCGCTGCCCGACGACCATACGTGGAGCCAGTCGTCCATGGCCGCGCAACGCGCGAAGGGCGAGGCCGAAGCGCCGGAGCCGGAGGCCGCTCCGAGCGCCGTCAGCGAACCCGCTGCCTGCAATCAATTGCAGCAGAATCGTATTTGACAATCCCAACCCAGCAGGTAGAATTTACCCCAGCGCAAGGAGTGCGACGTGGCAGACATAATTGATCTCACCAGCAGCACAGGCGTGCCCGAAGGCACGGTGCTCCAGAGCAGGCAGACCCAGCAACTCGTCACCGTGACGCACCAGGCAGCGGACGGCAGCATCCACTACACGCCACCACTGGGTGACGGGGATAGCGGCCAGTGCCGCCTGAGTGCGATTGCCGCCGTGTTCGAACTGCCGCCGATCCTCGCGAGCGATGCGCCCGACGACGAGCCGATGGAAGTGAACCTCGACCCCGCCGCCGCTGCTGTGTCGATGACACCCGGCGTGCCGGACGGCGTGACCGAATATTCGCGGCTGACAGTGGACGGCAAGTACACGGCGATCCTCGGCACCAATGGCACCATACCGGTGCTGCGCTACGGCGAGCCGTGGATCGCGGACATCGCGCAGGAGGTGGGCGGCAAGTTCATCATGTCCGCGCTGTTCGAACTGTCCGCCGCGCGTGAGCGCATCGCCGAACTCGAACAACTGGCGGGGGTCGCGGTCCCCGTCACGACACACCCGGCAGCACCGCAGCACCCGCAGCAATCGCAGCAATCAATGCCCGGCGCATCAGACGCTGGCTGAACTATATGGACCCGCGCCCGCCTGTGATCGGGGGCGCAACGGTAAGGGGTAGCCACGCCACCGACAGGGGCTCGCTACATGATCGACCGAACACCCGACGCCTTCCGCATTCACGTGCCGGAAGGCGCTCCCATTTACGCCGCCCACATGAGCCAGGAAGCGCGCAGCTACGCGCGTGCGAACGGCGTGCCGGTGGTGGCGCTCTACGCCCATGGCTGGCTCAACCCGGCTGAGTGCCTGCCCGACACGGATGGCCTGAACCCGGTGCGCGTGCTCGCCGCCTATCGCTCGACCGTCATGGACGGCGCGCAGGTGCACGTGGGCGAGGTCGTCTATCACCCGGTCAACGGCTGGCGACCCGTGGGCGTGATGGGCTGGGCCTGGGCCGTCACCGCCTGGCAACCGCTGCCCGTGTTCGACCCGACCGACCTGCTCGACCTCACCACGACGAAGGAGCCGCATGGCGCTTAATCTCCGCACCAGCAAACCGGCAGGCTACCTGCTGGAAGGCCCGGGGCTGGTCCCCGACATCCGCCTGTTCCTGTCCGACGCCGAGCGGCAGCAGGCCACCGCGCAGGGCTACCAGATCACCGACCTGTTCCGGCCCGGCAGTCAGACTGGCAGTCAGCCCGGCAGCGCCCCCGTGCCGCCGACCGGGCACTGGTGCACCCCCGCGACCGCGAAGCCCGAGCACGATGGCTCACCGCGCCGCAAGGGCGTCGCTGTGTGGGGGATTTACCACTCGCACTTTTCGAAGAAGCTGCACGTCGGCGAAATGGAGTTTCACCGCGTGTGGGGATGGCGACCGGTCGGCGCGGACGACTGGGACTACCAGTGCCTGCTGTGGCAACCGTTACCCGAGATTCCGCTGGCCGTAAAGCTGAAGTTCGCGAACCTGCTGGGTCGGGAGCGCGCGGCGAAGCTGGCCGCAGAATCCCAGATGCTGTGACGCTGCAACGTCCTGTTACAAAGTCCTGACACTGAATTTCCCGGCGACCCTTGACCGTGATTCCGCTGATGATAGGATTCTTACCGTGCTGCAACAAGGTAAAAGTCCTTTATAAACGGACACTTAGAACGAAAGGGAAGGGGCTGCATGGGCAAGCTGACGATTCACCTGCCAGGGAAACCAGACCTGCGGCCCCGGTCCCTGACGCTCGATCAGCAGGTAATCGTCGTAGATTTCATGGCGCTGGAACGCGAAGTACTCGCGACGCTGCTGAACTACGCGACGCCCGCCGAGTGCGACGTGATCGAAACCCACCGGCCCCGGCTGGTCGAAGCCGCCCGCAACCTGAATACGCGGCTGGCGAACTGGCAGGGGCTGGCGCGGGTGGTGGTGACGGCGGAAGACGCGGCGGAAGCCGGGCTTGCAATTGATTGCAAAAGCGCACGCCCGAACCCGGTCCGATAGGGCCAATATGCGGTCTGGCGCACACCCGCTGGCGATTGGCGGACGCCTCGTGTTTACAACCCGGTCGCTTGTGTTACACTGTAGCCCATACAGGGCCTGCAAGGAGTGCGGTCTGATTCCGGCGACATCGCCGATGCGGAGTACCCGTCCCCTGAACTGAACAGAATTTGCTGCAAGCGCACAATGGTCGCGCGGCGGCATCCGGTGGTCCCCGGTTGTCATTTACCCCTCAACCGGACTTTCGACCCGAGCCATATTCGAAGTGGTTCGGGTCTTTTTTTGCCCGCGTGTTTGACAATCCGTATGACTGGGTTATACTGTGCAGGTACATCCCCAAGCAAGGACCGGAACATGAGCAGCGACAAAGAGAAACCCATCTGGAGCCAGGTGGTAGAGCCGACCGAGACGGACGAGGGGCTGGCCGGAAAGAAAGGGGGCAAGACGTACCACCACCCGGCCTACGCGATGATCGGCGTGTCTCGCGTGAGCGGCGGAAAGATTCTGTACGGCAGCGACTTCCAGCACAACCAGTTTATCCGGCTCACCGTGCGCCGCTCCAGCCTGACCCGTGAACTCGCAAACGACTGGTATCACGGCGGCAACGAACTGATCGAGGTCGATATGTCGGAGGCGCAGTGGGCGACCTTCGTGTCGAGCTTCAACATCGGCTTCGGCGTGCCGTGCACGCTGTGTCACGTCAAGGGCGAGCACACGCCGCGCCTGCCGGACCCGAAGAGCCGCACCGAGCAGTTTGGTGGCGAGGCGACCGAGCGGATGGAGCGCTCGATGGAAGCGCTGGCCGAACTGCGCGAGGCGATTGAAGGGCTGAACCTGTCGGTCAAGGCGAAGAAGGAACTGCTGGATAAGGTCGCCACCGCGTCGCGCAACGTCAAGCCGAACGTCGAATTCGTCGCGCAGCAGTTCGGCGAGTACATGGAGACGGTCGTGCAGCACGCCAAGGTCGAGATCAACGCGTACGCGACGCACGCGGTACAGCAGGTCGGACTGAACGCGCTCCAGGGCAAGATGCCGGTGCTGACCTTCAAGGGCGGCAAGAAGGAAGGCACGCTGGACGACGTGATCGACGTGGAGTGACTTGTTAGGTGCCCCGGCTCGCCGTATTCTGCGGTTGAACCGGGGAATACGATGATTTCAGTCTACAAGCGACGCGACAATGCCACACTGGAGACGGTCGTGGTGCCCTTCACGCAGGCGGACTTCAAGGCAGCGGGCCACCGCTTTGACGAGTGGGGTATGCCGCTGCTGTCCGCACACCGGTTGATCCATTCGTGGAACTCGCAGCCCGGAAAATACACATACTGGCTATGAATCTTTGCAATCAATTGCAAAATTCGTCTGCGTAATATGCGAGCCGCATCGGCACCGTTACAACTGGCGCGATAGTCGGCCTGACTACAACAATTAAGCGTCTGCCGTCAAGCAAATCCGTTGCATAAGATGTTACGAAATCTGTTGCGGAAACGTTAGCGACTTGTATAATCGCCGTCAGATTAGAAAGGTTGGAAATAAATGCGAGTCCGTCTGGTGCCCCACACAAATCCGGTAATTACTGCGTGTTCCACAGCGCAGACCCCGGCTGCGGGTGCAGGGAACGTAAGGCGGGCGTGGGCAAGGATGGGCGGTTTCAATGTGACGCGTGCCGTCGCTGCGAGATTGGGCGGAAAACCATTTCAACCGAAACCGCCCATCCATGTCTATGACCTGAAGGCGCACGACCTGACCGTGGCGAAGGATGTCGCCCGCGCAGCGCTGCCGGAAGGAATCACCGAATCAAAGAGAGCGCGCACCTTCACGGGTAGCACGCATGCAGGGCACCGACACGTAGCGCTGGCTTGCCGCGACGTGATGGCTTCCAGGTTGCCGGGAGTCTGAAGCAGGCTATGGACGGACGACGGTTGTGCAAACGAGTGCAGAGTATGGACCACAGCACCACAGGAATGATGATCGACCCGGAAGGGATCAATCACGCCGCGCACTATAACCGTCACCCGTCTGGGGTAGAGTGCATTGTAGTCAAGCGCATGCTTGGGTCGAACATGGCCGATGCCTTCAAGTACGTCACCCGACGCGACGAGAAGGGCACCGCCTACAAGGACCTGGGCAAGGCGGTCTGGTACATGACCGATGAAACTTCGAACATCGGACTTGTGCCGTTCGTGACCCTCACGGGTTCGGCGCTGGAAGTCGTACTGGAAAGCCTCTGGGCCTACCGCGACGCCGAACCCGTTGAGGCTGCACGGACGTTCTTCGACGGACTGGTCCGCTATGTGTGCGCCGAAACTCCAGTGGCTCGCGTAGAGATAATCCACGACTGCATCCATGCGGTCGAACAATTGCGCGCTGACTATGCTGCTGATCAATTCCACGAATCACCCGTCCCTCCGCGCCCGGCACTATAAGGGCACCACCTACGAGATCATCGGTCACGCGAAACGCGAGGAAGACGGCGCGGACGTGGTGCTGTACGTGCCGCTCGATGGCGTGTGGCCCCCGACGATCTACACGCGCCCGAACGCCGAGTTCTACGGCTGGGTCGATGTCGAGGGTGGCGCGAAGGTGCGCCGCTATGAACTGGAGGTCGTGTCGCCCGCGACGGTCGGAGAAGATCATGGCGCGTAAGCCCGTGGACGTGCGTGAGAAGCTGCTGAAGATCAAGAACTTCGACTTCGCGAATGCGGTCGAGCAGGAATACCGCCCCAACATCAACCGCACCTTCAATGCGATCCGCGATGGCGCGGTCAGCGAGGACGACCTGGACGCGCTCCAGAACTGGTGCATGACGATGCTGGTGGTGATGGCAGAAATGACCCCGTTGCAGTACAGCGGGGCACGGCAGCGGTCGTTTCAGTTGTCCGCTGTAGCAGGGCACCCGATACAGGACGATTTGCCCGTCCCGTACCCGGGTGAAAACGTGATCCCGGGGACCACCGCGACACAGACGAGGCCGGTGCACTGACACCGACCCACAGGCAGAAGCAGGACAGACGGGGGCTTCGGTCCCCGTTTTCACATCCGCCGCTGTTACAAAAGAGTTTGCAATCAATTGCAAAGAGTGTTTGACTATCCGCAGGGTTGGGGTAGAATCATTCTTACGGTGATTGCTGAACACAAACACCGCCTTCTAACCCGTCAAGGAGTGACGAACATGAAAGCCTTCCAAGTTACCATCGCCAACGAACTGCACACGGTTGCCAGCCTCGAAGACCTCAAGGCTCTGGTGAAACCGGTGATCCGCAAGCAACGCTTCTCCGTCGCGCTCGAAGAGATCGGCGCGCTGGAAGCCGGTGCGAAGTTCCACATCACGTCCCGCGTGAAGGGCGAGGGCAAGAAGGTCTTCGTCACGGTGCTGGACCTGACGCCCCCCGCGCCGCAGGCAGGCCGCAAGCACGCGGTGGATGCAGGCGGCTGGGTCACCCGCGCCAAGCGCTACATCGACACCCTGAACGTGACCGGCGAAGTCGGCGAGCGCGTCGATGGCAAGAAAATCTGGATCACGGTCGGCGGCATGGACGTGTTCTGGGTCTACCAGGCTGACCGCGCCGAAGCGCTGAAGAAAGCCCTCGCCTGAGCCCGCTGCCCGGCACCGCCCGGGCCTCTTTCGGGAGACCGACATGAGTTCCGTACAGCAACGCTTCATGGATGAACTGGACCTGCTGCTCGCCGACCGCGACGCCCCGCATAACCGGCGCGGGCTCACCGAGCGCGAGCGCAACCGGCTGCTGACCGAGGCCATGCAGCGGCAGGGCTGGATGCTCGCCGACATCGTGGACACGGCGCGGCGCAACGGCTTCATCATCGTCGGCACCCGCATCATTTCACCCGTACGCCAGAAGTGGCAGGGCGACCATCGCGCAGTCCGGTCGTCGTTTTACCGATAATCGAGGGACCAACCATGACAATCGAAAAGATGCTGCTCACGCAAGGGCACCAGCAGGCCGTTTCCCGCTTCTACCGGATCAAGCTGCACGTGTGTGTCGCACTGGGGCTGCTGCGCACCATGCGCGCCGACGACGAGGTGCTGATCGCGCACGGCCTGGAGCGCCCGGTGGCGGTGCCGAGCCACGACTATGAGAACGACCCGCCTTACGTCGCGGTGGCCCGCGAATACCGGCTGACGGTGGGCCGGGGCTGGCTGACCGGCTGGACCTACGACTGCTACCAGCACAACGCACGGCGGCTCGACGCGCCCGAGTGCGGGCTGCAATTGATTGCAAACGCCTGACCCGATACCAACCAGAAAGGACCTCAGCATGACCAGCTTCAAGCCTATGCTCGCCGAAGACGCGGTGCTCGAAAAACTCCAGTTTCCCGCATGGCAGCAGCCCAAGATCGACGGCGTGCGCACGCTCAACCGTGACGGCGTGGCGGTGGGCCGCTCGCTGAAGAAGCCCGGCAACCTGTACGTGCAGAAGCGCTTCGGCGGGGCGGACTACCACGGCCTGGACGGTGAAATGATCGTCGGTGCGAACCCGCAGGCGACAGACCTGTGCCGTGCGACGACGAGCGCGCTGAGCACGCAGGAGGGTTCACCCGTGCTGACATGGTACGTGTTCGACTACCTGACCGCCGCGACGATGGGCCTGTGCTATGAGGCGCGGTATGAAGCGCTGCTGAACCGTCTAAACGGGCTGGGGGACCTCGCATTGGTGCCGATGCCCTTTGGCATCGTGGAAAACCTCGAACAGGTGCTAGAGCAGGACAAGGTGCACCTGGAGGTGGGCTACGAGGGCAGCATCGTGCGTCGCCCGGATTCGTTCTACAAGCATGGCCGCTCGACGCTGACCAAGTGCGAGGTGCTGCGGATCAAGACCTTCGCGGACGACGAGGCCGAGATCATCGGGTTCGAGGAAGGCCGCAAGAACCTGAACGAGGCGAAGACCAACGAACTGGGCCACACCGAGCGCAGCAGCCACAAGGCCAACCAGGTGCCCAACGGCCAGATTGGTTCGCTGACGGGCCGCGTGCTGACGGGCATCTTCAAGGATCAGGTCGTGACGATCAGCCCGGGCCGCATGACGGTGGCCGAGGCAACCGACCTGTTCCAGAACCCGCAGAAGCTGCTGGGCCGCATCAGCAAGTTCCGCCACTTCCCGGTCGGCGTGAAAGACAAGCCGCGTTTCCCGACGCACCAGATGTTCCGTGAACGTTTTGATATGAGTGAGGGCTAAAGCATGGCAGGCATCCGTTTTTCGCAGATCACCGCATCCACCAACGACAACGGCGAGGACGTGGTGTACGGCCTGAGCCCGCTGGGAGAGGTGTGGCAGTACATCGGCGTGCAGACCGCCAAGGGCAAGCCAGTGCAGAATCCCGGTGGCGACTGGGACAACTCGCGGACCGGACGGGTCGGCAACTGGACGCCCTACTGGAAGAAGCTGACCGACGCGGTAAAGCCCGAGTTCGAGCCCGCATCCGGCCACGAAGACCTGACGCCCGAACAGCTACAGCCCCCGTACTGACGACCGGCACCGGCCTGAAATACTGTTTGACAATCCGGGCCGGTGTGTTATTCTGATGACTCAACGGCCAATTCAAGGAGTGAATAGCCAGATGGAACTCTTTTCCGTTTATTCCAAGGGCGAATTCAACGCCGAGCGCCTGGGTGGCAAGGGCTTCGGCCTGTGGTGGATGCAGCAGAACGGCATCACTGTCCCGCCCGCGCTGATCATCCCGACGACAGTGTGCGTCGAATACATGAAGAACCCCGAGTACGTGCGCGCCGCAATCCAGAAGGCGCTGCCGGACATCCGCGCATTTTTCAAGCAGTACATGGGCCACATGCCGCTCGTGTCGGTGCGCTCCGGTGCCCGCGTCTCGATGCCCGGCATGATGGACACGGTGCTGAACGTCGGCATCGACGGCGCGACGCGCAACGTCTGGATCAGCAAGCTCGGCGCACACTGCGTGACCGACAGCGAATGCCGCCTGATCGAAATGTTCGGCAACGTGGTCAAGGGCATCGACCGCCACGAGTTCGAGGACTGCACGACGCCGGACGAATACCGGTCGATCTACTCGTACATGACCGGCACCGCGTTCCCCGACACCGACCAGCAGATCGCCGAGGCGATTGAGGCGGTGTTCAACTCCTGGAACAACGAACGCGCGGTTTTCTACCGCAAGATGAACAATATCCCCGACGACTGGGGCACCGCCGTGGTGATCCAGGCGATGGTGTTCGGCAACCTCAACGACCAGTCGGCAACCGGCGTACTGTTCACCCGCAACCCTGATTCCGGCGAGAACGTCGTGACCGGCGAGTTTCTGCCGAATGCGCAGGGTGAGGACGTGGTGGCAGGCATCAAGACGCCGCTGAAGCTCGCCGCGATGAAGGACTGGAATCACCCGGTCTACGATGAACTGATCGAGACCGTGCTGCGGCTGGAATCGCTGAAGGGTGACGTGCAGGACGTGGAATTCACGGTCGAGGACGGCAAGCTGTACATCCTGCAAACCCGCAACGCCAAGCGCAGCGCGAAGGCTGCGGTGAAGATCGCGCTGGACATGCACAAGGAGGCAATGCTGACGCTGCCGCAGATGTTCGAGCGCGTGAAGGCCAGCGACTACGACCGCGCTAAGCTCGACGTGATCGACCCGTCTTTCACCACGAAACCGGACTTTACCGGCATCGCCGCGTGTTCGGGCATCGTGACCGGCGTAGTCGTGCGGTCGGCACAGGCTGCAATTGATTGCAAAAAGCCGTGTATCCTGGTAACCAGCGAAACGACCCCGGATGACATCGCCGGAATGAACGCGGCACGCGGGATTCTGACCATGACGGGCGGCTCGACCTCGCACGCCGCAGTAGTGGCGCGTTCGATGAACAAGCCGTGTGTGGTGGGCCTGTCGGTGTCGATCAACCAGTTCCCCGAGGGCAGCAGCGTGAGCATCGACGGCGCGACGGGGCGCGTGTGGAAGACCGAAGTGCCGGTCGTGCCGGGCTCGCAGGACGCGACGCTGGCTGAGTTCCGCCGCCTGATGTTCGAGTCGCTGAACGCGGTGCCGATCAGCCACGAGACGGGCTCGGGTACGGTGGGCTATCTGCGCCTTGCCGACAAGCTGACGTGGCCGCAGAACCGCCTCGCGAAGCTCGTGAAGGGCATGTACGACGCCACCGCCTGCCTGTACATCGACACGACGCTGAAGCTCGAAGAGGCCGAGGCCGCTTTCCTTCAGCCGTTCGGTGCGCCGGTCGAGACGGATCGCGAACAGGCCCTCGTACACCTGCTGGAGTCGGTGTCGCTGAACCCGGACCGCGTGTGCATCATCACCACGTGCCAGACCAAGCTGCCGCGCCTGAGCGTGGCCGAGACCTTGGAGCAACTGGTGCTCGCGTCGAACGTGCTGATGTGGTCCGGCGAGGACAGCGCGGCAGTGCAGAAGGTGATGGCCTGGAAGAAGAAAGAGGACGGACTGTCCCTGATGGCCGCGCCCGGCACGCTCAATCCTAACGGGCTGTCGTTTCTGAGTGAAAGTGTTGTCGTTTCGAAGTTGCTCCACGACTGATTTACGGCTATATTCGCCGCCACTTTCAGCAAGTAGTGGCGAATATGACTCGATTGAAGTGTCCGAAGTGCGGCTCTGGCGGGGCTTTCCAGCGATGGGATGGTCCTGACCTCGTACTCCACTGTCTGTGCGGACTGAACAAGGTCATGGAAACCACCTTGCAGGAGATAGTGATCCCCGAGAAAGTGTCGGACAAGGCGCGGGTACGGCTCCCCAAGGTCGGCTCCCGCCTGTACAAGACGCTGGCAATGCTCGCCGAACTGGACGAGCCAAACTCGGGGGAAGTTGCCGCCCGGCTGCAAGCCAGAGGCGAGCGCTTCACTGTAAGCGAGGCATCGACCTGCCTGACCGTACTCATGGGCATGAAACTGGTGTACCGGGTACACGCCCGCAAGAACCTGCCCGGTGGCAGTGTCTGGGCACTGACAGATGAATGTACTGACCTGATGGAGCAACCCGATGGCACTTAGTATTGGCGTTTCGCGCGGCACGAAGATTCAGGTGGGCACGAACGGCGTGCTGAACGTGGTGGCCGTGCAGCGGGGCAACTCGGTGACGGTCGAATTCAACGGTCGCACGTACGAGGTCACGGATCAGGCGCGGGTCGAACTCATGGATGAAACATTCGTCAGTTACGGGCTTCGGCATCACGACGCGAGCCAGCGCCCCCGACTGGCTTTCGAGGCCCCGACCCATGTCCGCATTAGAACAATCTGACCAGGTGGCGCGTGTCTGCGCTGCCGAGAGTATCACCCCCGAAGCATTGCAGCAGATGGTCCGGTGCGCCGCGCTGATCACGCACGAACGCGGCAACCGCAGGTTCAATAACTGGCTGTTCGAAGTGGACGGCGCGCGGGTGCACAGCATGACCCACGTCGCGCCCCCGGAACGCCAGTTGAGCGCCCGCACCAGTCTCACCGCGTGGGACGAATGCGAGCACTGTGAAGGAGAAGGCTGCAAGCACTGCGGCTATGTTGGTCAAATCAAAACGGTCTACGGGCCACACGCAAAGGAGTTGCACAAGCATGAACGGAACCCTCAATCTCCCGGTACTCATGGGTCTGAAGCACTTCACGGTCGCAGGCGGTCCGTATCTGGCGCGTCCGGCGAACATGGTCGGCGTCAAGATGGCGAAGGAAATCGGCGCAAAGGCCGACATTGACATTCCGACGCAGGACTTCAGTGTCCCGTCGAAAGACCTGCTCGATGCCGGGCTGACGCAGGCGGTCGCAGCGGTCCTCGCCGGGCAGCAGGTGTATGTGGGCTGCTACGCGGGACGGGGCCGCACAGGGCTGTTCCTGTCGATCCTGGCGAAGGCTTTTGGCGTGAAGATGCCGGTCGAGTACGTGCGCGAGCATTACTACCCGCACGCGGTCGAGACGGATGACCAGTACCAGTTCGTGCTGGATTACCCGATCCCGGCTGAAGTGAAGAAAATGCTGCGGAAAGCCCGGATCAAGGCGCTGTTTCAATTTCGCACATGTTTGACAAACGGGTCGTTTGTGGTAGAATCCTAAGTATCAGATCGGCATTCAAGGAGTGAAGCCGCCATGCGATTCGAAGACAAGAATACCCTCGCGTACTACCTCAGCGCTCCCCAGATGCACCCGCAAGGCGTCGGCCATTACCTCGTCTCCCGCGTTGCAATCAATTGCAAAACGTACAAGGAGAACGGAGGTCCCGGTGGCCTCGCCGAGCCGGACACCGACGCGCTGCGCTTCTACGCGCTGAATCACCTGGCGGCAGTCGTCCAGAAGCGTTTCACCCGACACCAGTTCCTCACGCCGCTGGCGCGCAAGGTCATGGAAGCCTACACCTCGGCCCTCGCGTCGCAGGGGCTGCGGCTGTTCCACTACATGCTGCTGATCACGACCCGCGAGTCGCGCCACGTGAAGGACGAAGCCACGCCGAAGCTGGCGAAAGAGAAGTACGGCAGCGCCTTCTACGCGTTTAACAAGCTGATCAAGGGCGGCGGATCGCACACTGCGGTGGAAGCGCTACTCGACAACCCGCCCGAAATGCAGCTTGGCCCGTACTGCGAGGGGCTGACGTTCCTGTTCAACGAGGGCAACTTCTCGGGTGGCTACGGCGGCAAGCCGTGGGGCAACATCGCACAGACGCTCTCGCGCTTCGTGAACGGCGAGACGAGCCTGGAGGTGATGATCGACACCGCGTGGACGCTCGCGCACAATAACGGCCCAATGTTCAACAAGGGCATGCTGTACGACGACTACTCGGCACTGATCTACAAGATTCTCGACGTGCAGCGCAGCGGCCAGTGCGTCGAACTGCTGATCGACATGTACGAGTCGCACAGTTTCGCGAAGAAGTTCTCCGACCTGTACGCGCTTGCGATGGCCGCACGCACCGAGTGGCCTGACGAATTCGGCCAGTACTGCGACTGGTACAAGGTCGAAGCGCTGGGCGCGCTGAAGAAGTACCCGCACGAGAAGCAGATGCAGGCCGAGAAGTACGGCGAGCCGGGCAAGCAGGTCACCTTGCCCCCGGGCTTCACGAAGGTGCTGGGTGAGTGGCAGGTGTTCCCCGGGCAGTCCGTCGCGATCCTCGAACGCGGCAAAACCAAATCCAAGGCTACGGCCTGAAACCAGCAACAATCGAAGGAGTCGATTGCATGAAAGCAAAGAACGGCAAGAGCAACGGTGGCTACAAGATGTGCTACCACGATCACCCGGCGCTGAAAGTCGGCGACTGGGAAGTGTATGGCGGCTCGTGCCTGAGCCCTGCCGTCTTCGATGCGGACGTGTACATCGGATTCGATCACGGGATGAAGCTGACGGCGGCAAGCTGGCCGTGGCATGCGGACAAGGGGCCGGTCGAGGTGTACTTCCCGGTGACCGACATGCACGCGCCGATGGACGCGGTGGAGTTCCGCAACCTGGTCGAGTGGACGGCAGCGCAGATCAAGGCGGGCAAGAAGGTCCACGCCGGGTGCATCGGCGGACATGGCCGCACGGGCACGTTCTTCGCCGCACTGGTCGCCTTCATGACCGGCGAGACCGATGCGATCACCTACGTGCGCAAGCACTACTGCCAGAAGGCGGTCGAGTCGGAGTCGCAGATCAAGTTCCTGGAGAAGCACTACGGGGTCAAGCCGGTGGCCGGGTCGAAGAGCCGCACGTATTCGACCGGCAAGTGGTCGCCGTCGAACCTGTATGGCAGCGACCTGTTCGGTAGCGCCCCCTTCGATAACTTCGACAGCCACGCCCCGACGACCGGGCGCGTCAGCAGTAACGGCGGCGGTGGCAAGGCCGACCCGATCTACGGTGACGGCTGGGGCTCGATGGGCGTCGGCACGCGGGAGAAGAAAGCCAGCGGCCCGCGCAAGCTGCCGTCGATCCGCCCGATGCAATCCCGCAAGAACATCTGGGTCAAGCGCGCGATGCGCAACGATACTGTTTGACTATCCGGCTGATTGTGTTAGAATGCAGTCAGGTCAAACAGGTCTTGGAGTGACACTGTGGCACTAAACCTCAAAATAAATCAGCCCAAATCGGCCCCCGGTGACGGGTCGTTTCTCGGTAAGGTCTACCCGGACCTGCTGGTAGAGTTTCACGCGCTGGAGGCCAATAGCCAGCACATCGAAGTGAACCAGGCGTTTTTCAATATCGGCGTGAGCGGCACCGCGAAGAACGGGATGCCCTTCACGTACGGCGTGACGCTACCCGCCTCGACGGTCTCGCTGATCAAGGGCACCGCCGACGCAGGGGTGAAAGCCTCATGCAAGACGCTGGTCGAGCAGGTGCTGGCGGACGCGTGGGGCTTTCTCGATGCGAACGGCGGCAGCGTCGCGGAGAACGCGATGGAGGCGATCAAGACGGTAATCCCGAGCCCGGCAGAGCAGTTTTTCGCCGAGGCCGAGAAGATCAAGCCGACGAAGAAGGTGCAGTTCACCAGTGGCGGGGACTTCCCCGGCTCGCTGTCCGGCAACATGGTGACCCCGAAGCCGACGAAGAAGGTGCCCCCGGCTGAACAGGCGGCTGACCTGCACGCCGAGGCGATGCCGTTCAAGGTGGACCCCAGTGTCAAGCCGAAGGCTCCGGTGATGCCCGCAGGGGTGGTTGCGCTGAAGGACGCCACGCAGATCGGCCAGAAGGTGAAGGGCACCGACGCGCACAGCGTGTACCTGTGCATTGCGCTGTCGGAGCGGGTCAAGCTCGCCGCTCGCGTGCAATCAATTGCAGACGGGGCCAGCGTCAGCATCCGCGCCGAGGGTCCGTTCAACGCCGAGATTCGCAACGCGCTGAAGGCCGCGAGCATGAACCCGAGCACGCAGGGCCACTACTCAATCCACTTCCAGACCAACGGCGTGCCGGTGGGCCGCGTGATTGGCGCGTTCCTGATGGGCCTGGGCGTGGACTTCGATGAACAGATCAAGAACGTAAAACAGATCGGGGTGACCGAATGAGCCGCGAAGTAACCGAAATGAAAACGACTTCGCCGGACGCTGAGAAGCTGCTGGCGAATCTGCGCGCGACGCCGGTCGGCCAGAGCCTGCCTATCGCGAGCCCGGTGCCGGGCATCGACCCGGTGGACGCGCAGGCGGTGGTGCTGGAGGCGTCCGACGACCGGTGGTTCCGGCTTGGGCTGTACTGGCAGGGTGTGTCGATGGGGGAATTCACCGTCGAAGTGATCGAAACCATTGTGTCGCTGGAGGCCCTGTGAGCATCGAAGTTCTATCCCTGCTGACCATCGTTGACGCTGCCGAAATCCCGCTCGATCACCAGGGCAACAATAGCTGGCGCGGTCTGAAGTCCCGCGTGCTGGAAATCGGCCCGTTCCGCTTCCCGGTGGACGTGTCCCTGATCACTGACCAGGTATCCAAGGAAAAATCGTCCGCTTTCATGAAAGTGCGGAAAGATTTGTGGCTATACTTCGTCTCCGAGAACCTGGGCAAGGCCCTGACCTGCCACGTCCTCAACGGAAACCTGTGTGGCCTGTCGCTCTCGACACTGGAATTCGTTGCACGGGGTGATGCGGACAAGACCCTCGCGGCACTCGACAAGGGCATTGTCTGCTCCTACGAATACACAAGCGACGACTGGAAACGTAAGTAATGTCTCTCGTACTCTGGGGCGATACGGTCAACCACCAGACCATATCGCACCTGTCCCCGGTGCTCCGGCACCACTCCGATCTCCCCGTGCTGCTGGACAGCGACGTAAGCCGCCTGCCAGCGTACGAGGGGACCCGCGCCATCCTGTGCATGGGCACCAAGACGCTCGACCTGTTCCAACGCTCGGGCCTGCTGCCAAAGAACCGCTCGCTGACCTCGCAGCGCTCCCGCGTGCACCAGTTCCAAGGCATCGCCGCGCCGCTGATGTTCACCTACTCGTCCGGCATCGGCGAGATCGACTACGCGAAGTTCATCGACGTGCTGTGCGACACATCGAGCGTGGTGCGGGTGCTGAAGACAGGCCGCTACGAGCCCGCGACCGGCGACTACCGGTGGGTCACCGACTTCCACGACATGCTGACGCGCATCGACGCGCTGTATGCGGAGACCGGCAGACCCGTCGAATGCGTGCTCGACCTGGAGACGGTCGGGCTCGATCCGTATGCCAAGCCCGGTGAAGTGGAGCCCGGCCACCCCGGCGCGTACATCGTCACGATCCAGTTCTCGTGCGAGGTGGGCCGCTCCGACCTGATCCACTTCAAGTCGCGTGACGAGTGCATCGCGTGGTTCAGCAACTTCGACAACGCCGTGATGATGGGCGAACTGCTGAACAGCCCGAAGATCAGCATGGGCGGTGCGAACCTGAAGTTCGACCTGCACTGGCTCGCGGTGTGGGGTGGGCTGCACTGCGGCAACTTCCGCTTCGACTCGACACTGGTAGGCTCGCTGCTGGACGAAAACCGCTCCAACGGGCTCGACATCCACGCGAAGATTTACACGACGATGGGGGGCTACTCCGACGAGTTCGACCGGATCGTGGACAAGTCGCGCATGGACAAGCTACCACCTGACGACCGGCTGCTGGGCTACGCCGGGGGCGACACCGACGCGGGGCTGCGCGTGCGCAAGGTGATGAAGGAGGAACTGCTGAAAGACGAGGCGCTGACCCGCTTCTACGTCAACATCCTGCACCCAGCCGCGCGTTCGTTCGAGGCCATCGAGCAGGGTGGCGTGCTGGTGGACATGGACGCGTACAAGGAACTGGAAGCGGACCTCGTGACCGAAATGGCGAAGCTGACTGTCGAGGCGAAGCGCCACCTGGGCGGGCACCTCGTCGCGAAGCACTGGGACGATTCGAAGCCTGGTGGGCTGAACATCACGAAGGCATCGCTGCTGAACGACTTCATGTTCACGCCCCAAGGTCTGAATCTGAAGCCGAAGATGATGACCGAGAAAAGCGGCAAGCCTTCGACGGCAGAAGAGCACCTGATGATGTTCAAGAAGGACGAGCGCGCCGCGCCGTTCATTGCGCTGCTGTCGGACTATTCGAGCGCGGCCAAGACCCTCTCGACCTACGTGCACGGGTTCCAGAAGCACATACGCAGCGACGGGCGCTTTCACCCCAGCTATTACTTCTTCGCGGGCAACCGCGACGAGGGCGAGGGCGGCACCGTGACCGGGCGGCTCTCGTGCAAGGACCCCGCCTTCCAGACGATCCCGAAGCACACCAAATGGGCGAAGAAGCTGCGCAAGTGCTTCATCGCGCCCGAGGGCTACCTGATCCTGGAGAACGACTACTCGCAGGGCGAACTGAAGGTGATCGCCTGTGTGGCCGACGAGCCCACGATGATCGACGCGTACCGCAACGGCAAGGACCTGCACGCGATCACGTCCGGCAACTTCGCGGGCTACACGTACGAGCGGATGATGGCGATGAAGAACAGCGACGACCCCGACGAGGTGGCGCTGTACGAGGCAACCCGCCAGCTTGGCAAGGCAGGCAACTTCGGTCTGATCTACGGGATGTCGGCGCAGGGCTTCCATGCGTACGCGGAGACCAACTATGGCGTGTCGCTGAAGATGGAAGAGGCGGAAGACTTCCGTAACCAGTTCTTCAACACGTACCAGATGCTGCCGGTGTACCACCGCAACTACAAGCGTGAGGCCAGCAAGACCGGCATGGTGCGCTCGCCGCTGGGCCGTATCCGCCACCTGCCGCTGATCAACTCGCCGAACCGGATGGTACGCAGCGGGGCCGAACGCCAGGCGATCAACTCGCCGATCCAGTCCACGCTGTCCGACATGATGCTGTGGACGTTCGCGCTCGCGCACAAGAACGGCTGGACCAAGACCTGCCCGGCATTCGGCGCGGTGCACGACGCGAAGTACACGTACATCCCCGAGGACAACTGGGAGTTCTACGCGAAGCGCGAGATCGAACTGATGGAAAATCTTCCGTTCGAAACCGTGAATTGGCACCCGCAGCTTAAATTCACTGCCGATGGGAAGGCGGGCAAAAACATGGCGGAACTGAAACTGAAAGTCTGATTCCCAGAACTTTTCGGTTGTTTGCAGAATCCGCCGCTGCCTGTAGAATCTCTACCGTTGTGCAATTGATTGCAAAATGCAGTTGGTTGTGCGGCAGGGCTCCCCGCCCACGGCATGCTTCGGGGCCACTCATGTACCGGGTGGCCCCTCTTTTTTGCTTGTTCGCCATCGAGCCGCTACCGTAGAATGCGCCATTCTTCCGTAAAGAGGCGCAAATGGCAGGCAAAACGAACAGCATCGACACGTCTGACTCGGGCAACCCGACGCGCCCGACCAGCACGCCCTCGAAGCCCAAACCCAGTTCCAAACTGACTCCGATCCAGAAGGTCATCGGCGGCGACACCTATATGGTGCTGGCCGATAGCGCCTATGCGCCGGAGGACGAGTTCGCGGGTCTGTACTTCACGGCGAGCAGTTCGTCCGCCGTCGTGCTGCGCCCGCCCTTCCAGCCGAAGGTGCTGATGGGCCTGGCGACGCGCAACAACATCCTGAACCAGTGCATCGAGGCGATGGAAGTCAACGTCGATTCGACCGGCCATGAGTTCGTCGCCAAGGATGAAACCAAGCAACCAGACGCGAAGCAACTCAAGATCGCCAAGTCGTTCTTCAACGAGCCTTTTCCGGGCAAGACCTTCCAGCAGATTCGCCGGTTGCTGCGCCGCGAGATCGAGAGCGTCGGCTACTCGTTCCTCGAAGTGCTGCGCAACCTCGAAGGCGAGGTCGTCGCGCTGCGGCATCTGTCGGCGGTGCACACGCGCCTTGTGAAGCTGGACGAGCCGGTCGAGGTCACCCGGTCGGTCGAGCGCAACGGCGTCGATGTTCCGATCACGATGCTGGACCGCGAACGGCGCTACATGACGCGCTACTCGAAGAACCAGACCTACTACCGCGAGTTCGGGGCGAGCCGCCAGTTGAACAAGAAGACCGGCGAGTGGGAAAGCAATACCGCGCCCGTCCAGCCGCAGGACCGCGCAACCGAAGTGATCATGTTCGGCGTCAACCCGGACGTGGAATCGAGCTACTTCACGCCGCGCTGGATCAACCAGCTTCCGTCTGTGGTCGGCTCGCGCAAGGCCGAAGAGCAGAACCTGGAGTTCTTCGATTCGGGTGGCCTGCCGCCTGCAATCATCTTCGTGCAGGGTGGCTCGCTCGCGGGCTCGACCAGCGACCAGCTTCGGAACTACCTGTCCGGCAAGAACAAGAGCAAGAACCGCGCAGTCGTGGTTGAGGCCCAGTCCACGTCGGGCACGCTCGATAGCGCCGGGTCGGTGCAGGTCAAGGTCGAGCGCTTCGGCTCGCAGGCCGGTGGCGACAACATGTTCGCCAACTACGATAAGGCCGCTGAGGATCACGTGCGCACGGGCTTCCGCCTGCCGCCGCTCTTCACGGGCCGTGCTGCCGACTACAACTACGCCACCGCTGTGGTCGCCTACATGGTCGCCGAAGAGCAGGTGTTCCAGCCGGAGCGTGCGGAGTTCGACGCGACGATGAATTCCACGATCATGAAAGCGCTGGGCTGCACCGACATTCTGATGAAGTCGAACGGGATCACGCTGAAGAACGTGGACAGCCAGATCAAGGGCCTTACGCTCGCCAAGGACCTGTCGGACGGCGCGACTTTCGTGAAGGAAGTGAACCAGATCAGCGGCACGAACCTGAAGTACGACCCGAACGCCGCGCCGGACCGCGTGACGATCACCGAGGCGATGGTGCCGGGCCAGAACCCGGTCACGCCCAACCAGGCCCCCGGCAAGCCGACCCCGACCGAGGGCAAGGCCACCGCTGCGGCCCAGGCCAAGGCGGCGACCCCGGCGAAAGCCTCTGGCAAGCCCACCGCGCCCGCGAACGGCAAGGACACGGCCACCGCTACTACCACGGCGGGCAAAGCCCCTGGCAAGGCCAAGAAGGGCGGCGGTGAACTGCTGCAACTGGCGATGGACTACGCGGGCGTGCGCGGCACCATTGCGCTGAAGCACGAACTGTCGGACGCCGAGAAGTCTGAGGTGCTGGCCGAGGTGGACGACCTAGAGGGGGACGAAAAGCACGCGTTCTACTCGATGGTCGCCGCGCTGTCGTTCGGCGGCAGCACGCCGGACCTGATCCACCTCGCAGAGTGCAACCACGTCCACTGATGGCACAGGACTTCCGAACCTATCTGGCGCTGGAGACGGCGCTTACCCAACGGCTGCGCCGCACGTGGCAACCGCTGGCAGCGTCGTACTACCAGGCTATCGCGGCCAGGCTGAAGGCCAACGACCTCGCCGGGGCCTACACCGAAGCGCACGCTATCGACATGACCCCGGTGGCGACGAAAAACCGCGAGTACATCAAGTACCTGCTGCGGGCGATGGCCGTCTATGGGGCCGGGAACGCCGCGCACGACGCGAGCAAGACCTTTGTCGGGGTCGGCAAGTTCGACACGCTGCTGAACACCGTCGCCGACAACTTCACGCAGGGCTTGAAGTACAACGGCTCGCAGGCCGTCGTGAAGGCCGCGTTGCAATCAATTGCAAACTGGGTCGAGGCCAACAGCACCGTCAAGAAGGCCGAACGCTTCGTCAAGGACTTCGTTTCGTTCGCAGAGGAAGGGAATGACACGATCAAGCTGGCTTCGTCGCTCCATAGTAGCCGTCTGGCTACGTGGGGCTTCACCGCAGAAGCCGAACTGCTGGGCATCGAAGAGTACGAGCTATCCGCCGTCATGGACGGACGCACGTCCGAGTTTTGTCGCGCGATCAATGGCAAGCGCTTCCGCGTCGCCGACGCGCGGGCATCCATCGTCCACATCCTGTCGCTCGATACACCGGACGCGGTAAAAGCGGCCCAGCCATGGCCGAAGCAGGACAAGACCTCAATGGGGCGTTACCGCGACATGTCGGCGGCGCAACTGACCGAGGAAGGGCTGATGATCCCGCCGTTTCACCCGAACTGCCGGACCATCCTGATCCGCACCGGGCAGGCCCCAAAGCTGCAAGCGCCGGTCGTCACGGCAGAAGAGCAGGTGATTCCGAAGCAGCACGTGGACGCCGACGCCTTCACCGAACTGGGCGTGAAGGTGGACACCGCGCAACTGGATCACTGGAATGCGTACCTGCCGCTGTCGCCGGTCGCGGTCGTCGCTGAGGTGGCCGGAGTGCAGCCGCTCGACATCCTCGAAGGGTCGCTGATCAACAAGACGCCGATCAAGATCGCGCCGGGCGGCGACATCACCGTCACGACCAAGCACAAGCTCGGCGACGGCACGGTCGGTGCCTCCATCGTGATCGACCCGTACAGCGGCACGCTCTACAAGTCATACATCGAGTTCCAGAAGCTCGCGCCGGACACGATCCTGCCTTTCTTCAAGCGCGTAGAGGCGGGCATCCTGCACGTCGCGCAGTCAGGCGGGCTCAACCAGATCGTCGTCAGCGCGACCAGCGCCGCGTCGATTGCCGCCTACACGACGATGGGCTACGCGCCGTCACTGTCGGACTGGTACGGGCTGCGTGCTCAGATTCTGGACGGCATGGAGCCGGGTGGCCGGTTGCAATCAATTGCAGGAAAGCTGAACCAGGTGCAGCTTGCGTTCGTGGAGGCGGTGCTGAACCAGTCGAGCGTGCGCGGCCTCGCGGACCTGATGACGCTTGCCATCGAGATCGACGGGCGACCGTTGTACCAGCTTCTGCTGGACGGCGTGGACCTCGAACTGACGCTGGACCTGTCCGATAAGGCGGCGGTCAAGCAGTACAAGGAGATTCTGTGAAGCCCACTTTTCGAGCGAAGAACGGCAAGGACGACGTAGCCGACGAGGTGCTGCTGAAGCTCGTGCCCCCGCCTGACCCGGACGCCACCCGCGCACTGGCCGCGAAACTCAGCTTTGACGCCGATAAAGCGAAGCAAATCGTTGTTCCGAAGTGATCCTCTCTGCTAGATTCCGCTGCAATCAATTGCACGGAGTCTAGTCATGCCTGAAGTGCCGCAAGTCCACGAACTCGTCGTCAAGGACGAGAACGCCGAGCCGGAAAAGCGCCTGATCTTCTCCACCGTGTACGCCCCGAACCGACCCGATGCGGACGGCGAATTCATGGTCGCCGACGAGATCGAGGCAATGGCGCACCGCTTCGCGAAGAAGGGGGACATGCACTGCGTCGATGTTTTCCACGACAACAAGAACACCTCGTGCGCGGTGGTGGAGTCGTTCATCGCGCGCAAGGGAGACCCCGACTTCATCGAAGGCGCGTGGGTGGTGGGCATCCACATCCCGGACGACGACCTGTGGGACATGGTGAAGAAGGGTGAAATCAACGGGCTGTCGATGGAGGCGCTGGTGGTGCGCGAAGAGCGCGAGGTGACGCTGAACATTCCGCCGATTGTCTCCGGCATGACGACCAAGAGTGAATCCGGCGTCGAGCACGAGCACAAGTTTTACGTCGCCTATGACGACGATGGCAAGTTCCTCGGCGGGCGCACGGACATGGTGGAAGGGCATGTGCACGTGATCCTCGCGGGCACGATCACCGAGGAAGCGGGCGATACCGCGCACCGTCACCGCTTCTCTGCTGTCGATTCCATTGAAATCGTACCGGAATGATTTGTTAGGTACGAAAACGCTACCGTAAAATCCGCTCACATTTTCAGAGGCGGCAATGGCTCAAGAAAAAACGACGATGCAGGAAATGAAGAACGCAGACGTTCGACAGATCAGTCTGGTGCGTCGTGCCGCCAACCGAATCCCGATCCGTATCACCAAATCCGAAAAGGAAGAACCGATGATCGACCTGTCGAATCTGCGCCACGTATTCAAGGGCGAAAAGAAGCCGGAAGCTCCGACTATCGCTGGCGTGGTGTTCGACGCCGAGCCGGGTGAAGCCACGACCGCGAAGCTCGCGGAACTGGGTCTGGGTGACCTGTCCACCGTTCAGAAGAACGAAGACGGCACCGTCATGCTGTCGAAGGAAGTCCCGGCAGAAGGCCAGTTCAAGCTGGTCCGCCTGAGCGAGGAAGTCTGCCTGGTGGTCAAGGGCATGCAACTGTGGTCGTCAGGTCTCGATAGCTCGAAGGACTTCAACGAAGTGCTGGCCGCGTGCAGCTTCTACTCGGGCGTGAGCACCGCCACCGACGCGCTGGGCACCACGGTCCGCAACGCCTGCTACGCCTCGGAAGACCAGGCTGCTGCCGAAACGGCAATCTCCGACGCGGTGCAGAAGTTCGAGACGTACGTCACGACGCTGGTAAAGGCGGTGCCGAGCGTCGCATGGAAGCTGGAAAAGGAAATCGGTGAAGCGATCAAGGCCGACAAGTCCAAGTCGAAGGCTTCGGCCAAGGACCCGGACGGTGACGGCGACGACGATCAGGCCGACTACATCGCGGGCGGTGGCACGAAAGCAGACTGGGACGCCATGTCGAAGGACGACAAGACGAAGTGGTCGAAGGCCAACGCCGCGAAGAAGGCAAAGAAGTCCGAAGGTGAACAGACGGATGCCCCGGGCACCGCAGACACGTCGGCTACCCAGGCTGCTGCCGGTACGGAAGCCCAGACGGAAGGCGCGAATACCGCTGCCGCTGGCGCAACCGACACGGGCGCTGCTGAGGGTGCCGCTCCGGCTGCGGGCGCTCCGGTTCAGGCTGACCCGGCTGTGGCACCGCAGGCAGAGGCCCACGCTGGCTTGCTGGCGTCGATTGAATCGAGCATCGCGAAGGCGATTGCCCCGATCAAGGAAGGTCTCGAAACCCTGACCCAAAAGCACGGTGAGCTTGAAGGCCAGGTCAAGCAGGTGGCAAGCAAGGCGGATAACGCTGCCTCTGCTGTGAAGTCGGCGGTGGTTGCAGGCGCTACGCCCGGTGACGCCCCGGCTGCTGAAGAAGGTGCGCAGGAAGCGGTACGAAAGAGCGAAGCCGATACAGACCGATTCTGGAATGGCTTCGACTCCGCGTTCCACAAGCGCTAAACGCGGCTGATGGTGCTGGGCAAGTAGGCAACTCAAACAGTTTTGGACCATTCTAAGGGGTAAGAATCATGGGTATGAGCAATCAAGAAATCATCCGCAAGGCCGACATGACGCTGGCGGACCTCGCAACTGCCGGTAAGCTGAACCCGGAACAGGCTGCGACCTTCATCCGCAAGCTGATGGACACGCCGACGATCCTGCAAAGCTCGCGCGTCGTCACGATGACCGGCCCGCAGCGCAAGATTCCGAAGATCGGTATCGGCCAGCGCATGCTGCGTCCGGCAGTGTCGGCAACGGCCCTAGCAGACGTGGACCGCATCAAGCCGTCGCTCGAACAGATCGTGCTGAACACGGACGAAGTGATCGCCGAAGTGCACCTGCCGTACGACGTGCTGGAAGACAACATTGAAGGCGGCAACGTCGAAGCCGGTGCGTTCTCGTCGCCGGGTGGCCTGCACTCGACCATCGTCGCACTGATGGCCCAGCGCGCGGCGCTCGACCTCGAAGAACTCGGCCTGCTGGGTGACACGAACTCGGCTGACACGTACCTGAAGCTGACGGATGGCTGGCTCAAGGGTGCGGACCAGAACATCGTGGACGCAGGCGGCTCGACGTTCGACCGTCCGGTGATCAAGCGCGTCGTGAAGACCATGCCGGACAAGTATCTGCGCAACCGCGCAGCCCTGAAGCACTTCGTGTCGGTGGACAACGAGACGGAACTGCGCGACCGCTTCGGTGACCGCCAGACCCCGTTCGGTGACCAGCAAGTGCAGGCGCTCACGCCGCTGTACGCGCATGGCTCGCAGATCGTCGGCGCGTCGATGATGCCGTCCACGGATGGCCTGTTCACGGACCCGTCGAACCTGATCTTCGGTATCCAGCGCGACATCAGCATCGAGTACGACAAGGACATCAGCAAGCGCGTGTTCATCATCGTGCTCACGGCCCGCGTCGCGTTCGAAATTGAAGAGCACGAAGCTATCGTGCGCACCCGTAACATTTCGGGTTAAACCGTAGTCGGGTAGTACTTGGGGCGGCTCTCGCAAGGGACCCGCCCTTCTTTTTTCTTGCAATCAATTGCACAGCGGCATATATTCGCCGCGCTTTCCAATCCACGTTTGAGAGGTGAAAAATGGGTGTAACCGTGAAGAATGAAGACGCCGCAAAGGGCAAGCAGGAAGAGGCACAGGCAGCAGCCCCGGCTCGCATCGAACTGGTGCTCGCGCGGGCCAAGCGCCTGAACCTGGGCAACAAGCTGTACACCGCTGGCGTGCGCTACGCGTTCGACCAGGCCACCGCGCTCGACCTGCTGGGCCGCGTGGACAGCAACGGCGACCGCGAGTGGGCGACGCCGACCAAGGTAGCCCTGCCGACGCAGGAAGCCGTCGAGGCGAAGGTCAACGGCCCGGTCGAAGTCGTCACCGCTGAAGTGCCCCCGGCACCGGAAGTGACCGACGCGGACGACCAGACCGCTGTGGAGGGTGCCGCGAAGAAGGGCATCGAGATCATGGACGAAGGCGAAGCAGTCTAAGGACGAGGGCGGCAGACATGACAGCACGTATTGTGACGGTCGCGCAGGTGCGCACGCGGATGCAAATCTCTTCAGAGCTTGCAGCGCCCGAGGTGGACGAAGCAATCACGAACGCCATCGACGCCGCCCAACTCCGCATCGGCACGCTGATTGACTCAACGCTTCAGTCGAAAGACTTTGAAGACGTGTTTTACCTGGACTCCGACAGCTTCAGCGGGGTTCAGCCTGCCGGTCTCTACCGGCTCCGGCTTCGTTCTGGTCTGCTCAAGCCGGGCAGCGAGGCAGTGTATTGGGGTTCGGACTACAACCGGTGCACGATCCCCGTGCCCGTGCTGGACTTCCATATCGACTATGTGAAAGGCGTCGTTTCGATCCCGCGCAAGAAGTACAACGAGCGCTTTATCCGCGTGACGTTCAACGCGGGCTTCGAACCGATCCCCGAGCCGACACCGCAACCTGACCCGTCGGGCGACCCTTCTGGCGACCCGCCTCCGACCGATTCGCCGCCTCCCACTACGGATGATGGCAGCGGTACGGGGGCGGGTGGCACGCCGCCTACCGGCGATCAGGACACAGGTCTGGTGGGCACCACGGGCGACAATGCGGGCGGCTCGCCTGGCGTGACGCTGTTCGGTGACAGCGCCTACCCGTACGACCGGCTGATCAGCACGTCCGACACGCCGCTGCAATCAATTGCAGAACCGACGCCCGTGCCCCAGACGACCGACCTCGCGCCGGACTGGCTGGTGGAGGCAGTGCTGGGCTATGTACCCGCCGTGATGGCCGCAGGGCTGTCGCAGGCCGAGCAGAGCGGCACGATCAAGAACTACCAGGCCAGCGGCCAGCATGCGCTCGCGGTGGCAGCACCGTACACGCGCGACTCGCTGGGCTTCTGTCTGCGTCCGGTAATGTGACATGGCAGGCCCGCTGCTGAATATCCGGGTACAGGGCCTGCCTGAAGTCGAGGCCCGGATCGCCGCGCTCAATACCGCGATCAACCCGACGCTGATCGCCGACGAGGCGGGCGCGCTGATCTTCAACCGTATCCGCACCCGCTTTCTCCAGCAGGTCGATTCAAGCAACCAGCCGTGGAAACCCAGCCTCGCCGCGCTCACCCGCGCGAAGACAGGCCGGGGCGGCGGCACGCTCTACGACACCGGCAATCTGTTCCGTTCGCTGCAACTGTTCGCAGCAGGCCCGAATGCGCGCGAGATCGGCTCCAACGTGCCCTATGGCCCCTACCATAACTTCGGTACGGGCCGGACCCCGCAGCGCGAGTTTCTGGGCATCGGGCGGGACGACATAAACCTTGCCGAACAACTCGTAATGATGCGAATCCTGAAGGCTTTGACATGAGAGTGAATGAGAACCTGGTCCAGAAGTGCCTGGACGACATCGACGCCCGTTTGCAATCAATTGCAATTCTGAAGGGGCGCGTGCTGTTCGTGCTCGATGACGACGAAGCGCTGAACAAGATCAAGGGCACGTCGTTTCCGCAGGTCTGCTACCTGTACGAGGGCATGCGGTCGGTGGACACGAAGGAGCAGCGCGGTATCTCGTGCGAAGCGGTGTTCGGTCTCGTGATCATGACGAAGATCGAACAGCTTGCCGGGCACAACAACAAGGCGTCCGCGATTGCCCTGCTGGACGACGTACGCGCCGCGATGCGCGAGGGCCGCTCCCCGGTGGCGGCGCACTGGAAGTTCCTGGTGGAAGCCCAGGCGGCTAAGAAAGACACGGTGCTCCTGTACCTGCAACGGTGGTCCGTGCCGGTTCAACTGGTCTGATTCTTTTGTTAGGTGCACCCCGGGCCGATACACTTCGGCTCGTAACATTTCCCGGGAAAAGGAGAGCTTTTATGAGCGAAGTAAATCGTAAGTGGGACACGAAGGACCATTACTACTCGGGTCAGGGCGTCCTGATGCTGGGCGTCCGCGATGCCGTCACGGGCAAGCCGCGTGGTCTGCGGGCAGTCGGCAACGTGCCGGACCTGAAGATCAGCGTCGCGACGACCGTGGTCGAGCACAAGGAATCGCACTCGGGCCAGCGCGCGACGGACAAGCGTCTCTCGACCGACACCAAGGTTACCCTGTCGGCCACGCTGGAAAACTGGTCGCCGGAGAACATGGCTGTCGCAATGCGCGGCGAGTCCAAGACGCTCGTCGGCGGCAAGGTCACGGCAGAGCCGATCATCGGCTACACGGGCGCGATCTCCGCACTGGCGAACATTGGCGTGTCGAACGTCATCGTGAACCAGGGCGCAAACCCGCTGACGCCCTACACGGACGACGCGACGCCGTACGACTACGCGGTCAATCTCGACGCGGGCTCGATCAAGATCAACGACGGTTCAATCACGCCGCTGGACACGCTGGGCGTCGCGGTGACGGGCGTCACGGTCGGTGCCACGACCAAGATCACGGTGCCGAACACGTTGAGCACGGGTGACCAGGCGTCGTTCTACGGCTTCGACGGCGCGGACGCTGCGGTGCTGAACAACAAGACGTTCACGGTGCTGTCGTCCACGGGTGCGGACCTGACCATCGGACTCGACACCACGGGCAAGGTCATCACCGCGACGGCCACGCCGAAGGCCGTGTTCGACGGCATGGAACTGACGGTGGACTACGACTTCGTGGACCAGACGCTGACCGATTCGCTGACGCAGGCTCAGGCAGAAGTCTATCTGCGCTTCGAAGGTCTCAACACCGCCGAAGGCAACAGCCCGGTCGTCGTGGAAATCTTCAAGTTCTCGACGGACCCGCTGAAGGAACTGTCGCTGATCAGCGATACGTTCGGCCAGATCACGCTCGAAGGTTCGGTGCTGTCGGACCCGATGCGCGCGGTGGGCTCGCGCTTCTTCACGGTGCGCAAGCTGCTGGCTCAAGCGTAAGCGAAAAGCTGTAGTTTCCCGTTAGGAAGCGTAGTATCCGGGTGGGCTTAGGCCCGCCCTTTTTCATTTATAGACCCAGTTCAAGGAGTGAAACCTCATGGGTATCAAGATTGCCGACCTGCTCGCCAAACCCGAGACGGTCGAAGTTGCACCCGGCGTCCCGCTCGACCTGCACCCACTGTCCCTGTTGCAGATTGTCGAACTGATGATGAACCACCAGCACGCGTTCGTCTCGCTGTACGCCGAAGCGCAGAAGAAGGAGCCGAACTACACGCAGTTCCTGCTGGCCGCGCCGGACTTCATCGCACAGGTGATCAAGATGGGAACCGACGCGGAAGACGATCTCGACGTGATCAAGCGCCTGCCCGGCACCGTGCAATTGATTGCAATCCAGAAGATTTACAAGCTGTCGGTGCCCGACGCAAAAAAGCTCCAAGAGTTGTTGTCCGAGGCGACGGCGGCGCTGCGGCAGCTTGGCAAGAACGCCAGCGCCAGGATCGAGCAGCAGCCGCAGGCAGCAACTCAGGAAGCAGCACCGTTGACGCCATCGACCGAGCCGTTGCTCTCCGCGTAGAGGAACTGTCGGACTCATGGGTCGAAAGTGTTGAATTCCTTGCCAGTGAGGGGCACCGGTTGCAGGACATCTGGGGCTACTCGCTGCGCACGATTGATCACCTCGTGAAAGCCGCGTTCGCGCGCCGCAAGGCGTGGATGGCGACCCAGGCGACGATAGACCGGTCGGTGGCGCACACGCAGGAAGGCAAGGATTTCGTGAAAACCCTGAATGAATTACTGAAGGAATAACATGGCCGGTCAAGCAGAACTGAAGATTCTAATCTCCGTAGCGAACGAGACCGCTGGCGCGCTCCAGCAGATTCAGAACGACCTCAAGTCGGTACTCGCCGCGCTGACGAGTTCAGACCTTGGTTCTGCTGCCGCCCAGTTCGTTACTGCTGCCAAGGAAGCGAACAACCTCGCCACCGACACGAAGGCGGTCGGCGCGGCGATGAAGGAACTCAATGCCACCGCAGCCACGGCAGGCAAGGGCACGGCCACCGCGTTCGGCGAACTGGACGACGCGACCCGCGCGCTGATCACCGATGTGGGCACGGCGTCGAAGGCGCTGGCAGACCTCGCGAAGAACGCCAATGAGGCGGGGCAGGGCGGCGGTCTGCGGAAGCCGGGCGACGACGCGCGCAAGTCGAAGGAAGGCGTGGACGTACTCATTGGGTCCGTGGAGGGCCTGACGAAGGCGCTTAAGTTCGCAGCCGGGGGCTTCCTCGCCTTTGAAGCCATTTCGTTCCTGAAGGACCTCGCCGACACCGCTGCGCGCACGCAGGTGCTGGCAACCGTGCTGGACACGGTGGGCAAGAACGCGGGCTACACGTCGCAGCAGATCACCGCTGCCGACAAGGAAGTGCAGAAGATGGGCATCACGGCTGCGGCCTCGCGCGAGTCGCTGGCCCAGCTTATCTCTGCCGGACTGAACATCAACCTCGCCGCGCCGCTCGCCCGCGCGTCGCAGGACCTGGCCGTGATCGCCGGGTGGAACTCGTCCGAGACGTTCTCGCGCCTGATCACGAACATCAACCAGATGGACACGGTGGGTCTGCGGTGGATGGGCATTGTGATCGACCGCCAGTCCGCGATCCAGCACGCCACGGAAGTGGTGGGTCACGCGCTCGACGCCAACCAGCAGAAGCAGGCATTCGCCAATGCGGTGCTCGCGCAGGCCGTCACAATTCAGGGCACCTATGAAGCGTCGATGGGTGACGTGGGCAAGCAGCTTACGTCCCTGCCGCGCTATATCGAGACGCTCAAGAACTCGCTCGGCCAGGAACTGCTGCCGGTCTACTCGGAACTGGTGAAGGGCGCAATCGACATCCTGTCGTCGCTCAACGACCTCGCCGCCTCGTTCCAGACGACCGGCAAGAACGCTGACCTGTTCGGCACCGCTGCCGACCGCACCGACCAGTCTTTCCGTGGGCTCGCCGACGCGATCCACCAGACCTCTGCGCTGATCGTTCAGGCTATCCAGTGGTTCAAGGACCACAAGGACGTGCTGGTGGAGACCGGGACGGTGCTGCGCGACGTGGCTATCGCGTACGCGGGCCTGACGATCATTTCGAAGATCACGTCGCTCCTGCCGCTCTTCGTGGAAGGCATCAGCGGCGCGGTGACGGTGCTCAAGGCGCTGCGCACGGGCGCTATCGTGACCGAGGTGGCGATGGGTGCGCTCGCCGGTCCTATCGGCCTGATCGTGACGGCCCTCACGGCGCTCGGCGCGGTGGCGCTGGGTGCGTGGCTGTCGTCGTCCGATGGCGCGGACAAGACCGCTAAGTCCACGGGCGACGTGCAGAAGGCGATTGACACGCTGAAGCAGAAGTACACCGACCTCGCCGCCCAGCAGAAGCAGAACCTGGACCTCGCGCGCCAGATCAGCGACAAGAACCTGATCGCCAACGACGAGAAGGCCACCCCGCAGGCGCGCTCGTCGGCGGCGTCGGACGTGCTGACGCTCAAGCAGCAACAGGCTGACCTCCAGAAGCAGATCAAGGACACCAACGCTTCGATCAAGGAGCAGCGCGACTCCCTGATGAACGCCGACCTGTCGGACGCCCAGCGCAAGCAGATTCAGGTGATTCTGGATGGCTCCGCTGCGCAGACCAAGGCGATGGTTGAGGCCAGCAAGGCATGGCAGAACTTCGCTGAGGCCGCGCAGGCGGCAGGCATCGACGTGTCGCAGGCCACCACCGGCATCGCCCAGAAGTTCTCCGAGGCGGCGGACGTGATTGTCTCCGCGCAGGCGTTCGTCAAGGACGGCTCGGCCCAGTCGAAGACGCTGCTGAACGCGATGCTGCTGGAGTTCGAGAAGCTGGCCGACACCGTGTCGTCGCCAGAGGAACTGAAGAAATTCCAGGCGGCTGGCGAGGCCCTGAAGGCGATGGCCCAGACGGCGGGCGTGGACATCACGTCGTCGCTGAATGGCGCGATGGGGCAGGCCAAGCAGCACGAGAAGGAAGCGCAGGCCGCACTGAAGGCGGGCGGCGAGTCCGCACTGAACGAAGGCCGGGCGATTGCCAAGGCTCGCGCGCAGGCGATTGTGGAGGCCGCGCAGAACACCGCCGCGCTGACGAAGATCGCCAACCAGGCGGCGCTCGATGCGGACCAGTATGGCTACCAGCAGGGTCTGGTGAACCTCGACACGTATTACAACAAGCGTGCCGAGGTGATCAAGGCGAACGCCGCGCAGGAAGTCGCGGTGGCGAATGCGCAGATCAAGGCGCTCCAGATCGACAAGGGTGCGGCCAAGACCGGCAGCGAGCGCGTCGGCATCGACAACCAGATTCAGGCGCAGCGCGACCATATCAAGCAGATCAACGCCCAGGCCGCAGCCGACGAGTCGCGTGAAGCGATTGCCCGCGCGCAGGAGCAGGAAGCGCTGGACAAGGAAGTCGCCAACGTCAAGTTCCAGGCGATGCAGGAGACCGACCAGAAGCTGGCCGGGTCTCAGGCCGCGCTCGCGCAGCAGTACGAGGACCTGCACAAGAAGCTGGACAGCGTGAAGGGCGCGAAGGAACTGCTGGACGCCGAATACGCACGCAAGGCCGACGTGCTGGCGATGCAGCAACTGAACGACGCCACGACGCGCCAGGGCAACCTGCAAGCGACCCTGCTGGAGAACGCCCGCGCCCAGGTGGCGCTCGCGAACTCGCGCGGCGCGCTGACGGACATCAGTGCCGCCAACGCCGACAACGCACTGATCACCGCCGAGATCGAGAACGTCCGCAAGCTGATGGCGGTTGAGCAGGAGCAGGCCGAGCAGTACAAGGCGCTGGGCATGGAGAAGGAGTACGACGACGCGCGCACCAAGGCCGCTTCGTACCAGAACCAGATTCTCCAGCTTGCGTCGGCCTACCACACGCTGGGCGATTCGATCCGCACGAACTTCTCCGAGGCGCTGACGCAGGGCATCTACGACGTGATGTCGCACTCGAAGTCGATTGGTGAGGCTTTCCGGGGCGCGGCGCTGAGCTTCGTCAACTCGATCAACCAGGTTATCGCCAAGGACCTGTCGCAGAAGATCACCTCGTGGATCGTGGATCAGACGGGCGGCGAGGGCAATTCGATCTTCGACAAGCTGGCTGAAGGGCTGGGCGGCAAGAGCGGCAGGCAACTGGGTGAGGACGCGAGCAACGCGATGTGGGTGCGCTCGGCGGACGCGACCAAGCAGACCTTCACGACCAACGGCAGCACGCAGGGCGGTCCGGGACTGATGGGGGCTGTCAACACCCTCATGGGCAACTTCGGCAAGCGTGGCGGGGCTGCGATGGGCCTTGGCTCCCTGTTCAACATGGGGAACACCGCGAGCAATGACTACGGCTTCGACGCGGGCGGCGGCAACCTCGATAGCTCGACCTCCACGGGCGGCTCCGCGCTGTTCGGGCTGGGCGGCGGTGACGGCTTCTCGACGTTCCAGAGCAGCCTCGAAACCGGCCTGAATACGACGTTCACCGACCTCGGCAACACCGCGTCGAACGGCGGGTTCGGGATTGACTCGATGGGCAACGCGCTGACGACCGGCCTGAGCGGTGTGCTGGGCCAGACGCAGGACAGCTTGGGCGGGATGTTCGACAGCATCAACAGCATGTTTTCGGACGGTGGGGCTGGCGGTGGCGGCGGTATGGCGGGCTCGATGGGCGGCATGGCCGGGGGCGCGATTGGTGGGGCAATTGGCGGCAAGCAGGGCGCGCAGTGGGGGCAGATGATCGGCCAGATGGCGATGATGGCGATGATGATGCTCGCCGATGGTGGCCTGCCGTCACAGGGTCGTCGCGGCGTCGTGCCGGTGCGCAAGTTCGCGGACGGCTTCGGCATGGACGACTTCAAGCGGCTCAACCACGGCCTGATTAGCGGACCCGGAACGGGCCGGTCGGACAGCATCCCGGCGATGGTCGCGAACAACGAGTTTATCGTCAACGAGAAGGCGACGAAGGAACACCTGCCGCTGCTTTATGCGCTAAATTCCGGCCAGACGGGCTCGATCAGGAACCGCATGTCGTCTTCGATCAACAAATTCGCGGACGGTGGCATGCCTTCCGGTTTGCAATCAATTGCAAAAGGCACGGACGCGGGCGGCGGCGCACCGAAGGGTGGCAAGGGCGATGGCGGGTCCCGCTTCGTGCTGGTGGACGAGCGCAAGCGCGTGCCGCAGGCGATGTCGGGCTCTGACGGCAAGGACATCGTATTCATGCACCTGCAACGCGACGTGCCGACGCTGAAAACCATGCTGGGGATCAAGTAATGACGTGGCAAACATGGAGTGACGTACAGCCTTACCCACAGGACGCGTGGAGCGGGGAAATCCCGCCCATCCCGTCGTTCGCGGCGGTCGCCAACCTGCCGGTATGGCTGGTGCCGCCCAACTGGGATAACAGCGTCACCGAGACGTACCAGTTCCTGACGGACATCCTGGACAACCCCATCGGGGCCGAACAGCGCAACGCCAAACGGCTTGCGCCGCGTCGCATGCTCGAAGCCGAATACCTGGTCTACGACGAGTACCGCGTGGCGATGGACCTGTCGCTTCAGCGTGCGCACGAATCTGACTGGCTGCTGCCCATGTGGCACGAGGGGCTGAACTTGGTGGAGTCGCTGCGACCGGCCAGCACGACGATGAATGTCGGGGTGGGGGCGTGGCCGGACGTGATGCCCGGCACGATGATGCTGATTCTGGGCAACTACCTGACGGACTTCGAACTCGTGCGCATCGGCGGCTACGAGGGCAACATCCCCGGGCCGTGGACGATCAGCCCGAACGCCCGGTCGTGGCCTGCTGGCACCCGCGTGTTCCCGCTCAAGGTCGCACGACTCGACACCGACCCGCAGATCACCCGCACCACGTCCACCATTTCGAGGGCGCAACTGCGCTTCAGGCTGATGGAGCCGACCGTGGTGCCGCCCGCGATTCTCCAGAACTCGCTGAACGTCTTCGAGGTGATGGCGATCCCGCCCAATGAACGCGAGGACCAGACCAACGGCTACACCTACCTGCTCGACAAGCTGGATCAGCAGGTGGCGCTGCCGTTCGAATACACGACCGCGCGCTATGGCCGGGCCAGCTTGCAGTTCCGCTACACCCTGTACGGCGTCGCCGACTACTACGCGATGCTGATGTTCCTGCACGGCGTGCGCGGCTCGCGGCACCCGTTCTACGTGCCGTCGTGGAACGAAGACTTCGTGCTCCAGAAGCCGCTCATGCGCGTGGACGGGGCTATCTGCGTGAAGAAGTGTGGCTACACGCAGTACGGTTTCGACCAGGGCACCTCGACCTACATCGCAATCTTTTTCGTCGGAAAACCGCCCGTTTACCGCCGCGTCATTGCTTCGCGCGCCGAGGAATCTGTAGAATGGCTCACCCTCGATTCGACGCTCGACAAGGACTACCAGATTGAGGAAATCCGCAAGATTTGCCTCCTGGTTCTCGTGCGTCTGGATCAGGACCAGATTGAGATCGAACACATTACGGATGTGAACGGCGTAGCTGATGTGGTGCTCACGTTCAAGGAAACGTTCGAGAACCGCAACCAGCAGGCAGCAAGTAACGATGGCCCGTGGCCGATCCGGGATGTGGCCGAATGGCCGCAGCCAGACCGGTTGTGGGACACGAACCTGATGCCCGCGATGTTCCCCAACCCATAAGGCGACCCATGGCAGGCGGCTATCAGTACTCCACAAGCGAAACCTCGAATCACCAGTCCTATGAGGTCCAGCTATACGAATTCATGCGCTACGGCAAGACGTGGTTCTATGCGCAGGCGGACCGCGACATCACGATTGGCGGACCCCCGCGCCCGACCCCGAAGACGGTCAATCTCCGCATTGTGTCGGCGGGCTTCTCGTGGAACGGTGGCAACAACGCGTTCGCAGACGCCATGGGCGTGTACGACCCGCAGTCCGGCGCGAAGTACGCGGGCTGGAAGCACCGCTCATGGCACATGGGCTATATCGACCCGAACGGCGAGTTCGTCTTCGTGGACGCCTACGACAACGTGCAGACCGGTACGCCCGGCGCGACGGAAGCCGACCGCCTCGGCACGGACCTGAACCATCTGGACTCAGGTGTGACGGTGATCATCTGGACGGGCGACGAGCCCCAGTCCAACCTTACCCCGGGACTGCGCGCGGCCCTCATTCGCTGCGGCGCGCGGGGCAGCACACTCGACGCGATCCAGTACCGCAGTTCCTACATCCTCGTGGGCGTGCCGGGCGTGGGCGAGGGCAATGGCACCGAGCGGTACGCGGGCCAGGACGCCACCCTCTTTACGCCGTCTGGTGACCCCTACGCGTACACCGAAGTCACGCTGGCGGTCCAGACCCAGCCGGACCCGAACGTCACCTATGGGATCACCTACAAGGGGGTCCAGATCAGCGACGACGGGATCAAGATCAGCGGCCCAGGCGCGGACACGCTGAAGGTCACGATGCAGGCCGACACCGAGATCGCGGCGCTGTTCGTCGGCACCCCACCGAGCGGCAACGTCTGGATTCGCGTAAGGCGCTGGCAGTGGGGCAGTGTGGAGGCCCCGATTGCCGTGTACGTCGGCACGATCACGAGCGCGGACCGCCCGACGCCCGGGTCGCTGGTTATCTCGTGCGAGAACATCGGCTCCAGCTTCCAAGCCAACGGGCTGCGGCTGTGCTGGTCGCGCATGTGCCCGCACGTGCTGTACGACCAGAACTCATGCAAGGTGAACAAGGCGACCTACAAGATCACCGCAACCATCGGCCTCGCGGCCCAGGGCCAGCTTGACTGCCCCGAAGTCGGTCGCCTGCCGGACGGCTGGTTTGACGGCGGGTTCGTGGAATGGCAGATCGCCCAGGGCGTCCCCGAGCGGCGCGGCATCGACTGGCACCAGGGCACCAAGCTCTCGCTGCTGGGCTTCAGTGACGGCTTCGAGGGCGGGCAGGTGATCCAGGTGTACGCGGGCTGTGACCGCACGATCCTGACCTGTGCGAACAAGTTCAATAACGCCGACAACTACGGCGGCGTTCCGTACTTGCCCGGCAAAAGCCCGTATGATGGCGACCCGGTTTTCTAAGGATCTAAGAACATGCCAGTTATCCTGATTTACCTAGCGATTATGGTCGTGTGCATGGTGCTGTCGGTGGCACTTCAGCCGAAGCCCGCCGAGCCCAAGCCCGCCTCGCTTCAGGACTTCTCGCTGCCGCAGCCGCAGGAAGGCACGCCGCAGTGCGTCGTCTTCGGAGACTGCAACTCGGCGGACTGGATGGTGCTGTGGTATGGCAACTTCCGCACGTCCGAGGTGAAGTCTTCTGGCGGCAAGAAGTAAGGGGAGGGCGCAATGGCACTGGCTCAGGATGGGCTCGAAGACGTGCTGGTCACCACGACGCACATGCGCATGGTGCGCATCGGCGGGCAGAAGGTATGTGTCTCAGGCGGCAGGCAGTGGGCGGAACAGCGCGGGCTCGACTGGCGGAAGTTCGTGCAGCGGGGCGTGATGGCATCCGAGATTTTGGACAAGACGAAGGACGTGCTGGCTTTGCAATTGATTGCAACGGCCCGCGCAGCCGCTGAACAGGGAGTACAGGATGGCATGCGGGTTTGATCCCACAATTGGGTATCGTTACTACATGACGATGCACATGGGCCTGGCGCGAGGTCCATTGGACGAGGTTTGCCAGATCAAGGTCGGCGACAAGCTGCTGTTCACCGGCTCGCTGCGCGACAACGGCGACATCAACATCGACAAGGGCGACCTGTTCGGCGGCGACTCCGGCGAGGGCGGCATCAAGGGCAAGCTGACCGTCATGTGCGGCGAAGCGGCCCAGGGCGTGAACGGCTGGCTGCAAGGGCTGATCGGCAAGGTGCTGCCCGCCTTCCGTGGCGTCTATACGGTCGTCTTCGACGGCGAAGTCTGCGCGATGAACCCGTACCCGAAGCCGTGGGCGTTCCGTATGCGCCGCGCGCTGAAAGGGTGGATGAACGACGAGCCGTGGAACGTCACCAAGGCAATCATCTGGCTCGACCAGAAGGGCAAGACGACGAGCGGGGCAGGGTGGGAAGGTCACCTCGACCTGAACAAGATCATGGCGATGAACCCCGCCCACATCATCTATGAGTGCCTGACCAACCAGGAGTGGGGCCGGGGCCTGCCCGCGTCGCTGATCAACAACCAGTCATTCCTCGACTGCGCGGACAAGCTGTACGACGAGGGTCTGGGACTGTGCATGCGCTGGACCCGCTCCGACTCCATCGGCAACTTCATCCAGACCGTGCTCGACATGTGCGGCGGGGCGCTGTACGGCGACCGCGCGTCCGGCGAGATCACGCTGGCGCTGATCCGAGACGACTACGACCCAGCGACGCTGCCGCTGTTCGACTACAACTCGGGCCTGCTGTCGATTGACGAGTTCAATACCGCGACCATTCCGGGCGGGGCGAACGAGATCATCGTCACGTACCACGACCCGATCACCGATAGCGACCGCCAGGTACGCGTGCAGAACCTCGCAATGGTGCAGTCAGGCGGGCAGATCGTCTCGACCCAGAAGACCTATGCAGGCGTGCCAACCGCCGAACTGGCGACCCGGCTGGCCCAGCGGGACCTGCGCACCAACGCGCCGGGCCTGAAGCGGCTGACCGTCAAGCTCGACCGCCGTGGCTGGAAGATTCCGCCTGCGGGCGTCTTCAGGATTGCCGACCCGTTCCGGGGCGTCGGCGAAATGATCCTGCGCGTTGGCAAGATTGACGATGGCACCGTGCAGGACGGCACGATCACGATCACCGCCGTGCAGGACGTGTTTGGCATGCCGAAGACCGCCTTCGTGGTGCCGCAGCAGCCGGACTGGTCACCGCCTGACCCTATCGCCAAACCGGCAGAGTTCATGGCCTTCGAGGTGCCGTATGCGGACCTGCGACACAACCTGCAACCCGCCGTGTTCAACACGATCAGCGACACCTCGTGCTACCTCGGCGTGTCCGCGCTGTCGCCGTCTGCGAACACACTGAACTACAAGATTGCAGTACAAGCGGCTGGAGAAACCAGCTACACCGAACGCGGGCAGGGTGCCTTTGCTCCGCGAGCAACGATGGATGGGACGATAAGTGGCTAATGCCGTTCTAAACCGCGATATTTACTGGCTGGATACGACGATCAGCCTGTCGAGTATCGCCAACCCCGAAAACATCGCAGTGGGGCACGCGGCCATGATCGGCGCGGCGCGCAACGCTGAGATCGTACGGGTGGACGGGTGGAACCCCGACACGGGGATTCTCACCATCGCGCGGGGGTGCCTTGACACGGTGCCCCAGCGCTGGACCCGCTCCGCTCAAATCTGGTTCTACCAGGACTACATCGGCACGGACAGCCGGGAATATGCCCAGGGTGAAAGCATCGCCGTGAAGGTGCTGCCGCGCACGACGAGCAACAAACTCCCGATGGATGAATCGCCGGTCTACGGTGTCACGTTCGACGCGCGGTTTGTGCGCCCGTACGCGCCGGGCAACGTGAAGATCAACGGCAACCCGTTCTATGCGGGCGCGATTGTCGGTGGCAGCGGGGATACCACGGGCCTGAACCTCACGTGGGCGCACCGGGATCGGGTCGGCCAGAATGACAAGGTGATTGATCACCTGATGGGCGACATCGGGCCGGAAGCGGGCGTGCAGTACGTGATCGACCTGTACGGTTCGAACGGGGTCAAGTTCGCGTCGTTCTCCACGACCGACAACCACTTCGAACTGCCGTACGACTGGTTCCGGTCGAACATCACCGAGCCGGGCACGAGCCACGGTCTCGGGGTGGCGCTGTATTCGGTGCGTGACGGCTGGGAGTCCTGGCAGGGCTACAGCATGCCGTTCACGATCACACTGGACCAGATGCAAGCAAAACAGCTAATGCGGATATTGGCGAGTCCCGCCCAGTGGGATGACGGTGGCCTGATTGTGCCGCCCGATGCCCCGGACAACCAGACGCGACTATCCGCAGGTTTTATCTACGAGTGGGCCTACTACAGCGCTCTGGCGGCGGGACGCGCTGACCTCTCGTATCAGGTGGGCACGGCGATGCTGCGCGACCCGAAGACCATCACGGGCTCCGACTACGGCGTGGCAACAGCGGTGCAGGGCTCAGGTGAGACTTTACGGGAGCGGGCCACCGCGACGTTCGCCCCGGCTGCGACGGTCACCGGCTGGCCCCCGACGTACAACCAGAGCGGCGCGCTGATCCCCAAGGACATCAAGCCATTCGACACGCAGGTCTATTTCCGCGACGGCACGTCACTGGGCGGCATGAAGCCGGGCGCGCTGGCGATGCTCTCGGAAGCCAGTAACGGGCGTAATGCGGAAGTCGTGCAGGTGGTGGACATCGACTTCGCGCACGGCTCGATCAAGCTCAAGCGCGGCTGTCTCGACACGATCCCGGCGTCGCACGCGAGCGGCACGACCATGTGGTTCTTCGAGCGCAACGCGCTGGGCAGTGACGGGCGCAACTACCTCGAAGACCAGACCGTCAATACCGACCTGATCGCGCATCAGCAGCAGGTGTACGAGACCGGCGTCATGCCGGAACTGATCGAAGCGCGCAGCCACCGGCCCTACCCGCCCGGTCTGTTCCGCATCAACGATAACCCGTGGTTTGTCGGCGCGAACGTGCAGAAGGGTTACGACACGATCTTCACGTGGGAGCCCCGTGACCGGCTGTCCCAGGCGACGACGGTGGTGGACCATTTTGCAACTGATTGCAATCTGGAGCCCGGCTGCTTCTACCGGCTCACCATGAAGGCGGGCGACGACGTACTGGCAGACTACCAGGGCACCGACCCGTTCTACTTCTATTCGGCGTACCAGGCGCAGCTTGACCAGAAGATGCTGTGCGAGAAGTACCCCGGCCCGAATGGCGTGGACTACCACACGCCGCAGGTCGTGCAGGTCGAACTGACGACCGTGAGCCCGGACGGCTACGAGAGCTACCAGCCCTACCGCACCGCCATCGTCCTCGTGGACCCCTCGCTGTGGGACGGCCAACCCGTGCCCGGCTCACCGGGGCTGCGCTACAACCAGACGGCCATCGCCTACGAGATTCCCTACGCCCCGCTCGCGTCGATCTCCGGCGCGGCGGACACGCTGCGGCTGGCTAACCCGCGTATCTCGTACATCGGCACCAACTCGATCAACGACCGCAAGTACCCCTGCCCCGGCTACAAGCTGGCCTACACGGACGGGACCAAGCAGTTCGTCACCAGTGACGCGTCGTACCCGTTCACGACCGGCGTCGCCAAGGTCGAAGGCTACCCGCTGGTGTTCCGGCAGGACGGTGTGCCGATACGCCAGAACATCAAGCAACTGGACGCCTTCATGTACTGCCCGACCCTCGCGGGCACCGGCTGGGCAGTCGGCGACATGCTGTTCCTCGGGCTGGAGCTTGTCGTGATCACGTCGGTGGACCCCGCGCACGGCGTGGTGGGCATTCAGCGTGGCTGCTACGACACGATCCCGGCGATCCACGGCGCGGGTACGCTCGCCTGGCGCTGGCAGACAATCTGCAACTGGGCGGACGACGGCAAGGCGCACTACTTCGAGGACAAGGTGTACCTCGCGTTCATGCCCGACCTTCCCGGTATGACGGTGCCCCAGTCGGACACCCGCATCCTCGTGATCGCGAGCGCGCGCCAGACCCGCCCCTACCCGCCCGCGCAGGTGGTGGTGAGCGGCCAGCGCTCGATGAAGGACGGCACGCAGGGTCCGCGCCCGTGGTTCGACAGCGCAGTCATCAGCGACGGCGGTATCACGCTGTCCTGGGTGGGCCGCAACCGCATTACCCAGCAGATGACGCCCTACGGCCACACCGACCCGGACGTGGCTGAAGAGAACGGCACGACCTACCGCGTGCGCGTGATGACGCAGGGGCCGACCGGGCTGATCACGCTACGCACCTATGCCGGGCTGACCGGGCACAGCATGGAGTACGCGTTCGACGCGGCCTACTACGACCGGCGCGCGGCGATCCAGATCGACTACGACAACCTGGTCAAGAACGGGATGGCGATCTCGCCCAAGCCCAATCTGGACGACAACCACGCGTTGCTGCTGCGGCTGGAGTCGATCCGCGACGGCATCGAATGCTGGCAACCGTACGACATGTGGGTGTTCGTGGTCGGTCCGTACCAGACGCCTCCTGGTCAGGAGCCCAGTTCGAGCGGGCCGTGGCCGTCGTACCCGACCGCACCGCCGCCCTACCCGCCGCCCGGCCCGCCAGGCAGCAACCCGAGCCCCGGCACGCCGGACCCGCACAACCCGGACAGCACGAGCAATACGCCGCCCGACGAGAACAACCCGGCTGACCCGCACAACCCGCCACCTGACGGTGACCCGGGCTCCGGTAACGGTGGCGGTGGACTGCCCCCGCAGGAGTATGGCTGGGGTCTGAACTGGTCGCGCGGGTGGGATAAGGGCGAACCTTTTGTAGAAAACCCAACGGAGCCTTAAATGCCAGAAAAGAAAGCGCCCAACCTAGGCTTGTCCGAAGGTTGGGTCACGGGGGAAAACGGTTGGGGTGGGCCGATGACCGAGAACATGGTCAAGATCGACACCCTGCTACACGGCGCGGTGCAGTCGATCACGCTCGCGCAGCCGCCGCAGACCGCGCTCGAAGGGGACCGCTTCATCTGTGCGCCGAACTCCGTGCAGGCGTGGTCCGGCCATGACCTCGAAGTCGCGGTGAAGATCGAAGGCCAGTGGAAGTTCTTCAAACCGTCCTACGGGTGGCAGTTCCGTGTCAAGACGCTGGACGACAAGCTGGTGTGGTTCGACGGCAAGGCGTGGCTCGATGCAGGCACCGGAGCGCCCGTCGATCAGACCGGCCCGCCCGCCCAGAATCACTATCTCCAGTACGGCTGTTCGGCCATGTTTAAGCCGAATCCGGGCGAGCGGATTATGTTTATTCCGAACTTGCAACCCGCTATACTGCCGCCCAATGCGCAGGGATCGGCCGCAATTTTGATGCAACCGCTCGTAGAAGATGACGTGATCATCACGATTGAGCGGGCGCTGGTGAAGGTCGGCACGATCACCTTCCCGAAGGATGGGGTGAATGGCGTCTTCTCCGTGGCGACCTCGACGGTCTTCGCATTGGGTGACGCACTCAGCCTGCTTTGTCCGAACGAAATCCCGGACAGTTTTCAGAATATCGGCATCAATTTGCGGCTTACGCTGCTGGGGTAACAGATGATTCTCCACATGGATGGCTTTGCCCAGTTCAATGGGCTCTCCGCTTCGAATTTGGCGATTGCGCTGGCAAATGCGGGCTGGGTCAACCCGGTGCCGAACGTCGCGCTTCAGCCGGGGCGCATCGCAAACTCGACCGCGCTCACCTTCCAGCAGGCGACGGCTGCGGCAGCGCCCGGCGTGCGGCGCACCATCAACACCAACGCCAACATGTTCTGGGTGGGCTTCGCGTTCAAGGGCACCGAGCGCGCGCCTATCGCGAGCATCGCGGGCGTCAAACTCGACTGGCACGCCGGAATCTCGGTTGGCAGCGTCAACGGCACGGCGATCCCAGCGCGCAACGTCTGGTACTACTACGAACTGGAAGTGGACCGCGCGAACAAGAAGCTGAACATTTACGTCAACGACTCGCTAGACGTATCCGCTGACCTCGATCCGGCGATTGCCGCGCAGACCTCGTATGACCTGGTGCTGGCTCCGAACGGCGCGTACGACGCGACCAAGGCGACCGAACTGCGCTACACCGACTTCTACACGTGCGACGCGTCCTCGGGCATCAACAGCCGCATGCACCCGATGCAGATCACGACGCGCCTGCCTGACGCGGACTATGTGATCTCGGGCGGCAGCGCGCCCCCGGTATGGAGCCCGTCCACCGGCAGCGATCACTACAAGATGGTGAACTCCCTGCCCGCTGACGGCAGCAAGTACATCCAGTCTGGCGTGAGCGGCGCGATGGACCTCTTCTCGTCGTCCGCTGCCCTGCCCGATGGCTCGCAGGTGCTGGCCGTGGGCCTGATCGCCCAGGCGAAGAAGACTGACATCGACAACCGCAAGCTGGGCATGGTGTTCGGCGGACCCGGCGCGCAACTGGAAGTGGTGCAACCGACCCTGAGTACGGACTGGGCCATGTACTACGCCTTCTACGACAAGGCTCCGGGCGGCGGGGACTGGACACTGGACGATGCAGAGAACCTGCCGTTCGGCGTGGTGGTGCGTCCGTAATTTTGCAATCAATTGCACAGGGGTAAGCATGGCACTTAAAAACATGGACGGCTTCGACCACTACGGAACGAAGGCCGATACCGTCACCAATATCTCGAATGCGCTGCAAGCCGCTGGCTACACGCTGCGCAACTTCTCCAGCACGACCTTTGCACTGGACGACGGTCGCCTACCGGGCTCGCTCGCCATGAAGATGACGATGGGCGTCAACGGCGGTGCCGTGAACCCGTCGTTCTCGGCGAACCTCGTCTCCAACGACCCCAAGGTGGTCTTCGGCTTCGCGCAGAAAACCAGCGGTGGTCGCACCCGCGTGGCGCGGATCGAAAACCTCGTGGACGTGATGTGGGACACGACGACCGGCAAGCTAAGTCTGGTCGCCGGACAGGCCACGGCGATCTCGCAGGACGTGTTCATTCTCGACGCGTGGTACTACTTCGAGATCGTGATCGACAAGACGCTGAACCAGATCAAGCTGTTCGCGAACGACACGCTCGAAGCCACCGTGGGCCTGCCCGCAGGCTCGTACACGACGTACGTGCTTACGCTGGGTCAGTCTGAAGCTGCGACCGTCGCTACGACCCAGTGGATTGACGACCTCTACCTGATCGACGGCTCCAACTCGCCGGGCGGGCTCAACGACCGCCTGTCCCCGGTGCAGATCACGACGCGCTTCCCGACCTCTGACGTTGCCGCCGCGTGGAACGTGGTAGGTCAGGGTGGCGCTCCGGCGCACTACACGATTGCTGGGCGTCCGGCCACCGCCGACCCGACTGTGTTCCTCCAGACCAACGTCGCGGGCACGACCGACCTGTTCCGCTCGAACGCGGTGCTACCTGACAACAACCAGGTGTTCGCCGTGGCCCTCGTCAGCTACGCGAAAAAGGGCGACCTCGACGCGCGCTCGATTGGCCTCGTGATGACCGTGGATACGACTACCCAGGAAGTCGATATTCCGCTGACGACCTCGTACGCCTTCCAGCAGGCCATTTTCGAACAGGCCCCGGGTGCGGTGGCATGGGACCGGAACAAGGTCGAGTCCACCACTTTCGGCATCGCCGCGCGCTAAGGAGCCTCCATGTCCATTCTGATGGCAGAAGCATTCTCGACGTTCGCCCCGACCGGCGTCGCCACGGCGCTCGCCAACCTGCCGGGGGCGGACACCGCCTACCGCGTGGTGCCTGACCCGGTGGTGCCGACGCGCTTCGGGATCAGCATGGGCCAGCGCAACGGCTTCTCCGACTGGAGCCTGTCGTGGCAGTTCGGTGCGATCTTTACGGGCTCGGCCTATGGCAATGGCGTCGCGGTCGCCGTGGGCAGGTCCGGCCTGATCGCCTACTCTACCGACTTCCTGAACTGGAGCAAGTCGGCGCTGTCCGGCGTCGTCGTGGACTTCTGCGACGTGCAGTACCTGAATAACCAGTTCGTCGCGCTCACGAAGACCGGCGCGGTGTACACGTCCACGGACGGCATCAACTGGACGCTGAAGGCTAACCAGAACCTGACGGCGGCAGCGATTGGCTCGATTGACTTCGGCAACGGCCTGTACCTGATGTTCGCCGGGAGTGTCAACACGGCCTACTACACGAGCCCCGACCTCGTGACGTGGACCCAACGCGCCTTCCCGTCCGCCAACTACGGCACCTGCCGCTTCGGTAATGGTGCGTTCGCGGCAAGCGGTAACGGCACGACGGCGTTCCGCTCGACCGATGGCATCACCTGGACCTCGCAGACCGCACCCAACGGCTCCACGAACGGCAGCACGACCGGACTCATGCTGTTCGGCGCGATGAACGGTGTGCCCGGCCCGGCACATATCCGCGTGGCTGGCGCGAACACCTCGTCGTACTCGACCGATGGCGGGCTGACCTGGACGGCAATGGCATCGAATGCGCCGACCACATCGCTGACGGGTGCGGCGCTGGTCAACGGTCGCCTGATCTTCGGATTGATCGGGCAGGCGTTCTACTATCAGGCCAATGCTACGGTCGCGCCGGTAGCCGTTTCTATCGCCACGGGACGCCTAGACGGCGGAAATGGCGTGACTGGCCTGTACGCAGCCGGTGTGTACGTGCTGATGGGTATCGGCGTGTCCCAGACGCTCGACTTCACGCGCTACGATTCGATCATCGCGTCGGCGGGCTACCCCACGGACATTGCATACGGCAATGGCGTGTACGTCGCCTCCTACGGCACCAGCGCACCGCTCTACGGGGTGTACTACTCGCCGGACGGCGTGACTTGGAAGCTCGCCAAGGTGCCGACCTCCGCGTCGTCCCTGACGATGGGCAAGATCGCTTTCGGCAATGGTCTGTTCGTGGTGGGTGACAGCGGCGGCAACCTGTATAGCTCGACCGATGGTGCAAACTGGCAGATGGTCTCGACCGGCGTGCTGCCCGTGGGCCAGGTCTCCTGCATCGCCTACGGTAACGGCGTGTGGATCGCGGCAGTTCAGACCAACTCCAGCACCATTTCGGCGTACTCGACCGATGGCATCAACTGGGTGGCGAAGACCATCACGAGCATCGCGTCGGCGCGGCTCTCGATCAAGTTCGGTGCCGGTCTTTTCATTGCGGTCTACAACAACACGGGGTCTGTCTATACGTCCCCGGACGCGCTGACGTGGACGGCTAGGCTCCTGCCTAACAGCTTGGTCTCCGTGGACCATGACTACGATCCGACCTACGGATGGTTCCTCACGACCAACACGGCCAACAACGCGTGCAAGTCGGTAGACGGCATCACCTGGACCGTGCTTGCGACGCCTACCCTTCCCAGCGGCGGGGCCAACCAAGGGCTTATCACGCATTGCAACGGCATCACGTACGTCAGCCTGCCCAACGCGATCTATGCGTCGCCGTCCAGTGATCAGGTCAACTGGACGCTGCTGAACTACCCGGCCAACGTCACTTTCGGGCGCGGCGTCTCGGCGGGCGGCAAGCTGCTGATCACGAGCACCGCAGGCCACATCTGGAATTCGGTAGGCCCGGTCAGCCTGAGCCGTACGATGGCGGACACGACCAACCGCGCGATGTACACGGGCTTCAGCCTGTACGTGCCGCCCGGCTTCACGCCTGCCGCGTCCGATCACTCGATCCGGCTGCTGGGCGCGACGTTCATGGGCATGGGCACGTTCGAACTGCGCAACGACCTGTCCGTCGCCAAGGACCTCGTGATGTCCGCGCAAAGCTCGACGCGTCTCACCGTCGGTGCGGTGAACTACATCGAAATGGGTGCTGATCCGGTCGCCAACTGGTTCCGTATCTGGGTGAACGACCTGCTGTGCTACGACGGCCCGTGCCTGTCCACCGCCGCCCTCACGCCGCTGCTGATCAATGCTGGCGTGCTGTACGGCACCGACTCGTTCGTGCTGGGCAACTGGTACATCCTCGACACGCGCGGTACGTTCTGCAACACGAGGCTGGGCTCCGCGACGCGCATCATCACGCGCCCACCGACCCGCGACGTGAGCACGCAGCTTTACCAGCCGTCGCCGACAGGTAAGCCGAACTCGCAGGTGGTGGGCGCGGCGCTGGGCAACCCGGTTCCGCCGCTCGTTGTGGGGGACACCGTGGGGAATACGGACTATTATGCGGCGGACGACAACAACGTCAGTGGCTTCGCGCAGGTGTATGCGGTTGTCGTGCGCACGGTGGGCCAGAATCTCGGCACCGCGCCGCACGCGCTCTCAGCGCTCGTGAAGTCCAACGGTGTGGAGTCGGTCGTGGACGGCCCGAGCCTCGCGATCCCGAACCAGTACGGCCTCGCCGATTCGGTGTTCTACACGGACCCGAACACTGCTGCCGCATGGACCCCCGCAGCCGTCAAGGCCGCGCAATTTGGTGTTCGAATCAAGTCGTAACCGATGGCAGAAAACACCAACCTGGTGTACGTGGGAGAGCGTGTCCTGATCGGGCACCCTCCCGCGAGTAATGCGCACCTGATCGACTACGCCTACGCCGCCGAACTTCTGGTGGGTAAGGACCTGCCGCGCATATTCGTCGCGAGCCAGCAGGAGATCGTCGTCACGGGCGCGGGGGTCCAGAACTCGTCGTACCTCGCGTCGGTCGCGCAGCTTAACCAGGTGCTGATCGGTGCGGAGTACTTCCGCTTCGCCGTCGTCAACCTGCAAGAAGCCGTGGTGGTCGGCGCACCGCCGCCGATACCGCACATCGCTACCATCGCGCGTGTGGCTGAAGTGGTGGTCGGCAAGATTCCGAACTCGCCGGGTCTCGCGCAGGTCGAGAGCGTGGTGGTCGGGTCCTACCCCGCCGACGCTCTGGTGTCGCTCTACCAGTACGGCGCGCAGGTCCAGGAGGCGCTGAAGAAGGTGCCGCCGATGGTGCCGGTGGCAAGCTACTTCTCGCCGACATCGGTGCGTGAGGAAGCCCAGCAGGCCCTGACCGCCCACCCCGCACCGCTGCCGATCAGCCAGGTCTCGTCGCGCTGGTCTGTCCAGCGGGTCCTCTCGAAGCGCACCACGCCCGCGCCGTCCACGCTGTTCTCCAAGGACCAGGCGCGCGGTCTTTACCAGTTGACGACCAGGCACGTGGTGCTACCCTCGCTGAACAGCGCCAGCTACTTCGGCAAGGTGCAGGCTCATACCGAGGTGATGCAGGTCGTCAAGCGGGTAGCCGTCACCACGCCGACCAACACCTGGTCCCAGATCGCTACGCGCTCGATGGCGCACCTCGTGCTGAAGTCCCTAAGCATCGCCTACACGCCCAAGGGCTTCGTCGCCGTCGCGTCGTACCCGCAACTGGCGCTGTGCGAGGCCACCGACATGTCCGGGGTGTTCGGTAGCAAGCTGCAATTGATTGCAACGGCGCACAAGGTGCTGGTGGACTCGTTCGACTCGCTGCCTGCCCCCGTGTCCATGACCGGCCCGGTGCTCACGCGCGAGGCCGTGCAGCTTGCAATGCAGAAGGAACCGCGCCCGCTGCCGATCTCCCAGGTGTCGGCGGTGTGGGGAACCCAGCTTGCGCTCTCGCATGCGGACGCCACCGCTTACCCACCGCTGGGCAATGCGCCGTCCGTCACCACGGCAGAGGTCGTCTCCGAGGTGCTGCCGGTGCTGTCCAAGGCGGACCCGCTGACGGCCCCGCAGGACTTCTACTCGTCGGTTGAGGTGGCCCGCCAGTACCAGCAGGTCGCGCGCTACGCACCGATGGCCCTGCCGCACTCGCCGTCCTCGCTGCTGTCGCTTGCCCAGAGCACGCTGACCCGCGAGCAGGTGCCCGCGCCCTTCGGTTCGGTCCAAGCCAAGCAGGCATCGCTGGGCTGGCTGATGGCGCACCCGATGACGCCGCCTTACCAGATGTACGATCCGGCGAAGTCCGCCTACCTCGTGCAATTGGCCCGCAAGTCGATCCAGTCCTCGAAGGCGGGCTTCGTCGCGCCCGGTGACATGACCGACGTGCTACAGCGTATCGACGCGCTGCGCGTGGCCGTCGCGCTGGTCGCGAGCTTCCCGGACCCGATGATCCCGGTATCGCTGGGGCAGGTGAGTTCGACGCTCGAAGTGCTGGCGGTCGCGGCTACCTACCCGGACCCGCTGCTGCCCGTGTCGATTGAGCAGGTCAGCGACGTGGTGGAGGCAATCGCGATCAGCAGCCCGTACCCGGACGCGTCGGAAGGGGTGCTGTACCAGGTGGAGGAATTACAGGTCGTCACGCTGATGGCAGGTGACTACCCGGACAAGGACGACCCCCAGACGGACTACCTGACGGACGCCCTGATCGAAGTGGTGGCAACGACCGGCACCTATATCGACAAGGACGAGCCGCAATCGACCGTTACCGCGTCCAGCGTCTCGGAGGTCATTGCGCAGGGCGCGGCCTACCCGGACAAGGACTCCCCGCAGTCCACCGTCTCCGCAGACGCGGTGGCCGTGGTCACAAGCCAGTCCGCCGCCTACGAGGACAAGGACACGCCGCACTCACTGGTGGCCTCGGATTACGTCGGCGCGGACGTAGCGGTGTCAGCGGTTTACGTGGACAAGGACCTGCCCCAGTCCAACGGACAGACAGCCGGTCTGGCTGAGACCATCGCGACCCGCGCGAGCTATCCCCCGGCTCTCGCAGGCTACTCGACCGTCCAGTCGGACAACGTGTGGCTGGTCATGGCACAGCAGGCGCAGTACGGCCCGGTGGACCAGTTCAAGCGGCACCAATCGGTAATTACAGTCACGTATTCCTGACGATCCTACCTAAAACGTTGTTAGGTACAGGGCGGTCCCCGTAAACTTCGCGGCATCCAAAACCGCGCTTGCGTTGCAATCAATTGCAACCGGGGACCAGACCTGATGCGATCCAAAGACGAGTGCTGCACGATGACCCCGCTCCGTATTTTTGTGGGGCTACAGACCGTCGTGCTGGCGATTGCCTCGCCACTCCTTCCTCAATCCATCGTTCCTGAGCTTCATGGCTGGCTGTGGTCCGTCCTGCTGGGCATCAGCGGCACGTGGCTCGCCTGCATGGGCGTCTCCGACCGATACATCGGCGTGCGCTGGCGCGGTCTGGGTACGCGCACCTGCCGCCTGTATGTCGAGCACACCGCCAACTGGCGCGTCGGCAGCTACTTCTATTCGGGCTCGGTGTGGGCCGGGCTGCTGTATAGCGCCGTCGAGGCGGGGCAGGTCGGGGTGGTGGAGTTGATGGCACCTATGTTCGTCGGGCTGATGTTTCTGCTGGCGTTCCGTGATGCACATTGGAAACGGGGAAAGGTGCTGGCGCGATATGAAATTCAACAATCGACAAACTAGGCTGATCGCAATCCTGCTGGCGATGGGCTACGCGCAAAGCGTGCTGGCCGCTGAGATCGTCATGGGGCCGATGGGCATCGCGTGGGTCAAGTACGGCTACGTCGCCGTGATGGCTACGTGGGGCAGCGTTGCGTCACTGCTACAGAAGTTCTCCAAGGGCCACGACGCGAACTGGAAGCTGATCGCGATCACCGACGTGGTGAACGGCAACCTGGCGGCGACGCTGGTGTTTCTGGGCTGCGAGCACTTCGCGATGCCGGGGCCGCTGGAGGCTATCTGCTTCACGCTCGGCGGGTTCGGCGGTGCGCACTTCATGCTGCGGGCCTACCGGAAGTTCGTCGCGACGGCAGATTCGTTTGTGACCAAGGTAACCGGGGGTAGCGATGGCAAAGCAGGTCAATAAGCTGGGGCTTGGCGGGCTTCAAATCCTGAAGCACTACGAGCAGGGTCCGAAGGGCGGGTTCGCCCCGTTGCCGTATCAGGACGACGCGGGCTACTGGACGTGGGGCTACGGCCACAAGCAGGAGAAGGGCGAGGCGCTACCAACCGCGCCGCTCGACTCGGCGGGGGCTGAGGCGTTATTGACGAAGGACGCGCAGGCCCGCGTGGACATCGTGAACAAGCACGTCACCGTGGCGCTGAACCAGAACCAGTTCGACGCGTGCGTGTGCCTGGTGTACAACATCGGCGAGGGCAACTTCGCTACGAGCACGCTGCTGAGACTGCTGAACACGGGGCTGTATGCGAGCGCGGCTGCACAGTTCGCGCCGTGGAACAAGCTGCGCGACAGGAAGACCGGGCAGCTTGTGGTGGCGGGTGGTCTGGTGTCCCGCCGCAAAACCGAAGCGCTGCTCTTCACGGACGGCGTTGTGAAGTTTTTCAACTGAAAGGAGTAGCACATGAGTGGCGATAATCCGCATCCGGGCGTAGCCGATCCCATTGGCCCGAAACTGCACTACCCGTACAACTCGGATACCCCGACGCGTGCGGTTGCCATCGTCCCGAACGATGCAACGGACCTGCCGAACCCGGCCATCGCAATCAAGGTCGGCGGCGCTGGCAACATCGCTGTCACCACGATTGGCGGCGACAATGCCGTGATCGCCGTGGTAGCTGGCGAAACGCTGCGTCTGGGCGTGACCCGCGTGAAGGCGACCGGCACGACCGCAACCGGACTGGTGTCGATCTACTAAGCGTCTGCAATCAATTGCAAAACGCTTGACCCGGCAGGTGAGGCCCCGCACAATCGCGGGGCTTTTTATTTGGAGGCCCAAACCATGCCATTCGTGCTCGAAATCTTCGTCGCCCTGTTCAAGGACGTATTCGCCAACCTGCTGCGGGTGCCGCGCTGGGTGTGGTATGCACTGGGCACGCTGGCCGTGTTTGGGGCGCTGCTGTGGTACGGCCACCACGAGTTGAACGCCGCGTACGCGCGGGGCGTCGCCGATACCACCACCAAGTATGAAGCGCAGGCCGCGCAGGAGCGCACCCAGGCAGCACAGGCCCAGTTCGCGCAGCTTGTCCAGTCGAAGACCGTCAATCTCCAGCTTAAAGCCGACCTCGCGAAGGCCCAGGCCCGAACCGTCCAACTCCAGAAACAGAAGGTGACCGACTATGTTACGCCTCACGCTGATGTTGCTTGCCGCATTCCTGCTGGCTTCGTGTACCTCCACGACCTCTCGCTTGACCCCGGCGACGGCAGCGTGGCCGGAAGCCGACCCGTCGATGTTGACGCCGCGACCAGCGTTACGCTCTCTGAAGTCGCTGACATCGACCGATTCAACCTCTCCGAAGCCCGCGAGCGAGGCGCAGTAATCCTCGCGTGGCAGCAGTGGTATGGCAAGAACAAGGAACTGTTCGATCAGGCTCTAGCGTCGATGGGGCTGTCGGCGAGCGAACCGCCCGGATTGCAATCAATTGCAAAGTAGGCTGTTTGACAAAACCGTAAATTGCGCTACAATGTGTCTATCGGTAACGCAAGGAGTGCGACACCCGTGATTCGAGAATTACCGCCTGAACAGCGCGTCCCCGTCACCCACCTGGAACAGTCGGTCTGCTGGAAACGCACCGGCATGTTCACGCAGCACATGTGGTGTGGTGGCATTAGCTGGGCTTACGCGTGGAAGTCGCTGCGCACCATGCAAGCCAATAACGACAGGGGGCGGCTCAATGAAGCAGAGAAAGACTTCATGGCCGCGCTGGAGCAAACCCTGATCGACCAATTCCTTAAATAGTCCGACATGGGGTAAAAACATGCTGGTTATCGTCAAGGTCAACGGGTTTCCTGTGATCCATCTGGTCGAGGCCCCGACCACATTCGAAGCGAGCGACAAGGTGCTGGCTTGCCTGAACCCGCCGCCGCATGCTACTACGTTCGCACGCTTAGCCACCCCGGAAGAAATCCGACACCTCAAGGTCTTCACCGGCCTGTCAACCTGCCACTAGACAACATGTTCGAGAGCGCCCTCAAGAGCGGTATTCCAATCATCGGTGTCCATACCGACGACCTCGTAAATCTGGAAGCCGTGCTGTACTTCTACGCGAAGAAGCAGCCGGTCGAACTGGCGGAAAACTCTGCCACCTCCAAGGCCAAGCTGCCCGACCGGCTGTACTACACCGACGAGTTTCCGCTGCTGACGGTGGACCTGTACAAGAAGCTGCTGAAAGACGAGCGGCAACTGGTCTTCCTGAACCCGGACAAGGAGTCGTCGCTGATCTTCGACGTGGGCAGTCTGCCGACGCCTACCGCGATGATCGAAGAATTCCTGCTGGAGCACGTGGAGCCCGAGAACCTGGCTGACGTGATGCAGGCATGCAAGGGCCTCTCCCTGAAGGCCGTGGGCGAACTGCTGATGTTCACGCAGGCGCGCACCGGCTCGTCAGAAGCCAAGGCGATCCGCGCGTCGCGCATGATGCTGGGCAAGTCCGCACAGGGCCTGTATCCCATCGACGTGACGTTCGACTTCTACGACTACCCCGAGCGGATTCAGGACTGGCTGGACCTCAACACGAAGTACTTCCTGGACAAGGCCGTGCCGCACATGCTGCGTCCGCGTGGCCTGCTGCTCGACGGCCCGCCAGGCACTGGCAAGACCATGGCGGCGAAGGCCATCGCCAAGGGTCTCAGCGTGCCCCTGTACCGGCTCGACGTGGCGACGACACTGAACCGCTACATCGGCGAGTCCGAAGGCCGTCTGGCCCGTTCTCTGGCGATGGTGGAGCGCGAGTCGCCGTGTGTGCTGCTGCTGGACGAGATCGAGAAGGTGTTCAACGACAGCGCCGACTCGCAGGGCGTGACCTCGCGCATGCTCTCGCAGATGCTGTGGTGGCTCTCCGAGCACCAGTCGCAGGTGATTACGATCATGACGACCAACGACCAGTCCGTGATCCCCGAGGAACTGTACCGGCCCGGTCGCGTGGACATGGTGATCAAAGTGGCCCGCCTGTCGATCAGCGACGCCGCCAACTTCACGGCGCGCGTGTTCGAGTCGGTGATCGGCGAGAAGCCGACGACCAAGCAGTTCCACCTTATCCGTGAGGAACTGAAGGCGAGCGGCGAGCCCGACATCAGCCACGCCGAGGCGACCGTGATGGTCTACGACCTGATCAAGCGCAACGGGTGGTTCAAGTCGTTCCTGAAATAATCCTGTTTGACAAACCCCGACATTGTGTTAATATCCATTGGTGCAATGTCGCACACACAATAAATGCAAGGAGTGCATCTTGAACGACTACCTGAAGAACCTGACCAGCAACCTGCCCGAACAGGTCGTTTCGCCGTCGAGCGGCAACGTCTACCTGGTGGTGGCCGAGAAAGCGGGTGCGAAGCTGGCGGTGAGCGTGATGCCGACCGTGAACGAGAAGGCGAAGTACAAGGACAAGACCATCGCGAGCGCGGGGCTGACGGTTCGCTTCATGGAAGTCCCCGCGACGCCGGGCGACTCGACCTCGGTGTTCACCGACTTCGTGGTGCGCGGCAAGGACGCGTTCAAGCACGGCGAGCAGATGATTCACGGGCTGCGCGGCGAGAAACACTACCTGCCGGTCTGTTCTTTCCCGTGCTCGCCCTACGAGTTCCTGGAGTGTGTCGAATCGCAGGACTGCGGCGCGCGCATCGCGGCGTGGATTGCCGCCCGCGTGCAGGCCAGCGAAGGCACCCTGAAAGTGGCCGAAGACGCGCTCGTGAACATCGTGCTCTCGAAGATGTTCGAGGTGCCCAATGAGCAGGTGCTGCTGTTCAGCGATCCGGCTACTATCGCGAACCCGTACAAGGCCGCTGCCGCAGCGCCTGCTGCCGAGCCAACGGACCCGAGCGTGCAGGAGTTCAAGGACGCGTTTGGCAAGATGTTCGGTGAAGGCAAGCTGAAGCCCGCGACGCCGGGTCAGGAGGCGTTTCTGAAGACGGTTGGCGACATCATCGGTGCGAGCCCGAACCCGGGTGCTGGCGACCCGAACGACCCGACGACGCCCGCAGGCAAGCTGGTTGCCGAGGCGTGGAAAGCAGCGGGTGGCAAGGTCGATGCCCACGGCAAGATCATGCCGCCGAACGACCCGAACATCCCCGCCTATGAGCAGTACGTGGCGGAATGCAATGCTGGCGGTGAAGAGCCGGATTCGTTCGAGGACTGGAAGAACCAGAACGACCTGTAAGCTGCAATCAATTGCAGTTCATAACAACTAGGACCAAAAGGTAAAGAAAATGCGTGTATTGCTCGTCTGGCAGGAAGTGCCGGACTCCATTAGCTTCGTCGTGCTCGACAACCCGTCCGATGACGACCTCGCGGTGCTTCAGACCGCCAGCGGCGCGTACATGGGTAGCCACCGCTCCGACGAACAGGAACTGGCGCTGGAGAAGATCAACCTGGCAATGGGCGACCCGGAGCGCTCCGCAGGTACGACTGACCCTGAATTGACGCCGTGGAATGCGCGTTGGTTCACGGGCTTGGTGCCGGAAGAGTCTCTGCCGACCATCGGCCAGATCGACAAGGTGTTCACGTGCGGGGTGCTGCTGTGAGACTCGTGTCCACCTACCAGAAAATCCAGAAGCTCGCCAAGCTGACGCGCCACGACGTGACCGCGTGGGAGCACGGCTTCATTCTCAACGTGGTGGACAAGGCCGAGCGCGCGGTGGCGGCAGGGCAGGTCACCGCCTTGTCCGACAGGCAGCTTGAGCACATCGAGGCGCTGTACACCAGGCACTTCCCGGAGGAACACGGCTGTGTCGCATAAGTGTGGGCAGTGTGGCGTGAAGTTCAACAACGCCAAGCAGGCGAAGTGTGGGCGTCCGGTGTGTCCGGCCAGACAGGCTGTAGCCGTGCTGGCGACCACGCGTGACACCTGGGGCCTGCCCGACGCTGGCGAGCCCGCTGTGAGCCCGGAGACGGGCCGCAAGGATGCTGGTCATGTCGGCGCTTGACTACAAGGCGCTGCGTATCGGGCTGACCTACGCCCGCGCTGCCGCGTCGCTTTCCAAGGACGACCGCAAGGTAGGCGCAGCCGCTCTGGGACCCCGCTACGAACTCCGTCAGTCGGCCTTCAACGGCCTGCCGATGGGTGCCCGCGATGATGTACCCGAGCGTCGCCAGAAGCCGCTGAAGCTGCACTGGACCTGCCACGCCGAGGAAAACATCGTGGCGCTCGCCGCGCGTGCCGGGATCAGTCTGCAAGACTGCACGCTGATCGTCACCGAGTTGTATCCGTGCACAGTGTGTGCGCGCATGAGCAGTCAGGCCGGTATCATTCGGGTGCTCGCACCGCGCATGGTTCCCGGCGAGCAGAATGCCTATTGGGAAGAGCAGGCGGCAATCGCCGCCGAGATTTACCGAGAGGTAGGGGTAGAAGTTCAAATCTTCGAAGAAAAGGACCATCAAAATGCGCAATAACTCGAAACTCATGCCTGACGGCACCATGCCCAGCAAGCCCCGTATCTCCGGCAAGCCGGTGTTCGTGGACGGTCGCACCAGCAGCAAGTCGTATCTCGTCGTCGCGACGCGCGCCGATGTCGTGACCTACAACGCCGTGGGCGTGCGCCGTCTTGGCGAGGACCAGTACAAGTTCCACTTCTGGCCGTCCGACAAGGACTTCGGCATCACGCTCGACCCCGAGGTCCGCTATGAGCGCTCGGCAGGTCAGTCAGCCTGGGCGTACGTCGGCGCGGTGCTGACCCGCACGAAGATGATCGCGCTGATCGACGCGCTGCGAGCGATGGACGGCATCAACTGTGCACCCCGCGACCATATCCTGACGGCCCTGATCAAGGGCTACGTGCCGGACGAAGCGGAAGCTGCTGAGAACCCGAAGTTTGACCCCGAGGCATTCGGCCAAACCTCGTCGCTGGACGAAGACTGATCCGGGTTTACCCGACAGCAGGGCGGGCTTCGGCCCGCTCTTTTTTGCAATTGATTGCACAGCGCTGAACCCGCTGACCGCCCGGTAAGGAGTACCGTGAAAGTTTCGACCGCTAAGAACGTCCAGAGCGCTGGACCGTCCATTGTCCTATCCTACGTTGACCTGATGGATGGGGATGTCGTTGCAGGGCTCGTGCTCTCCAGAATCTGCTTCTGGGCACTCCCGAATCCCAAGACCGGCAAGAGCAAGCTGACCGTCTATCGAGACGGCAAGATGTGGCTCGCCAAGTCCCGTCCCGAGTGGCTGGAAGAAGCCCGCGTCACCGACATGATGCTGCGTCGCGTTTTGCCGAAACTGGAGCAAAAAGGGCTGATTCAGACCGCAAGATACAAGCATGGCGGTTCGCCCAAGGTCCATATCTGGCTCGACGTGGAGCGTCTTACGGAGTTGGAACACGCCCAGACCCCGGCCAAACAACAGGTTCCATCCGGTCGAAACAACGGATTGGATTCGGGTGTTTCAACTGAATCCTTACTACGTAACACACTGGGTACAGACACTGTTAACAACAAAGAAAAATCTTTAGCGTCTGACGACGCCAAGGAATTTTTAAAAACTGGAAACCCGTTTTCAGGGAAAACGAAAAACGAAAACCCAACCCCTGAAAGCGGTGAAGAAGTAAACCTGGAAAAAATTGAAAAAGGGGAAAGCGAATTGCCTCCGAAACCGAAACTCACGAGTTCCGCAGCCGTCGTCGCGGCCCTGAGCGCCCAGCAGGAGCAGAAGGCGACCGCGCCCGCTGCCGGGCTGAAGGGCAAGAACGGGATGCTGCTGCTGTGGAAGAAGCGCATGTCGGTCCTGTACGAAGACGGCTGGAAAGAGCCCACCGGCAAAGAGATCGGGCAGATGGGCCAGCTATTCGTCAAGCTGGTTGGGCTGAACCACGACCCGATAGCCGTGCTCGACCACGCCCTGCAACACTGGTCCGCGTTCGCCTACAAGGCCAAGACCGACAAGGCGCTGGGCTCGGCCCCCGTGCAACCGCTGATCGGGTTCATCCTGTCGCATTACGACTCGCTGTTGCAATTGATTGCAAAAAGCGTTCCGCAGCAACCCGCACCGTCTGTGGCGAAGACCGCATATACCGTGCCGAAAGTGTTTGACAAACCTAAAATTGTGAATTATGATTCAGATATAGGGCCAAAATCGGCGAACGAGTCGCCAAAGGCCCCTGATTCCACCGAGAGCGATAAACCCAGTGAAGAGCAGAAAGCGGCTGCGCTGGCGGCGTTCTACAAAAAACTTGGAGGTTGACCTGGCACCGTGCAAGTTGCAATTGATTGCACGGCATACCGTCAACGGGGCTTATGCAAATGACTACCGTACTTGATCCGATCCGCCACCGCACGATACTGGACGACATCGACCATATCTGCCAGACGGCGGGCATCAGCCAGTACTTCCTCGCCAACTCCATGATGGACGTGTGCGGCCCGGAAGAGGTGGAGTGGGTGCGCCATTTCCCGAAGAACCGGGCCGTCAGCGCTGGTCTCGTGCTCACGGACGGCAGCAACGTCAGCAACCGCATGATGTACATGGCGGGTGCGCTGATCCGCAACTTCACCGATGCCCGCGTGTTCCCGATCAACACGGTGCTGCGGCTCGCGAAGACCGGTGAACTGCCGACCCCGACCGTGATGCTGATCCCGAACCTGTACGTGAAGGCGGGCGGTAGCGCGAAGGGGCTCGCCCACTGGGACGTGCAGGCGATCTACGACGTGCTGCTGGAGCGCCAGGCGGCAAGCAAGCCCACCGTTCTGTTCATCGAGGACATGGACGCCGTGTCGCAAGCGTACGGCAACGTGTTCCGTGATTTCCTCGAAAACAACTACAAGATCGTCGGCTAAGGCCAGATCGTACTACCGGACCAATTTGGGGTATGTCAAACTTTCAACTAGGGTTGAAGGCGATCCGACGCCTGTGCGAAGAAAAAAGCGCGCTTCACTGGCACAAAGCCAAGCTATCGGACCAACTCTTCAACGGCGACTACGAAATGGCGGTCTTCGGGTGGGTGCACCACCACGTCACCGCCTACAAAGCACTCCCGGCGATTGAAACGCTTCTCCAGAAGTTCCCCGAGTTCAAGGACATCCCGACGCCTGAACCGGCGAAGTATTACCTGGACCTGCTGGACAACCGCTTCGCGTACAACCTGATCGACCGGGCGAACATCAACTCGCAGGCGATCCTGAAGGAGAACCCGAAGGCCGTTGGTAAGGCCAAGGCCGTACTTCAGGAAGCCGTCAACACGATCACCCAGCAACAGCACCGCACGCGTATTCTCGACCTCGGGTCAGAGGGCGCGGAAATGGTGATCAACGAGTATCACAACGTCAACGACCAGAAGCCGCCCATCGAGTTCGGCTGGCCTACCCTGGACCTGATGTGCGATGGGGCAGTCGGCGGTGACGTGATCTCGTTCGTCGGTCGCCCTGCCTCGGGCAAGAGCTTTATGAGTCTGTACGGGGCTATCCATAACTGGCGAAAGGGCCGCAATATCCTGTTCGCTTCAATGGAAATGAACGCGCTGGCGATTGCCCAGCGTGCCGCCGCGATGTACGCGCACACCGGCCTGACGCAACTGAAGATGAAGGGCTACGCGACCAAGCCGTACAACGCGTTCATGCTCGGCATGGGGCAGATGGCCGACGAGTCCGCCAAGTTCTATGTGCTGGACGGCAACCTCGCGGCAATGGTGGACGACATCTATCTGCTGGCCGCGCAACTCCAGTGCGAAGCGGTGTGGATCGACGGCGCGTACATGCTGAAGCACCCGAACATGCGGCTCGACCGCTTCACCCGCGTGGCTGAGAACGTGGAGTCGATCAAGCAGGTCACGACCGACCTCGAAATCCCGACGTTCTGTTCGTGGCAGTTCAGCCGCGAGGCGACCAAGAAGAAAGTCGCGAAGCAGAAAGTCGGCCTCGAAGACATCGGCTACTCGGACGCCATCGGCCAGATCAGTTCGGTCGTGCTGGGCCTGATGCAGGAAGAGTCCATTGAGACGAAGCAGCAGCGCCTGATCGACATCCTGAAAGGCCGCTCCGGCGAAACCGGCCAGTTCTCGATCAACTGGGACTTCGTGGGGATGAACTTCAACGAGTGCGCTAAGGTGCTGACGTTCTCGGAAGAAGGGGACTTCACCGGCCTGTAGAATTGCAATCAATTGCAAAGGCTCCTTGTTAAACTGTTTGACAAACCCCTATGCTTGTGTAAAATGAAGGGGTGGGTAAACTGACAACAAGGAGCCTAAATGGGCCTCAAATTTCATCCGGTAGCGCAGCACCAAGAAGCTGTCGCCGTTCAGGTGCAAGACCAGGCACCGGTCGCCAAGACCAAACTCCACGCCGCAGGCACGCAGGTCGCCCAGCCGGTCACCGCGATCCAGCTACACGTCGATGAACTCGTGCAGATCGAGCAGTGGCTCGCTCAGGACGACATCGCGAAGATGCTCAAGCGCCAGACCGAGCTACGCAAGATTCTGTCGGCACACGCCAACGAGAACTTCGCCGACTCCGAGCCCGCCGTTATCTCCGGCACCCACGGCAAGACCGTGACGTTCTCCGCGCGCAAGGAATCGACCGAGATCACCGACCGCGAAGCGATGCGCAAGGCCCTCGGCGAGACTTTTGATGCGGTCGCCACCGTGTCGCTCACCGACATCAAGAAGTACCTCTCCCCGGTCGAGATCGACACCTTCTCGAAGAAGGTTCCCGGCTCGCGCAGCTTTGCAGGATTCAGCGAGTAAGCCGTGACGCCCGATCAGGCCAAGCAGTTCATCAAGGCACTGGGCGGCAAGCCCCAGCACGACGGGGTGTGGGTCCGCTCACCGTGCCCGCTTGCGCCCTTCCTGCACCAGTCCGGCAAGGACACACACCCGAGCTTTGCCGTCAACGTGCAGGAGGGACAGCGTGCCTTCTTTCACTGCTTCACGTGTATGTCCGGCAGCATCGAGCAGCTATTGCAGACGCTCGAAATGTACGCCGCCAAGGATGCCCCGTACCAGACCAAGTACGACTTCAAGACCGCCCGGCAGATCATGGACGACGAAGAGGTCGTGGTCATGCCGCTGCCCGCGTTCTCGGAGTTCGGCGCGGCGGCGGACAAGACATTCGTGGAGTGGCCGGAGGGGTTTCTTGAAAACTTCATCGAATGGAAGTACAGCAAGGAGTGCGTGCTGTACATCAAATACCGGGGCATTCCGTACGAGCAGGCCGACGCGATGGGCCTGCGCTACGACCCGCTGCGCCGCATGCTGGTGTTCCCGTTCCGCACCGTGTATGGGCGGCTCGCGGGCGCACGGGGGCGGTCCTGCCTGTTCAATGCGAACCTGAAGCACTACGACTACACGTGGAACGAGGTCAACAACTCGAAACTCGTCTGGTACAACGAGCAGGCGCTGCAACTGATGCAACCCGTCGTGATCGTGGAAGGCCAGATTGACGCGCTCGCCGTGCAACGGGTCTACCCGGCAGTGATGGCGAACCTGACGGCCAAGCCGACCTACGAAAAGATGCGCAAGCTTCAGGACGCGCCCGCTGTCGTAACGATGCTCGACAACGACTCGACCGGCGACGCGGCGCGTGCGAAGTACGAGGAATACTTCATCGACAAGGGCATGACGTACGCGCACATCATTCCGCCGAAAGAGTACGACGAGAACGGCAAGCTGGTGAAGAATGACCCGGACAAGCTGGGGGTGGACTGGATCAGGTCGCAGCTTGCGCAGCTAGAATTGGTTTGACAAACCCAGCCTTTTGTATTAAATTCTGTTTTCCACGTTCCGCCGTGGAGCCCCGACCCGCCTGGGTCACAAACCTTGGAGAAAAAGATGGCAGTTACATGGATGAAGCAGGGTGCAGCGTCCGCACAGGTGGCGCAGCAGGAGGAAGCCGAACACGCGCTTCGCAAGGAGCAGCAGGGCAAGATGTTCCGGTTCTTCCTGGATGACAAGGAAGAGGCCCAGATTACGTTTGTGGACGGCGCGCTGAACGAACAGGGTTTCCTGGTGCCGCCGCGTTTCTACGAGCACGGCCTGAAAGTCAACGGCAAGTTCCAGACGTTCGTGTGCCCGCAGAAGTCCGACCCGGATGCTGGTCACCAGTGCCCGATCTGCGAGCAGGGCGACCGCCCGTATCTGCTGTCCGTCTTCACGATCATCGACCACCGGATTCGCAAGGCGCGAGACTCGGACAAGACCTACCAGCACACGCGCCGCATCTTCGCCGCCAAGCCGCAGACCTTCGAAATCCTGAACAAGCTGGCGCTGAAGTACGGCGGTCTCGCAGGCAAGACGTTCGACGTGTCGCGCGTCGGCGACAAGGCCCCGGCAGTCGGCTCGATGTTCATGCCGATTGGACAGACCGACATCGCGATCCTCCAGCAGCAGTTCATGGAAGACGTGCTGGGTCAGGACGGCAAGCCGACCGGCCAGAAGAAGACGTACTTCGTGCCCGCGAACTACGAGCAGGAGATCGTGTTCCAGACGGAAGTCGAATTGCGCCAGATGGGCTTCGGCAAGTCGATGGGCGGCATGGGTGGCGGCGGCTACAGCGGCTTCCAGGCAGGGCAGGGCATGGGTGGTAACGGCGGCGGCTTCAACGGTGGCGGGGGCTTCAACCCGTCGCAGACCTCGCAGGCGTCGCACGCCGCAGCAGGTGGCTTCAAGCCGGGCGGTCTGCCGGGTGGGATGTCTCCGGTTGGCGGTGCAGCGGAAACCCCGCAGCAGCCCGTTAATCAGGGCATGCAGCCGCTGGGCGAGGCACCGGCACAGTCGAAGCCGTCGAACCTGTCGTTCAGCGGTGGCAAGCCGGTCGGCGAGGCAAGCCTGCCTGCTACCAACTTCGGCGGTGGCGCGGGTGCGCCGGGCGGCATGGTGGACTGGTCGCAGCAGCTTTGATCCTATAACCACAGGGGCCGGGGCAACCCGGTTCCGCCCGATATGCACAAACTGCTGACAGAACTCCCCATTTCGACCGCTGCAATGTCGGTGTACCCGTACTCGCCGGGTCTCGAAGCCATGTTCCGGTTCGTGCCCAAGATCGGCGAGCCGTTCAACGCGGCAATCCGCCGTGGCAACTGCCTGCTGGTGCCGCGCGAGCTTGCACCGACGAGCAAGGACGATCAGCGCGTGTGGTACACCCCGCAGCCGATGGCCCACCACGTGCAGCCGCGTGATGACGACCAGGCGCAGGTGATTGCGAGTGTGATCGAGGCGCTGAGGTTGGGCCTGAGCCACATCTGTGAGGCCCCGACCGGATTCGGCAAGACGATCATTGGCGTCATGGCCGCAGCGGACATCGGCCAGCCTACGCTGATCCTCGTGACCAAACAGGACCTCGTGCATAGCTGGCGCGACACGCTGCTGAATGTGTTCAAGGTGCCTGAGTCGCAGATCGGCCACGTGCAGCAGGACAAGTGCGTGTACGAGGGAAAGCGCTTCGTGATCGGGATGGTTCAGTCGGTGGTGATCCCCGACAAGTACGACTACAAGTTCTTCAGCTACTTCGGCCTGGTGATCTTTGACGAGGTGCACCGGATGGCGGCGGACTATTTCCTCACCGCGTGCGCGCTGTTTCCCGCCAAGCTGCGTCTCGGGCTGTCGGCGACGACCAAGCGCGCGGACGGCAAGTGGGAACTGGTCGAGGCGCACATCGGACCGATCCTCGTACGCGGCACGCAGGTGCCGATGAAGGCGAAGATTCTGGTACGCAAGACCGGCTGGCGCAAACCCGGCTGGATGAAGGCGACACCCGGCAAGATGATGGCCGTGTCGAAGTTGCAGGCCCAGGACTTCGGGCGCAACTGGCATATCGTGGAGTTCACGCAGGCCGCGTTTGCGGCAGGCCGGACGACCGTGATCATGAGTGACCTGATAGACGACCATCTGAAACCGCTGTTCCACGTGCTCGCGAAGGCCGGTATCCCGGGCGAGGAAATGGACTACTACATCGGCGGGCGCACGAAGAACGCGCTCGACGCGGCAGCGAAGAAGAAGGTGGTGCTTGCGACCTACGCGATGACTGCGGAGGGCACCAACAAGCCCTGGTGGGACACCCTGGTGCTCGGCACGCCGCGCGCCAACGTCACCCAGGCAGTCGGTCGGATCATCCGCAAGATGGACGGAAAGAAGCAGCCGGTGGCGCTCGATCTTGTCGATGCAGACCCGATTTTTGATAACTTCTACCGCAGCCGCGAGAAGCAGTACTACTCCATCGGCGCGGAGATTGTTCACGTAGGTTGAACTATGGCAGAGACAAAAGACGCTGGAGAGACGCGATTCTCCCGCTGGTACAAGTCCAATAAGGACACGCTCTCGAAGCAGCGCAAACAGCGCTACCACACGGACCCGGAGTACCGGCAGAAGATCATCGCCCAGAACCGCGCGAACAAGGCCAAGGCACGGCAGGCCCGCGCGCCGCTGGACCCGAAGTACACCACGACCATGCAGGCCGCAGCCGACGAGATCGACGTGTCGGTGTGGTCGCTGCGCGAGTGGCGTAAGAAGGAGTACTACCCGGCCCCTCACGAGCACGGGAGCAAGCTGTACTTCACCGACAAGCAGGTCCTGCTGCTGAAGGAACTGGCGAAGTTCTTCGCGGTGTATGGCAAGCGCACGTCGGCGGCGACCGAGGGTCTTCGCAACGAACTGATCGCGGCGATTGCTGCGAACTGGAACTGACATGGGCATCAAGATCGAGAAGCCGAACCCGTTCGCGGCGCACCTGGGCCAGCCCGTGCAGCCGTACAGCGCCAAGCAGGCGGTGGGCAACGTGCAGATGACCCATGCGACGAAGACGGCGGGCGTGAAGCACGAGACGGTATTGCAGGACAAAACCGAGGTGGTGCACCCCGGGATGATGATCCCGCCCGACAAGCTGTGCACGATCACGGTGGGTGGCGGGCAGACCATTCCCGACAATGCGTACGGCAACGTCAAGATTCACGTGTCGCTGTCGTTCCCGTGCCACAAGGACGAACTTAACGAGGGCTACGAGTTCGCTTCGAACTGGGTGTCCGAAAAGATTCAGGAAGCAATCGGGTCCGTTAAGGGCTCCTGATCCGCAACCAGAAAGGGGTAAGCATGGCACTCAAGGTCAATGGAGAGGCGGGCACGCATCCGTCTCCCGCAACAGCAGTAACCGGCGTCTCTGCCGCCGTGCAATCAATTGCAAAACCGAAGTTCGGCACTGAGGGTGAGAGCGCGGCAGTGATGGCGCAACTGGCGAAGCAAAAAGGCCCGGGCCTCGTGATGGCGGGCTCCAGTATCCCGCGTGTCGAGCGCATCCCGACCGGCGTCTGGGAGTTCGACTATGCAACCGGTGGTGGCTTCCCGAAGGGGCGCTACTCCATCGTCTTCGGCCCTGAATCATCGGGCAAGACCAACATCTGCTACTGTGCGGTCGCCAACGCCCAGCGCGGCCCGGCGCACTGCAACAAGGTGGTCTGGATCGACCTAGAAGGCACGTTCGACCCCGAGTGGGCGGCGATGTTCGGCGTGGACGTGGACGCCCTGATCCTGGTCAAGCCCGCCTACGGCGAGGAAGCGGTGGACGCGATGGACGCGTTCCTGTACGCCGACGACGTGGCGCTGGTCATTCTCGATTCGCTGGCGGTGATCACGAGCACGAAGGAACTGGAGCAGAGCGCGGAGAAGTTCGACGTGGGCACCGCTTCGATCCTGATCAAGCGCATGTGCAACAAGATCGTCATCGCGCAGTCGGTGCAGGCCCGCAAGGGGCACTTCCCGGCTGTGATCCTCGTGAACCAGATTCGGATGAAGATCGGCGTGATGTTCGGCGACCCTGAGACGATGCCGGGCGGCAACACGATGAAGTTCCTGTCGTCGCTGACGGTGAGACTTTACGGGAAGAACGTGATCGACGCGAAGATTCACCCGGACCTGCCGATCTTCAAGGACACCAGTGCGGTGATCAAGAAGGCCAAGGTCGCGGTGCGCCAGATGTCGTTCGAATACAAGCTGTGTATGACCCCGCACGGCGACCTGTCGGTGGGCGAGTCCGACTCGTGGAACAGCGTGTCGAGCCACCTGAAGGCGCTGAACCTGCTGCGCAAGGCCGACAAGGGCACCGGCTGGGTGCTGGAAGGGCAGGGCAACTTCCCGACCCTGGTGCCGCTCAAGGACACCTATCAGGCCGAGCGCGAGTTCGCGCTGTTCCTGCAAAAGATGGTGCTCGACGCAACCGCAGGGCAGGCGTTCCTGATCGAAGCGGAGGGCGCGGCCAAATGACCGACAGCCCGTTCATGCGGCGCGCGGCGGCGATGGGCAAGACCCGTCACGGCAACGCGAGCGAAGACCGGATTGCGAAGAAGCTGGGGGCGCAGAAGACGCCCGCCAGCGGCGCACTGCGGGGAGCCAAGGGCGACATGAAACGCCGCCTGCACCAGCGGACCGTGCTGATCGAGGCGAAGTCCACGGTTCACGGCAGCATGTCGCTGGAGTTCGGCTGGCTCGTCAAGATCAGCCATGAGGCCCTGGCGAAAGGCGCGATCCCCGGGCTGACCGTCTCCTTCGTCAATAGCGATGGGAGCGCGAAGCCACACGGTGACTGGGTGATGATGCCGCGCGCCCACTACGAAGAACTGCTGGAAGACCTGGACCGGGGTGAGTGATGGCCGCAAGCTGGCTGAAACCGGCAGTGCAAGAGGCGCTGAAGCCGAAGTATTCGATCATCAGCGTCATGGAAAAGAACATCGGCGGCTGGCGTCCGGCGCGCAGCCCGGCCACGGTACACGCGTCCGACGTGACCAAGCCCGACTTTTGCCCGCGCCGCTATGTGCTGTACGACGTGCTTCAGGAAGAGCCGAAGGGTGAGTGGCTGGCGACCGCGCTGGAGGCCACCTTTGACGTGGGCAACGCCACGGCGGACCTGTTCACGAACAAGTGGGCGGGCGACGCGATACACGGCAACTGGGAATGCACCACGTGCGGGGAAATGCGGACCTTCTGCAAGAAGCCGCCCGAGGGCTGCACGAAGCTGATGGCGTGCAACTGGGCATACCGCGAGGTGCGGTTTGTAGACGCGGACACGGGCATATCCGGCAGTCTCGACGCGATTATGGACCTGATGGCCCCGAAGCTCTTCATCACCGAACTGAAGATCATGGCGGTGGACGAGTTCGCCACGCTGGCCGCACCACTCGCAGAACACCGTATTCGCACTTCGCTGTATTTGAGGATCGTAGAAAAGTCGGGTAGTATCTGGACACCCCGATTCAATCTCCATGAAGCGAAGGTGTTTTACGTGAGCCGGGGGTTCGGCAAGAAGAATGAAACTGCGGGTGGAAAGATTCTACCCTTCAAGGAATTCGACGTAAAACGTGACGATGCTCCCCTCGAACCATTGCTGAAGAAGGCACGCGCGATCAAGATCGCCAGGCAGGACAAGGTTATTCCGGCTGGCATCTGTTCGACAACCAACGATACGGCGGCGAAAAACTGCCAGCTATGCAAGGCGTGCTTCTCCGGCAAGTTCCCGGCCCAGCTTCCGATCACCTGACTTTGCAATTGATTGCACACCATGCGAATACTTGGAATTGACGTGAGCACGTATATCGGGATGGCACAGACTGTCCCGGAAAGCGAACAGTTCATGACGAAAGCGATCCACCACAAGGGCGTGAAGGGCCTGGTGAGAGTGGAGAAGCTGCGCAACAGCGCGTCGAATGTACTGGACGAATTCGAGCCGACTGTGGCCTTCATCGAAGGATACGGGCTGGGCAACCAGTTCACGATGAAGGAAATGGTCGAGGTCGGCACGGTGGTGCGGCTGGAGCTACTGCGGCGGGGCATCCCGTGGTACGAGATTCCGCCGACCACGCTGAAGAAGTGGCTGACCGGCAGCGGCAAGGCGAAGAAGCCCGACATGAAGGCAGCAGTGCTGTCCCGGTTCGGGTTCACGTCCAAGTCGGACGACGTGATTGATGGAGTAGCACTAAACCGGATGGGGGCTGCATTCCTGTCCGGGAGTTTGACCGACGAACAGAAGAAGTCAGTCGTTCGCGGATACTAAAACAAGGACCAAGACGGGCGGCACATCCGTGTCGCTAGGGGTTAAAGAGGCCGAAAGGCAGCAACACTTTAACTTGGAGTCTTAAGATGGACACAGCAACATATCGTCGGTGCGTCGCCAAAACCCTCAACGCCAAACCGGCTAAGGCAGGACTGCGCACCGTCGCGCGCAAGGCCCAGTACATGAATCTCTCGTTTGGCCTGGTCGGCTTCGCCGATGCAATGGGGGAGGTCCGTGAGGTGCTGGCCCAGTACATTCTCGGGTTCCAGTTCGACCCGGCTGTGCGCCCGCAACTGCGTGAAAAGCTCGGGGAAGCGATCTACGCCTTGACGATTGCATCGAAAACCGTGAAGATTCGCGTGCCCGCCAACAAACGCAAGTTCAAGGTGGTGGGAATGACGAACACGGCGGCACTGCTCAAGCTGGATTCAATCAGCACGCAGATGCTGCGGGCCTTCAAGGTGGCGTACGAGGGACTGGAGTTCGATCTGGACCGCATCAAGGGGTTGGTGGAGGAAGCATGGCCGCTGCTGTATGGCCTGTGCGGCTCACTCGCCGACGCCACGCCCGCGCAGGTGATGGGTGCCAACGTGGCACACCTGACCGAGCGGATGCAGACCGGAACGTTCAACGTGGAACTCCTTCGCAACCGCGACAAGGACGCGGAACTGGACGAGGTGCGCGCCGTATTCTCGAAGCAGATTGAAGCAACAGCACCCGTAATTCCCGCGTGAATTTGCAATTGATTGCAAAGACTGTTTGACAAACCGGGCACGGGTGCTTATTATGATTCTCACGCAGCACCCAAATAACACCCGTAACCGGTTTACTATTCCGACTGAAGGACCACAGCCATGAGCGCAGCAGAGCAAGTGCAAGAACAGAAGCCCGAGACCGTCGTGGTCGGCAAGGCCAAATCCAAGGGCAAGACCGCGACCGGCGATCTGTTCTTTGACACTGCCGCCGAAATCCAGTCCATGTCGAAGCCCAAGGCTCTCGGCGAGGCTGAGAAGCTGAACGAGACCATCGAAGTGTCGTACCTGCGGCTGGGCGGTGTGCTCAAGCTGATCCAGGACAACTCGTGGTTCGAAGGCTTCGAATCGTTCGACGCGTATGTCGAAGAGAAGTTTGGCTTCAAGTCGCGCAAGGCGCGCTACCTGATTGACATCTACGATCACCTGATTGTGAAGCAGATTCCGTGGGAGAAGGTCAGCCACCTCGGCTGGACCAAGCTCAAGGACCTCGCCGAACACCTGACGCTGGAGAACCTGGACGAAATGGTCGCCAAGGCTGAGGGCCTGACGGTCGTGGAACTCCAGAAGCTGCTGAAGGGCACGGTCACGGGTGAAGCGGGCGAAACCTCGTCGTCCACCACGAGCGACAACGTGAGCCTGAAGTTCGCTGTGAAGAACGACCAGGCGAACACGATCAAGTCGGCGCTCTCGAAGGCCAAGGCCGAGACCGGCACCGAATTTGACAGCGTGGCGCTCGAAAACATCTGCGCGGGTTACCTCGCAGGCGTGATCGGCGGCGCAACGGGCGGCACGGAAGTCCCGTTCGAAGAGCAGGTCAAGACGCTCGGCTTCGAAGCGGCCCTGACGAAGATCGCCGAACTGTTCCCCGAGTGGGACATCGAAGTGAAGCAGGCAGTAAAGTAACACGCAGTGCGGCGGGCTCCGGCCCGCTGGCTGAGGTTTGCAATCAATTGCAAGGCTTCAGTGAAACGGATAGGAACCCAGTGGGACGGGAGTTTTCGTGGCAGATAACGACCCGTGTTCAGCCCCGTACAGCGGGGTCCACTCAATACCTGTCACGGGGACATCGCATTGCGCGCCCGTGCTGTCCGGTTCACTGAGGTCTTACACCAGCAGTCCAGTTCAGGGGTAGAGCCGTCCGGGGACCAATAGAGGCCCGCCTGAAATCGGACGGCGTTCATTTCAGAATATGGGTAGGGGTTCCTTCGACCCTGAATCCCTCGCGTTATGACCGGTGGACTGCTGCTGTAAGACGACGCCCGTAAGTCGGGTATCTGGTGGCGATGCAGGTGTGCCAGCGCGGTGACTGCTGGTGACAGCAGGGACTAACTGCCGTGAGAGCCCGTGAAAGATCGGGGAATAGAGCGACAAGGGCGCTAAATCCTCTCGTATGTCGGGTACGCCACAGACCAGCCAGTCCGAAAAAGAGACCATTTACCCTCCCAGTAACCCGCAAGGGCCTGTGCCGCTAGATGCTCCCTAAGTAGGGCAAAGCCTCCCGGTTCAAGCGAGGCCGGTTTGAATCCTGCGCTCTCGGAGTCACGCCCGAGCGTCTTAACCCACAAAGTGCGTTAGACAATACGCCGATTGTGCTAAAATAAGTGCTATGCGGACGATCCGCCTCTCAAGGAGTGAGAAGAATGGCATTAAAAATTCACCGGCCCGAGGGTGAGACCGCCCCGGCAACCGCCACACCGCCCGCAGCCGCTCCCGAGCAGCCCACCGAGCCCAAGGCACCTGCCAGCACACCCGAGCCCGTCAGCGCGGCTCCTGTGCAGGCCGAGCTACCCTCGCAGGACATCCCGGGCACCGGGGTCAGCGATGCACTGGCCGCACCGAGCCTGACCAAGGAAGAAGCCTTCGCGCTCGCCGCTGGTCTGGGCAAGGACGATGGTGGCTCCCCACAGCAGCCGGGGACGCAGGCCAGCAGCGAAAAAGTCGGCGTCCCCGTCGAAGCCAGCAGCCCGAAAGTCCAAGCCCAAATCGAAGGCCAAGTCGAAACCAGCGGCGAAAAAGTCGAAACCATCCTCGACGCCCTGAGCGCCTTCGCCAAGAGCGGCGACCAGCGGGAACTGTACCTCGTGCACAAGCACACGAGCGACGCGTACAGGGTGCATGCGTTTGATCCAGAAACCGGCTACGCGCGCCTGGAAGGCCCGTATAACGCACTGATCCGCCCGCGCATCACCGAACGTGAAGTCCCCAAGTACGAACCGCTCTGGAGGTCGTAATGTCTACGGTTGCAGCGATGGACGCACCGCCGTTCTCTGAAGAACATCAGGACGCGTGGTTCCACCAGTCCGGCGCGTACGTTCAGCACAGCATCATCGTGAAGAATCCGTCGAGCGTGCCCAAGGCGGTACAGGCGGTGATCTGTTCGCTGCGACGACTGGACCTGAACACGGCCACCAAGTACGCCCAGGGTCTCGTCAACGGCGGCTACACGGCCATGCTGGTGCCGACGCTGGTGCGCTACATCACCCAGCACTACGCGCTCCCCGCCGAGCAGGTGGCGCGCGACGCCGTGTGCATGCTGCGCGAGACCCATGAGAGCTTGGACGAGTTGCGCGGCTACGTGAGCTACGTGATCGCCTGCCTGTGCGCGCATACGCCGAGCCGCCTGGGCGCGGACCTCGAAGAACTGTTCACGCGGGGCCTGCCGCACGTCGAAGGGCTGATTAACTCGTTCGCCTGCATGACGGCGGAAGAAGTGCTCGACACCTACCGGGCCAGCTTCAGGACGAACGTCTTCAGTGGACCCGGCCTGATGCCCCTGATCCGGGAACTGACCGCGCGCATGGCCGCAGGCAACTTCCTGCTGGGCCACTTTGACGAGATCGGCGTGGACGCGAGCGCTGCCGCCGTGCAGAGTTCGGTGGTGCGGGCCAAGGCCGTGGCGCTGCTGCGCTGCGACGGGCTGGTCAAGCTGCTTCAGGACGACCCGAGCCTGTCAGTGACGAGCCTGCTGACGATGGACCGCGTGCACATGCCGGACGTGCTGGGTCCTGGCGACGCGCTGGGTCCGTACTCGCCCCCGGAACTGAATATCGTGGCCGGAGTGCCGGACTACGCGTACAACCCGGGCATCGCGGAAGGCCAGATGGTCGCCCGGCGCATTGAGGCGGAAGCGGGTGCGGCCCAGAAGTTCCTCGCCCACCACGGCGTCACCATGCCCGCGACACGCGCGTTCCTGATCGGCCAGGCGATCCGCGTGCTGGAGACGGACTGGTTCACCGCACAGGTCGCCTACGGGCCGTCCCGCATCATTGCGCAGGCCGTGCGGGTGTTACGCTTCGCGCCGATGCTGGAGAACGTGGACGAGAGCCATCAGGCCGAAGTCGTCGGTGAGTGGCTGCAACTGTGCTCGACCCAGATACTGCCGGGCTACCTGCTGAAGGCACGGCTGGAAGTGACTGGACAGACGGTCAAAATCTGAGCTAGAATCGCGCCGCTCTCACACAGTAGCATCGCAGCACGACCCCGCGTCACGCCAAGGACCCGGGGTCTTTTTTCGCCCGTGCGTTTGACAATCCGGCGCGGTTGTGCGAGAATGCTTATAGGTGCTAAACGGAACCATGAGGGATAAACCATGCAGGGATCGCTGTTTGAAGGGCTCGTTGAGGTGCAAAGCGAGAGCAACCCTTCCGTGATCTATCATGTCGATCCCGTCCGCAAGACCTGCACGTGCCCACGCTTCGTCAAGGCGCACAAACGCTGCAAGCACATCGACCAGGTGTGCGGGGACCAACCGACCATAAAGGCGAGCATGCCGTATCAAATCAGCAAGGACAGCCACGCCCTGATCGCCATGCGCGAGCAACAGAGCCGCACCCGCCTGTCCAAGAACTTCATCCTGCGGGACTTCCTGTATTCGAACCGCGCTGATGCGCTGGGCATTCCGAACTTCCCGAGCGACAACCTCGAACTGGCGATTGCCGGTGGCCGGGCCATCTGCGAGCGCGTGCTGGAGCCGGTGCTGGCGCAGTTCGGGCGCTTCGCGATCACCTACGGTTACCAGAGCCGCGCGCTGATCGAGGCCGGGTATCCACCCGCGAAGAAGTCCACCAGCCATGACCCGCACCAGTGGGACCGGGGCACCTTCGGCAACCAGCCCTGTGCGCGCGTGGACATCCTGCCGTTCTGCGTCGAGGACGGTGAGGTGAGCAAGGAGGATTTCGCGCGCTGGATCATGCTGAACTGCGACGTGGACCTGCTGATGATGTGGAAAAAGAGCAACGTGTTCTGCATCGAGGTCTGCCCGAAGCCGCGCCGCGTATGGCTGGAATGGGTGCCCAACGGGGAAGGTGAGGGCGGGGGCAACCGGGTCACGCACATGGGAGAGTACTACTGGCAGAAGGAGTACCCTGCCGCGCTCGCGGCTGGCGCTAATCTGCACGAGGTGGGCGTAGACTTCCCCAAGTTTCACCCGAGCGCCACGGGCGGCAAGATGTACTGGAGCTAACCCGCTGCAATCAATTGCAAAAAGTTGGCTTCGCGAAGTGAAGGCGCTACACTTCGGCACCTTTACACTTTACGAAGCCAGACATGCTAAAAACCGTTCAGTCGTGGTCGGTTTCTGACCCGCAGTCCTTCCACTACGAAGAGCACGACTCCGCGATCCGCGAGCAACGCAACTTCGGCGCGGGCCTGATCGCCCCGATTGGCGGCGTCGCCTTCAAGGCATACGGCGGGCCGCGCGCCTGCTACCTGTACCAGTCCGCCCCCGGCATGATCCCGCTGTACTACGTGCACCGGGAAGGCGAACTACACTTCTCCCAGTCCTACACGTCGATCAAGGCATTCGTCCAGGCGAACGGCTTCAAGATCAAGGACATCGTGCGCTGCAAGGAAGGCGTCGGCTACCACCTGTCGGCCAAGGGCCTGCGCCGCTACGTGCTCGACATCATCAAGCCCGAACCGAACTGGAAGATGCCGATGGACGAGGCCGCATCGGAGCTTCTGAAACGGCTGGTGGGCGCTGCCGAGTTCCTGCGCGGCAAGAAGGTCGTCACGACCATCAGCGGCGGCACCGACGGTCTGCTAACCGCGCTGGCGCTCAAGCACGCGGGCATCGACCAGGTGTGCGTCTGCGTGGGCCGCACCGAGGAAGACTTCGATCCCAGCTACGCGCGCAAGTACGCCGAGCAACTGGGTCTGGAGTACCACTTCCTGCCGCTCCCGGGCGACGACGAGGGCCTGCAATCGCTGCTGGCCGAGACGCTGGCCCATATTGAAATGACGGACTACAGCAACGTGCTGATGGGCATGTGCAACCGCGTGGTCGCGCGCTTCGCCGAGGGCATCGGGGCCGAGTGGATCGCTGCCGCCGACCTCGCCGACGTGGTGCTGGGCAACGACATCATGACGACCGGCAAGTTCCTGAAGGCCGAGGACTACCCGACCTCGCAGAAGTGGTCGAAGTACCGGATTGATCACCAGCTATACACGCTGCCGAACAACCTGATGGTCTACAAGGTGTTCCAGCCGCTGCGCACGACCGACCTGTTCGTGAACCGCGACGTGCTCGAATTCCTGCTGGGCCTGAGTCTGGAAGTGACGCCGGTCGAGACCAGCAAGCCGCTGTACTATGCGCTGCTCGACCGCTACGTGTCGGGCGGAAGCTGGCATGACAAGGCGAAGAAGGTGGGCTTCTACACGGGCGCGGGCATCGGCAAGATTCGCCTGGAGAACCCGATTTTGCAGGACGACAACATCCGCGCCACGATGGCCGGGCTCGAATAACTCAAGGGGTAACGCATGGAACAGAACAAGATCGCAATCGTCTATCGCGCGCTGGGCGAGGTCAAGCCGTACTGGAACAACCCGCGCGTGAACGACGAAGCCGTGGCGGGCGTGAAGAAGTCAATTGAGGACTTCGGCTTCCTCGTGCCGATTGTGGTGGACAAGGACGGCGTGATCGTCACCGGCCACACGCGCTACCGCGCCAGCACGGAACTGGGTCTGACGGAAGTCGCTACCATCACGGCGGACCACCTGAGCGACGCGCAGATCAAGGCGTTCCGCCTCGCCGATAACCGCGTGTCGGAGAACGCGAAGTGGGACGAATCGAAGCTGTCGGAAGAACTGCGGCTGCTGGGCGAACTGGGCTTCGACCTCGAATCGACCGGCTTCAGCAAGGAAGAACTGGACTGCCTGTGCGGCCAGATTGACGCGGACTGCCTGAAGGACCTCAGCTACGAGGCGGTGTGCGGATCGGTGGCGAGCAATAAGCAGGTCATCAGCCGCGAGCATATCGTGCTGAACATCGGCCTGTACAAGTTCAAGGTGCACGTGAACGACTACAAGCAGTGGGAAGCAAGCCTGCTGAAGGACTTTCCGCGCCGCGCCGACCTGGTGAACGAAATCGCACGCCGTCTGGGCTTCACCGTCTCGACCATCGGCGGGCCGTCTGCCGAGTCGCTGCAATCAATTGCAAACGCGCAGCAGCCGGTCGCCCAGCCGGGGGGCACGGCAGAATGAAGCACGCAAGCAACCCGGTCGTGCTGCGGGACATCAGCACGTTCCACGGCGCGGAGTACAACCCCCGCAAGATGGTGCCGGAGCGGCTACAGCAGGTCGCGATCTCGCTGCGCAAGCTTGGCTTCGTGCTGCCGATCTTCGTCAACAAGAACGGCGTGATCCTGTCGGGCCACCAGCGCACGACCGCCGCCAAGATGGTGGGCTACACGAAGGTGCCGGTGGTCGAACTCGACGTGCCCGACGACCAGGAGAAGGGGCTGAACGTGCTCTTCAACAAGGGCACCAACGACATGGACACGTTCGCGACCGACGCGAAGCGGGCGTTCACCGAGTACCTGGAGAAGGCCACCAACCTGACGGCGAACCTGCCGGACATCGAGCCCGACACCTACTACCCGTGCATCGACGCGCTGCGCACGATGTCGGCACAGGAGGCCGTGGGGATGGCGGGTCCTGACGTGACGGAGAACGTGAGGGCCGGTGGCGGGGCGCTGGTGGACGCGCGGGTCTACATGCCCCTCGTGGTCTGCGGCAACCGGCTGCTGAACGGTGCGGGCCGCGCGCACGGCTACTACGGCAAGGGCGTGGACATGCTCGACGTGGTGGAGGTGCCCGAAGCGGCGGCGGACTTCGCCTACATGGCGCTGAACTTCCTCGCGATGGACTTCGACATCCAGTCCCATTTCCGCGAAGAACTGCGCTTCAACGCGTTTCGCCGCAAGTCGGTGCAGGCGCAGATTCACGGGCTGTCGCGCACCTACCCGTACTTCGTCTATGGCCGGATCATCAGCAACACGATGAACACGAAGCAGGTGATCGACGGCAACGTCAATTCCGACCTTGCGCTGCTGCCGACCAACAACGAGGACTCACGCGCGGCGTTCGCGCGGCGCTACGGCAAGGTGATCTTCGACATGGGCGCGGGCACGCTGCACGACGCGACGATGATGCGGGAAGCCGGGTTCGACTGCACCCCGTTCGAGCCGTACTACAGCCCGCCCGAGACGACCGACGTGGACCCGAACGCGAGCCGGGCGCTGATCAGTGCCTACCTGGACCGTCTGGAGGCGCTGGCGGACGCGGGAAGCGGGCCGGACAGCATCATCAGCAGCTTCGTGCTGAACTCGATCCCGCACCACGAAGACCGCATGGCCTACCTGACGATCCTCGCGGCGATGTCGCGGTACTCGACGGGCGTGTTCATCGGCACCCAGCACGCCAAGACGCTTCAGGGCTTCAAGATCGGCAACCACCTGCGCGTCAACAACGCCGAGCCGAACGTGACGCTGGGCAACGACACGCGCTTCTTCAAGGCCCAGAAGTTCTTCGAGCCAGAGGAACTGAAGAAGATGCTGGACGTGTTCTTCGCCAAGGTCGAAGTCAAGGCGGCAGAGGCGAACTGCTACGCGGAATGCCGTCACGCGCGCCGCGTGCCCGACCGGCTGCTGAAGGAGGCCATTGACCTCGAATTCGACCTGCCGTACAAGGACGGTTCGCGCATGGGGCTGGCGGTACGCGCCCGCGAGGTATTCGGCAAGTATCTGGGCCGGGACCTCAGCTAATGTTTGACAATCCCGGTCGGTAGGCTATACTGACCGGGTGAATAAACCGGGCAAGGAGTGCCTTTCGTGCCGTTAAAACCGCTGGTCAACACCAATTCAAGCAGCCAGTTCGCGCAGTACCTCGCGCTGTTCGTCGCCCACCATGCGCACATCAACGGCAAGTACATCCCGCACATGGATCGTATCGGCCTGTCTATTCAGCCCAAGCAACTCCCGTCGTGGCTAATCGACGCGAATAAAGCGCAGCACTACACCGAGACCGACTGGGCAAGCCTGTGGCAGCAATGCGGTGCCCTGAAGACCGAATGGTGGATGAATCCTGCGGATAAGACGCCTGAGTGCACGCTGTATTTCGCTCCCACGCCGACGCTGAATCAGGTCACGGTAGGGTGGTCGCCACGCGTCTCGCTGACCTCGGAGGACCCGCGCACGGCACTGACGGCGGCATGGCTGTCCTACTGGTTCAGGGAGACGACGACCATGCTGGCCGGGCCTAACCCAAGCGGAAACGCCCATTACACGCTTCTGAGGGTCCCGCGAGAGGTGGTGAACGAGGCACTGATAGTGCCCCCAACGGTGCAGGTGTGGCTCGACGCAGGCGCGACCGATGCCGAATACGACCAGTACAACCTGGTGTGGCTGGTGATTGTCCGTCGTGAGAAGCACCTAGTCGCCCCGATGCACCAGACGCATGGGACCGGCACGACGCACTACATGCAGCCCGATCCGAAACTCCAAGGCGAACTGAAGGTCGCGATCAGCGTGGACAAGGAGAAACTTTTGGCGGCACTGAAAACCAGCCACGAGTTGACCGGCGCGGTGCCCGCGAAGGCGCTGGCGGACACGCCTGGCAAGAAGGTGTCATTCACGCACCCGCACCACTTCTGCTACAACGAGCAGTGCCGCCTGTTCAAGCCGGTCACGCTGCGGAGGGCGTTGCCCGAGTACACGGTGGATAGCGAGTACTCGGTCTACCTGACCAAATCAGAGTCGCTTAAGCGTTACAAGGTGACCGGAACCACGCTTGGACAGCCCGTGGACGCGTTCCTCTGCCAGACATGCTTCTATGCCTACGGGATCGACAAGAACCTGCCCCATACGCTGCATTACGACACAGGCCACATCATCCCGTACCAGGACTTCCTCAAGAGGTTGGGGCACGTTCAGAAGTGCTTCTGTGCAAACGGCGGGTGCAGCTACGCCGTCGAGGCGTCGCCCGGGGAAACTGTTATGGCCTACTCGAATAACCCCGTCCCGTGGTACAAGCCGTCCCTTGCCAATGTGTCGGTAGACGCGCTGACGGTCGAGCACCGGACCCGGCACGCCTACCACCTGCAATATGAGTCCCCGGTAGACGGGCAGGCGTGGACGGTGAACGTGACGCTGTGCAACGTCTGCCACGCGGCGACTACCCTGTTCGGGTAGCTGCAATTGATTGCAAATGTGTTTGACAATCCGCAGATGTTTAGCGACAATACTTTCATCGACTAACCCAGTGTCAACCGCAAGGAGTGCGACGACATGGACAAAAAGCAGCGCGCGGAGACGATTCTCCGGCAGTTCGGTGGACGCCGGTTCGCAGCAATGACCGGGGCCAGAAACTTCCTGGCGCTGGACGCCGGGCTCCAGTTCAGCATCCCGCGCACCAACGGCATCCGCAAGGTCCGGGTGATGCTTCAGCCCAACGACCTGTACACCGTGGAGTTTTACGGCATCCACAAGGCCACCGCGACGCTGAAGGGCACTCACGCCGACGTGTACGGCGACCACCTGCCCGCCCTGTTTACCGAAGCAACCGGACTGCACACCTCACTATGACCCAAGACCTGCACCGCGACACCGCCGCCCGCCTGTTTGGCGTCCGCCCGGAAGACGTGACCGAAGAGCAGCGCAAAGTCGGGAAGACCGCGAACTTCCTCGACCTGTACAACCCGACCATCAATAACCTGCCGAAGGCCAACCCGCTGGTGAAGCGGCTGTTCGACAAGGGCCTGTCGCCGACCGGTCGCGTGACCAACTTCCACGAGCAGGCCGAGGCGGGCAACCGTGCGATGGGCCAGTGGTCCTCGTTCTTCTCCGTGTACGGCGGACAACGATACGGCGACGCGGCGATGATGCCGCTGGAAATGGGCGTGGATTTCGCTGCGGTGGAGCGGCGCATGATCGCGGCCAACCCGGAACTGGCCCAGTACATCAACCCGCGCACATTCGACATGGACGCGTACCTGAGCAGCCGTAGCTTCTATCGCCGCTACGTGCCGCCGTTCAGCCTGAAGCGGAGCGTAGTGCAATGAGCGACCCTTATGGCAACAAGCTGAAGAACATGGCCCCGGTGCCGCACATCGCGAAGCCTATTCCGAATCTGAAGCACGGCGACAAGAACTGGGACACGCCGTGCATGAACTGCGAGTGCACGCCGACCGTGTACCCGACCGATCTCTGCGGCCCGTGCTGTTTCGGGTCCGCAGAAACTGCCGGGGGAAACTGGTGAGCGTCCTGCAATCAATTGCAATTACCCCGAACGAAATGGAGAAGAAGAAAGTGTCACGTTACCGCGACCTGAAGGCGAAGCTGGAAGCCCTGCAAAAAGAAGTGCAGGAGGCCCGCATCGAAGAAACCCGCGAAGCCATCAGCACCTGCCTGGAACTGATCGCCGAATTCGAACTGTCACCGTACGACCTAGGGTTCGTGAAGACGCAGATCGTGCCACCCGCCAAGGTGAAGAAGGCCGAAGCCACGTTCGCGGTGAAGAAGCCCAAGGTGCCGTCGCCGCCGAAGTACATCGACCCGAAGAGCGGCAAGACGTGGAGCGGGCGCGGCCACCAGCCCGGCTGGATCGTCGGCAACCGCGACGAGTATCTGATCAAGACGGGCGAGAAGTCCAAGCGCGTGACCCAGAATAATAAGGCGGCAGCATGAGCCCGTCCGCTGCGAAGACGGTCGAGGAACTGGTGTCGGCGGGCTACTGCCGCACATCCAACCGCTTCGGCCTGGTGAGCCGCATCGACCGCGCCGACTGGAAAGAGTACATGGCGAAGCGGCACTCGCCGTGGAGCAAGGAAGACGGGCTGCGCTGGGTCGCGGCGCTCGGGCACGCAGGCGCGGAGGACCACTACCGCCGCATCTATTCGACTGACACGGTGACGGTCGGACAGGCGCTGGGCAAGCACTTCCCGGCCAGTAGCAGTACCGTCACGGGCTTTAAGCCCCTCAAGGAGAAGCTGTGAAAGAGAACAAAGAACCTCTGTCGGCCTGCCCGTTCTGTGGCGGGGAAGCCACGCTGCACGAATATGAGGACGTGGACGCAACCCGCTGGGTGGGTTACGTGCGCTGCGAATCCTGCTTGGTTGAGGGTCCGCGAGGCTACGCGAATAACCGCATGGGCTGTTTCGACGCTGTGAACGGCCTGCACACGAAAGCCGCTGTGACCGCGTGGAATCGACGCGCCCAGCCTAGAGGTGAGGACGCCGCCAATGGGGCGATTGGGGAGCGGGAAGCGTTTGAGGAAGCATTCCGCCGAAATTTCGAGTTCCCCGAACACGCGGATCAATTCACGTTCCGCAAGGGCTGGGAAGCTGGAATTATGCAAGCCCGC